AAATTCATTTTGTCGTCATTTGGGTATTTGAGGGGAATAAAAAACAAAGAACGAGTTTCTTTTTTCCCATCAGCCGTAGTGAATGTGTAAGCAGGTGTTTTTTCTATACCCCAACGACCAAGAAGCCAGTTAGGGGAACCATAAAATAATGTAGGTATCGGAGGTTTTGAAACATCCAGTCCTTCCACCGCATACATTACGAAACAAAGGTATTGAAGGTCTTTTGCTGAACGAACAAGAACGTCAAACACGGATTCCTGATTTTTATCTGTTTTCACCTTAATGGTGGTGGTTTTGATACCTTTGGGAGGTTGCCCTATGAAACCTAAACCAAACTCTTTTGCAACCTTCTGCGCAAATTCGTAGCCTGTGGTAGATCTAAACGCTTGAGGTTTTTTGTTAAGTTTCATTCGTTGAATTGCTTCAGTGCGTAACTCCAAAGTAATTTTGAAATACTCACCTTCGCCCTTGGAAATTTCATGGCTAGCAATCATGTACCGTTCTGTCATTGTTCCATCATTAAATAAACAGATGTTGCTAATAGCAAAATAATTAGCGTTCCACATGGCAAGTTTTTCGTCCACTAATTCAACTGTCACCTGTGAAGCACCATCAATTGTGTAACTCACAGTGATACTTGTAACATGTTGGGCTATTTGGCGAACCGCTTGAACTTGATCATGCCCGACGATAATTAATGTTTTGTCAGAAATCATTGGTTAGCCACAATAATTGGGTTGATTCGGTTTAATAGAAATAAGTTTTGGTTCCCCATTTGCTTTCTTTGCCCCTGAAGGGTCAGGGCATAACATCGGCTTTTTCCCTTTTTGAGTAAGAATAATTGTTCCACCTACAGTCAGTGATACATCTGAAACTTTGTTGACCGTATCACCAACCACTTTTTTGGTAGTGCTCGTATTCTTCCCTGTCTCTTTTTTGTAAAACAAAGGTGGAATTAACGCAATATTGATATTCGGATTTCGGTTTTCAACCAAACTAAGTTTCACATTCGCGCTAGTAATTGAATTCTCTTTATTTCTTCTAGTCACATCAACGCTCATCTCAGTTATAGAGAAAAACAAACCACTCAACCTTTCTTTACTCATATTTCTATAAACAAAAGGGGTACGAGTAAAAATATCATAATTAACCAACTCAAAAACTTTGTCACTACTTGAAGCAAATCTTCGTAAAGCAAAAATTTGTGAATCAACACTCTGTATAAGACCGTCACCGGGATGTGCGATAAGTGCCGTGAAATCAATAGTCATAAGTTTGTGAGATTTGAAAGCAACAATCGGTGTGGTGCCCGGACGATCTATTTGAACCATTTCATCCGACAAACTTCCGATATTTATTTCCCTAGGACTATACGGAAAAACAAAATCTTCCTCTATGTTCGCGTTTGATGACCTCATACGCAAAATAAGAGGCAACGCGCCCGGTGTTGAAGAAGAGAGACGATCAGCCTCTGGCGTCGGATCTTTTAATCTCACCCAAACAGTTAAAGTTTTAGCCATAGTTCTTTACCTAGGTTTCTCACGAGTTTTTGGACGTTGAGCCAGTGAGAGTGCCCGTACTGCTACCGCGTTCTTTTTGTTCACGAATAGCCTTAGTGATAACCCTCTCAATTTGATCAATGGTTTTACCATCCAACATTGACGCAGTGATGTTCAATGTTGTCAAGAATTGCTGATTTGATGCTGGATTCGCAGGAACGGTGTAAGCATTTGGTGTTCCAGTTATTCCTCTTGCGTTCCTTTCTGCGGGAGACATGGTGCCAGTTGCCCCTAAGAGGTTTGGTGCAATAGTCCCCGTTGTCAGCAGGGCGTTTGTTTGAAGTGCGTTTACGCTTCCGTCTGCCGACTGTTGCGCGTCAATAAGGTTTTGCAAAAATCCTGCGTCAGCATTAGGACCAGTCATCTTTGATGTAATAAACGACATGATTCTTTCCCCATTTAAAGTGCCGTCCGCGTTTTTGTAACCATCTAACGCTTGATTGCCTCCAAGAAGTGTCGCCAATTCTGTACTATCAATATTTTTTAGCAAACCTTCAGCACTAACTCCGGCTTTAGCAGCCTCAGAGCGCAAATATTCTTTTTGGACATCAGTTAAATCTTTAAAAGATCCAGTTGTCAACTCTTTCTCCAAAGTGGCGAAGGTAGTACTTATACCACCAACATCACCAAAAGTAGCAACATTGAATTGCAACAATTGTTCAAGAAATTTATCTGCTGTTGCCTCGGTATAGCCACCTGTTAAAATTGATTGCTGAGTAGCATCAACCGCTTTCCCGGCTTCTGCTGCTTGCTTTTTTTTGTCAAAATAACTCATTGATTCAGATACCGCAAAAGCACCAATATTCGCCCAAGCAACCTTGATAAGTCTTGCTTTTTCCTCAGCAGTTTTACCGACAAGATCAAGAACATCACGGAAAGTCAACATTTGTGCTGTGAGATCTATTCCAGCAGCCTCAGCCATTTTATTCAAAGACTCCGCACCAACACCAAAATATTTATCAGAAATACCAACAGCAGTTGTGTAATTCAATATTTTGGTATTAAGTTTGTCAAATTCCTCATTATATTTTTTTAAAGCCTGAGCAGCATACGCAGGGTCAGCGTTTGTGTTAACAAATTTTGCGCGATCAGACTTTAACTGCTCTTTCATCGCTATAAGGTCTTCAACGTTTCCGCCAGCGACAGCCTCATCAATGCTTTTGCCGTAGTCTTCCACCATTGTTTTTGCGGCTTTGCGAGTTTCTTTTCGCTGTTTACCTGCTTTCACATAACCAGTAATACCTCCAACAATGCCACCAATAATTGCCCCTGCCGCCGTTCCGACACCCGGGAACACAGAGCCGATGGTCGCACCAAGTGCCGCACCAGCAGTCGCACTCGCAGCAGCGGATGTCCCTCTAGATTTAACAGAGTCATCATTAAACTTGCTGGCGATTTTACTTCCCGCCATATAAGCACCCGTCGCGATTGCGAGCGGTATAGCCAATTTTGTTGCTGCCTGCTTCGCTCCCGTCTTTAAAAATGTCTTGGCGTTCTTTAGTTTTCCGCCGATTTTTGCAAATTTTCCTCCCTCTTTAAAATGTTTTGCAATTCTTCCACTTTTACCGTCTACCAGATCCCCGGCGCTACTAACTGGAGAACCGTTAACATTCACGACACCAGCCTGAACATTCATTGCGCCTGTCATCTTTTTTCCGAACATAGTTCCAAGAACAGTAAAAAATCTTTTAGCAATAGTGAACAATGAATACAGGGCGGCAAGTTTGATAACTCCGCCAACTTGTTTTCCAAAAACACTTTCAAATGCATTCGCTATAGCCATTGCGGTTTTACCAAAAGCCGCCAAACCTTTGAAAAACAATTCAACAACTTTCAACAAAAGTTGAAGAGCAGGCATCGCACCGATAAATAGTTGACGAACCACATCACCATATTTGCCAATAGCAGAAAGCGTGCTAGCAATCTGCATGGCAAAGGATTGAATGGCTCCTTTGTTACTCTCAAGAGTCTGCGCAAGACTTGTCATACTCAGCGTAAAACTTGAACCAATAGCAGAGAAAAGAGGTTTAAAGAAATATTCGTTGATCAGTTCGCCAGCGGCTTGGAACTGTCGCATCCAATCCTGCATAGCGTCAAACGCATTACCAATTGTGTTGAAACTATCTCCCAAAAACTGAAAAAGGGTTGGTGTCGTATTGAGATATTTAGTCATCAAAACAATGAATTTGTCTGCACCCTTATCTACGGCATCAAGAAAACCGCCCATTTTTCCGCTGACATCAAAACTTTGTAATACATAAGACAAACGTGTGATGACTTTGCTAACTATTCCCTCAAGACGCCCAATTGCGTTTCCAGCATCTCCAAGGTATTGACCACCGATTTCGGTCAATTGACTTTTAATATTTGAAATAGCCGATTTAAAACGACCCATAACCGTATTATTTAACGCGTCTAAAGTTCCAGCATATTTTGTTGCAAAAGTTTCACCAAGTTTTCCTTCAGCGGCGGCTTTCAAAAACTCGTCGCTGGTCTTAATACCGAGAGCGCCCGCTTCTTTAACTATCTTTTCAAAATCAGGACCTAAATCTTTAGCGGCTTCAGCGCCACCAGCAAGGCTTCCCTTTTTCTGTACAGCCGCTAAAAACTCGGCAAGTTTTTTGGAACCACCTTCTAGATCTCCACCACTACCAGCAACAACATCCATCAAACTAGTGAAAGCCGCAGTTGTTTGACCAGTGATCGGCTTAACTTTGCTCAAGGTGGTAAAGGCAGACTGTAAACCCTTGGCACCAACAACAGCAAGTTGTGAGTTATCAGTAAACATTGACATCGCTTGACTAGCGGCAACGAATCTATCGGTGGTATTTACTGTTCCTTCAAAGTAGGCAGGAGAACTTTGTACAGCAGCAAACTCCCTTTGAGCAGCCAACAGAGTTGTTATAGCAACGAACGCAACACCAACAGCAGTAGCCAAAGTAGACATTGCTGATGCGTACATTTTCTGAAAATAAGTTCCTGCTTTAAAAGCAAGACTTATTGCACTTAAAGCACCTAACATCAGTGGAAAAGAAATCATTGCAAGTTTGTTAACTAATCCAAGAAGTTTTCCGTAACTCGCGATGGCTTTTCCTATGTCACCACGGAAGTCAAAAACTTGTCCAGCAAAACCTTGATAGCGTCCACCTCGTCCACCTCGCCCGCCTCGCCCACCGCGACGCCCGCGTCCGCCATCGTCGTCTCCACCACCGCCGCCACCGCCGCCACCGCCGCCACCACCGCCACTGGGTTCGCGGTCTCGCTCACGGTTATATTTCCTCTGAGCGTCAGTTAAATCTTCAAGCGCGCGACGAGTAGCCTCAATTGTGGCAATATCAGAATTAACTTCAATATCAATTACTACGCGCTCGGCTGCTGGCATACATCCATCTCCGTTTTAAAGGTTATGAATATGAGCGCTCCAGCAGATTACTGACGAGATCGTCGTCGGTCTTCCGCTTCCTGTTTTTCTCTATCCGTCTGTATAACTTTAGCACAAGCAAGACGGATGATCCATTCATCGGTGTCGCTGTCAAGAAGTTTAATTGGATCTGTTTTGAAGAGGTCGCCAAGCCTTGCCGCTAAAACTATGCGGAAATCGTCCGTTAATTCCCGGAAGACCTCTTCGTAGGGTCCAATGCATCAACTGCATCTCCGTAGCCTGCGGCTTCAATAATTGCTACAGCCGCGGCTTCAACATGAGGTTCAAGACCAAAGAAAGCCAAAACACAATCAGGGTGTGGTCTTGTTGTTCCTGTCATTTGCATAATTTCTGGTGAAGCAAAAGTAACTTCAACACCATTGTCATCAGTTGCGACAACATCATTAAGCAAAATGCCTGTAGTGGTAGCGGCAATCAAATTGGTTGAAAACTTCAAAGTGTCCATACCGCCCTTGCGTTCATCGCCAGCGTTCCTACGCCACACTTTCAATTGCTGTTGCGTAATGTTAGGAGAAACACGAATCATCACACCCGGTCGCTCAGGGATCGGAATATAAACATCTCCACGACGAACCTTATCCTGAATAACCTTTTTGAGGCTATCCAAAACATTGTCTGGCTCTACTGTCATTTGATCCACTCGCCGAGGAAACGAACCCATCGTTGATTGACTGTCTGCACTATCTTCTGAATTGAATTGAATGTTGGTCATACGCGCAACACTAACATGGCTTCAACGATCAAAATGCAACCCCAAAAAGGGAATTAAACTTGAGGGGCGTTACCTACAGAAACAGTAGCAACACTGAATGTCAGTGTGAATGTTGCTGGTGTACCCGAGGTTGCATCACCATCTGGCTCAGTCAAACCTACAAGCAAAGCGCTTGTGTACTGTCGGTCGGCACCCGGCACAGCGATATCGCAGTCAAAAACATGGACATCAATGTCGTAGCGGATACGACCAACAAGTGGACGCAAAGCCTGAATCTTCTGCATAAACGCCGCATCAGTTGACACATAGCCAGTGAGGGTGATGTCGCCAATTTCCATTGGTGCACAAAGGGTCTCGGAGAACAAGTCTCCACCGTGGTAAACCTTCTCAACAGATGCGGTGATTTCTCCGCCAGCAATCTGCGTGAAGTAGTCAGGGAAAGTCGGCAAACCAACAGTACCTTGCGATGGCGTGATCTTGCCAACGATTTGGCGCTGTGTAGCGAGATTCTTAAACAATGTTGGACGAGCCATTTATTCCTCCGTTATGCCAAAGCAGTTGTTAGATTTGACTTGATGAGATCAACTTCAATTTTGTCACCAATACTTGAAACACGAACACCAAGTCTTGCCTTGATTGTTCCCTCTTCAAGTTGGGAAACTGGGTTCAATGAAGCATCACACTTGATTGTGTAGCCGTAATCAACACGGCGACCATCGGTAGCAAAACCCTCATAGAAGCCACCGTTGATACGGATTGGTTCAACAACAGATTGAATTGCGTTGATGATATTTGCAAACAATGTTTGACGACCATCAATCGTTGAGAACACCAAATCCTCTAAACGAGCATTTGCTTCAACATTGATGTAGTTGATTGTGTCGCGAGCAGTAATGAAACGCCACTGAGCAACAACTGAAGAGTGTGAACGAGCACCATAGATGCGAACACGACCATTGATGACACGAATTGGATTGACATATGCGGCATCCATGAGATCGCCGTCAGCCCTGCTTACAGCCAAAGTGGTTCCTGTAACAAACTTTGCTTCAGATGCAACACCTGCATAAGCCTTCCAAGCACCAACAGCATTGTGTGTGCGTGCGCGAACAGCGGCTACATACGCTTCTGGTGGTACATCAACAGTTACCGAACCGTTTGGAATTTGCACCCAAGGATGGTAGAACGCCATGTATTCGTGGTATTCGGTTCCTGTGTAGCCAGTTGATGCTGAGCGTGCATTCGCAAGACTTGCTGTAGAAACGAAACCACAAAGAGCAATACGGTTATATGATGCGGCGTGTGTGCGAAGAGCATCATACAATGCGCTGTCCGAACTACCCGTAGCAACACCCGGTGCCGCTACAGCACCTGAACCAAGATCCTCCGTGAACGCGCTAATTGCGCTAATGAAATCCGATTTTGCAATCGTTCCGTTTGATCCGTTGGATGCAGAAGTTGAAGAGGCTGTCGCCAACAACTGTGACGCAGTTGCACCCGATGAGAGAGCACAGGTGTAATAGTCTGCCAGTGTGGTGTCTGCGTTCGCCGATGCAACCAATTCGGTCAACGATGCTAAGCCTGTGCCGGAATAAATTACTGTACCGCTGTAGGTGATCGTTACATCAAAAGTAGTTGTATTGTTGGCGACAACGAATGTTGCTGTATTACCCCAAGTACCTTTGCTTACCGCTGTGAAAGTAACACCCGCACCAGCAGAAGTTGCAGTCGTAAACGCTTTCGTTGCGACTACGCCGTCAGAAGCATCAACTTTTTTGAAATAAGCCTCAACGCCGCCTTCTTCAAAGAAGGTTTTCATGGAATACCACGAGTAGGAGCCGCTTACATGCGAACCAAACTTGGTTTCAAAATCCTCAAGCGAAGTTACCGAATAGGCTAAATCACTTTTCCCACGCTCTGCTGTTCCTAATAGGAAGAATTTCGCAGCATCTGCGGTACCAGTATTGATAGCGCCTGTACGAACTGCTGTTGTAATTGTTACTCCGGCCATCTAGCACCATCCATTTGAGTTGAAGAAATTTCTGTAAAACGAGTATACATTACTTAAACTGTCTCAACAGAAACATCGTTATTTGATTGGGTTGATTCTTTTACATCATTTTTATTATCATCCGCAACAACTTGATCTTCTGTGTCCGAACTGAGAGATGCTTCTACCGTTGGTGCTGAGGATGAAGGTTTCTTTTTTTTTGGGGTTTCGGCACGCTCTGTTTCTACGACAGGGGCGTCGTCCACGCTCATTCCAATAATTTCCAAAAACCCTTGTTCTACAAGGGAAAGATTTTCAGGGCTTTTTTCAACCCAAGCGGCGGTTTGACCTTCAAGCAGATGACCCTCCGAGGATACTTCTAGATAGCCGTTTGTCTTATTCCATACCCGTATACCTGAAGGGATGGTGTGGTTCTCAGTTTCAAATGATGGTTTCATCAGTAGGTAGCCCCTGTATTGCGCAAGTTGTAGTTCTCAATTTGATAGCCAGTTATCGCCGCAATCTGATCACGGTAAATTGTTTCGTTCAGTATTAAATTGTAGCCTAAATATGCTCCCGCTAATACGCGGTCACCTTTTATGAGGGTTAAGTCAGAAAACTCTTCAGTAAGTGAGGATTCATCAATCATGACCTCTGCGTCAAAATCGCTGTCATACCGTGTCAGACAAGGTTTATCCATCAAAGCCGACCTGACAACCGTCGTCAATCTATCTCGCATTAAGGTCACGGCTTCAGAACCCTCGGTTTTAGTCCAAATGTAGGTGCGCATACTGTATGTAACTCTGTATAAGGGGTCACCCTGTCCGCCTTGCATCATCCGCTCAAAAGGGGAACTTGATAAGCAAACGGTGATAATTGTCGGCCAGTGGTCAAGAGCAATCGGCTCATAGGTTAAAAAGAATTCAGGTGTTGGCAACTCACTGGAATCTAAGTTCCAACCTGAACGATAACGATTTATCCTGTTGGGTAAATCACTATTCAAATATGTGTTGACATAATATTTAGCCCACTGTGCTCCGTGCATCAAATCTGTTACTGGTGTGCTCATCAATTGCCCTCAAATGCTAAGTCGCCCGCGCCTGCACCCAACTTACCATCCACAACATGTCTCGCCGAAAGCAAAGCAACTCGCGCAGCAAAGCCTTTCGGTTCATAAACAAGTTGACGCTTCGGCATTTTTGATGTTCCGTATTGATGGAATTTTGCGTACTCAACATCTGTTCCAAATGTGGCTTTCATGAAACGAATAGAATTTGCAGGACCGTTAAGGTTGCGCAAAGAATTAAACAATTTTTTGCTGACTACCATGTCGGGTCTGCCGGGGTAAGCGGTGGCTTTCCAAGCAGCATATTCGGGATCAAGTGGAGACCACGGTTTGCCAGAAGGTAAACCACCTTGAGCAAAATTTTGTCCGTTCATCAATCCAAGTTCTCGTTTAGCCCATCTAAAGACTGGTCTAAAATCTTTAGACCTATCTCGCATATCTTTCATTCTTTTGATTGCCGCTTCTGCGTCAACTGTTATTTTTATTCTCAGATCACCCGGCATGATCTAACCAATCCTGTTTCTGCGCCACCGTTTCACAGACATTAATTCTTTTTCCAAGAAACCTGTTTCCTGTAAAGCAACTTCACGGGCACCAAGATCTTTGATACCTACAACATCGTCGTGCATGTTTTGTACTTCGCGAGCCGCGGCGCGAAGAATCATTAACTTAAACATTTTTATTCCATCGCCCGCTAAACCAGCGGTGTAAGTCACGGTCACATTGTCGTTGGCGTATCCACGGTAATAGTCAATGCCGTATGTGCGAACCGTGTAGTCGTAGCCGTATGCATTTGCGGTACCTGCTTGAGCGTAGGTACCTGCCGTGAGACCACTTTGTGAAACAACAAATGTATTAGTAGCAACAGAAGTAATAACCTTGGAAGTTAAATTTAACGCGCTACTAGACATGCCCGTGATAGACACAGTTTGACCAACAGTCATACCGTGATTAGAAGCAGTGTAAGTAACATTAGAACCCGAAACCGTTGCCGAACTAACTGTCGCTTGCCTCTTTAACGCCTCACCCAAAGTTTGCTGAACTTCAGAAAGATTCTTAACAGTTACACTTTGAACAGAAACCACAGGAGAGTTCTTCAAATAAATTGTTGGAGGCGGTGTACCGTAAGTAATGATTCCAACAGGGTCAACATCGGTGGAGTTATAAACATCATTGAACAGACTTGAACCCATCGGCAAACCAACATGGTCAGAATCAAGAACATAAGTTTCCACAAATGTCGCAACTTCAATTGGTCGGCGCAAATATGTTTCCAATTCACTTTGAAGACCATCAATGACAAATTGAGCAGCGTCTTCTTGTCTATTAGAAAAACTAATATCCATGTAAGTCTTTAGATCAGAAACCGTCACCAAAGCCATCGGTTACCTCCGATTGTTAGCGACGACGATTACGGCGTCTCTCAAGCCTGTCAGCGGCTGCTCTTGCTACCCGTGCTAATGCACCTCTGACTCCACCACGACGACCGCCTTGGGCACTTCTTGGGGTCACTGTTCTTGGGTTGCCCGCGTTACGACCTGCACGACCTGCTCCTCGTGCTGTTCTCTGAGCGGCACGACCACGGCGCGCGGCATTACCTGCGCCCGCTACTGCTCCACGCTGTTGACGCCTTGCTGCGTTTAGTTCAGCCCGACGACGACGGTAGTAGGGAGCATTACCCGGAACACTCCGACCTCCTACACGACGAGGACGTTGGACAAAGCGCGCGCGACGAATAAGGTCACCCTCGGTGTTTACATCTGTGCGGAATTCAACATCTTCCGTCATTCTTGGTCGTGGCATGAGTACTCTCCTAAAAGGGACACCCGAATTTTACCACATATGAACTAACGGCAATATTTAGCGATCCTTATTGGGTGGTCGCTCAATGGTCACATTATCCACTACAACTGGTTTTGCAACCTCAATCGGTACCCACGCACGAGAATACTCATATTTCTGCCAGTTCTTCTTCTTCAAAAGACCATCAGACATAAGCAAATCAATTTCATCGTCGTGCATCAAAAACAAGTTAGACAAATCATCTTCCTCATATTTGCCCGACGAAATCAATCTTTTGACAGCACGGCTGAGAGCATATGAATTCACAGCACCACGAGCACGGTTCAGGCGAATATGCATAATTATCGCCTCAACTTCATCTACATTTTTGTAAATCACAGGAATCATGTTCCCGTGCTTTTTGATGAACTTTTCGTCGTCAAGAGATATTAGGTACCTCTGATAGCCGTCAATAATCATGTTGTCGGAAGACTTGACAACTATTGGCTGTATCCACCCATAATCAATCATTGAAGCCTTGAGGAGCATCTTTTCGGGTCGCAAAATACTAGTTGCACCCCATGAAGGGATCTTGAGTTGTCTGTTATCTACAAAAGATATTTCCATCACCAGCCATCGCTTTCGTTCTGTATTTTAATTAGATGATTAACCAAAGAATCAAAAGGTTGTAAAACACTTTTAGGGGCACTATAAAACCATTCCATAATTTCCCTCTTACGGTCAAAGGTGTTCACCTTTCTCCATTCGTCATAAGTTTTAGGTGAAATACAAACAATCCCACGAGTTTTCTGCGAAATCAGAACATAAGCAAGAGGTTTGTCAACTTTGGCGTCATATCCCGAAACAGTGTCAACAAATAGAGAATCAAAAGGATATTGAAAAACATCATCGGTAAATTCGCGTGTTGAAGATTTGACCTCAAGGCATTTATCTGTCCAATCAAAAATAATGTCTTTCTCAAACTTCGTCATTTCATCACGCTCATGATCGTTTTTGGCGATCTTGACATCAGGCGCAACACATCTAACTCCGCGACCATTCAAAACTTTTGCGACTTCCTTAGACCAAAATCCACCAATATGAAAAGATTCAACATAATTAAAAGCCATCTAGTAATCGTCCCCTGCTTCAATCGCCTTCAACCTCATAGTGTGCGCCCTCGTTTTAGGACCGACAGGAGTTGGCGTTGACTGATGAAATTCGTTGAGAAGCAAAGTCCTCACTAAATACTCAAGCGGAAAACCATATGGATCAACTGCCCGCTTTTTACGGAAAGCGGATGCAAATTTCAATGCATCTAAACGCATCCCCGGCGTCAACATGTGGTCGTCAATACAATCAGAAATACCATCCCAACCTTTGGACGCGTAACCCAATATCAAAGATTCAATATCAAAATCAGCCCAATATCTGCGTTGTGCATCTATTTGAGGAAAACAGCGGACAAGTTGATCGTAGAACTCAGGTTCAGTAGCAACAACATCACCGATTCTACGAATAGCAACGGAATGCAAAGGGATACCTACACGACTGTTGCTACCAGTCAATTCAGCCAAATCATAATATTCGCAGTACTCGGCTTTGTGTTCATCAATAATAAACTTGAGGACATCTTCGGTAGTCCAATCGTAAATGACTTTCGCAAATTTTAAGGGGATTGATTTTTGCAACAAGAACGGCGAAACAATATAGTTTTCATGCAATTTTTGTACGCATGAGCGATACCTGACCATTGACTCGTTTGCTCTCACACCCATAACAAAAGCGGTTCTACCTTTTTTGCCTTGCATCGTGTAATAGTCAACAAGATTGGGGCAAGGCTTTGATGGATCTAAACCAAAGTGCTCAGCCCTAATAGCCCACTCAGGCATCTCTCTAACTAAACGACCTTCGGCTTTTCGTTGAGGAGACCACAACAAAACATACTCTCGTCTACCTAAAACCCAAATCTCTTGACCCGATGGAAGGCAATACCATTCCATGTCAACCCAATCGTATTGACGCACTTTCTCAACGAACTTGACTACGGCAGGGCTGACCATCTCTTCATCACGAAAAATAACTTTTACTTTTCCAAGATTTCTTTCTTCGTGTATTTCTTTAGCCAAATAAATTATGGCTGTGCTGTCTTTGCCTCCAGAAAATTGATAGCAGACAGTGTCAAAAGTGTCGTATACATGGCGGAGTCTTTCTCTTGCCGCGTCAACGCATGATGTGTCAAGAAATAATCGCTGACGAGTCAAGAAATAATTCCTTAATCTTCAAGATCGTCAAAATTGTTTTCTAGGCTGAGATCTTCAAAATCCCATTTGCCGTCTAATGACGCATAGAGCGCATAGTCAATTCGTGTTGGTTCCATTTCAAATTCTTGCATTAGAGACCACCACTTTTTTATTGCTTTGCGGTGAAAATCATCTAACGGATTTTCCTCAGAAACAGATGCAACCATCCTTGAAACCTCATCAAGTTTGGCTGACACAAAAAATCTGAACCTATCAATTTTTGATCTACGAACGCCAGATGTCGCCGACGCTTCAGCAAGCAAAAGATCGCCTTCTGTCCCCAAATTTTTGTACTTGGTTAGGCGTATTGCTTCTTGTTGGTCAATCTCTTTGATCTGTTCTTCAAGATTTGTGGAAAGATATTGCAACGCCCGCTTCCATCTATCTAGATTCTCGGGCATCATCAGATATTTTTTCTGTGCTTCAGATGCTTTGTTTTTTACTTCTTCCGCGACAAGTCGCGAGAATGCTTCATCGTTCATTTATTTTTACTCCATGCAGGACATATAGGTTTAAAGTGACACCATCCGCACAATACACCAACCTTGGTTTCAAAAACCTCTGTTTGGCATCGTTCGTCTATGGCACTTCTTATTTCTACTAACATTTCTTTAATTCTATTTATATCTTCTTGGGTTGGATTCTTGGTTAGTTTAACCCCGTCTTTGATGTACAACAACTCTAGGGTGCCAATCTCCTTGTCCTCAATCTCGGACAAAATAACAGCGTAAATTAGTAGTTGATCAAACTTGTCATCACGGAATCGCAATTGAGGGACTTTCCCTGTCTTGTAGTCTCCAATGTCTATTTTGCCCTCTTTGACAGCCCATCTATCAATAAAGCCTTTAATTTGGACGCCAAGCACAGAGTGATTTAGTTCTGTCTCAATACCGTCAAATTCAATTTCGTTAGACGGCTCCATCGCCATAAGGTTCTCTATGCAGTAGCGAGCCCTCAACCGAAACTCATCTATACGAGATTTGTTCCCACGATAAATTTTGGTAACTTCTTCAGAGTAATCATCCCAAACAGCACGAAATAAAGTTCGTGCGTTAAAAACTGTTCGCTCTGATGCTTCAAGACGATAGAACTCTTCTAAAATAGAATGAACATAATTGCCCAACAATGTATGTTCGGTGGCGGGTTCTTTGAGCCCATCTATCCGAGAAAGTTTGTACTTATACGGACATTGTTGAAATGTGCTTATTGAACTTGGTGAAAGATATTCTGGAGCGTTGAGCACATCAGTCAATATCTTTGCGAGGTGGCATCTCAGGAGATTTGATCTTTTTAGGCGTCGGCGTTTCTACAATAACCGACCCTTCAAACTGATAAGAAATGAGTTCTGTAATAAGCGCATCAAGTTCTTCTTCGGTGAACTCTGAAGGCTTAGGCACAGGGCGACCCCCACCGTAGTTAGACCAAAAACTCTTGATCTTTGCTCTGTTCTCATCTTTTGCTTCAAGCAATGTTTTGAACTGCGCATATTTGGGAGAGACAACAGGAGCCAAAGATACGACCGTTGTGGCTTCCATCGCCTGCTCTATTTCAATTGCTTCTTCTGAACGAGCAAGATACAAACCAATACCAAGAGTCTGAACCGCTTTTTTTAGAGCATCTGAAACTGCGCCCTTAACTTCGTCTCCGATGTCTACAGGGTCACCATTTTTGGACATCTTAATTTTCTGTCCACCAACTCCATCACGAGTAACGGTATTGCCCTCAATTGTTGCGACCACAGAAACTTGAGCAACAATTGATGTCCCAAGTTGTTGCCAATTCTTGACGGTGAATGACCAATTTTCTACACCGAGAACTTTGTTCATACGGTTGATAACTTCGCTAATTGGTACATAAACCAAATTTGCGCCACCTTTGTTGAGGCGCTTTTCCATTTCGGGTGGAAAAGATTCTGTCAATTGTGAATAGATATTGTTCATGATTGTTCCTTTCTTACGATGATGCTTGTTTTAAGTTCTCCCACTTCGCAGTATTGATCTGCGTTAATACCCAATTTTGACAACTCTTTTATGCGCCAATAAGAGGGCTGTACATAGTCAAGAAGTTTCATAGCCACCTCATTGGCTGTCATAACAACTTCGCCCGTATCCATGTCAACAGACAAATCATTTAGTCTCCGCAAAACCTCCGAAGCAAGATCTTCATGCTTCCAACCTTTGCGATCAAACGCTGATTTCTTCTCAATTTTTTGACCATTAGACGCTGTTGCTTCATCAGTCTCAATTTTGTTTGCGAACAGATTTGAATATTGTGTGAACATAGAAGCAACATCACCTTTGATTGAGTGAAGCAAGACAAGGGTGTCATACCATAGTTGCTCGTCATCTGTTTCCAAATTTTGTAAAGCACTTTCTTCCACTGCCATTAATGCTTTACGAAATTCAAGGAAAGGCTTAAGCCTGTCAATGTTTCTAAAAGGTAATTCGCTCATACGAGTGAAGGAATTTTTGAGTTAAGCGAAACAGAAATTCTTACCAAAGTTTCAATACTCGGAGAAAAGTGACCGTTCTCAATTCTGTTAATAGTCTTGCGATCAATGCCCGCAATTTCTGCTAACCCCTCTTGGCTTAGTTCAAGATTTTTTCTTGACTTCTTCACCCATTCAGCAATTACATCTTTGCTTTGATTAGTGGCAGTTCGTAACTGCGTTTTGGTTGGGGATTTATATGCTTTCTTCATTAGTTTAACCCTCTCGGCAATAGTGGTATAGGTTTACCTACACGATGATAGTCGCCCTTTTCCTCTGAGGCAACCCCAAGCCAGTTAAAAATGTAAATGCTCCAACCGCTGAGTCCACTTGGTCGTCATGATTACAAGCCTCAGGAAAAGAAGATATTTCGTCAAGCCAATCAGTAATCCATTTTCCGCGAACCAACCGAACATTGCCATTAGCAACAGCCGCTGCGAATGGTCTTGCTCTAGTTTCTTTATCCCCAGATGAACGAACCCCCTGTAAGTCCCAACCCGGTACGACATATCTTGCATATTGATCAATTAAGGCTTTACCCGAGGAACCCGGTTCTTGCTCCATTCTGATAGCCACCGCTTTGCCGTCTTCTTGGGCGGTCTGCGAAATGAAGGTTTCCACCTTGTCTGATTTTGCCCTAATTTTACGAACATCCATGATGTAGGCGATTCCTTGGTCAAATAGCATCAAAGTGCCCACTGTCCAGTCGGGGTCAGTATTCCCCGAGTGAGGTTCGGTAGCCGCCAAGTCCCAATACCGAACGGCGCGCGCGGCACTAGTGATAACAGGGACATCGGATCCATCAATGATCGGAAAGTCGGTTCTGTCAAACAATGTGCCAAGAGTGGTTGCCCACCAGTCACCGAATTCAAGCCTTCGGCGCTCAACAGGGTCAAGGACAGACAATGCTTGACGATATGACTCAGCGTCAATTCCTGGGTTATCAGTTAAAAATGAAGGCACAAAAAATCTCTGCTCATTTTTACCCTCCACAATAAATCTTTGACGAACCCAGTTCGGGGCAGGGTTAGAGGCTGACCGCATTCGTAGGGGAACCTTGGACAGTGGACCTGAAGCAGGTCGGCGTAAACGAGAGAACATATACCTGTAGTCAGATTCGCGAATTTCTGTCACTTCGTCCATCCCAATAAATTGGAATTCTGAACCTTTATAACGCAAATAGTCGTTTGTATTGTTCAAATATCCGAACGAAATACGGGCGCCAGATGGGAATGTTGCAACATAACTATTGGCGTTCCAATGAACATCCTCATATGCCGAAACCCAACCACGGAAACGATCCATTAGCGCACCCGGCAAAGCCAAGTCCGCATATGTGCGACGAAAGAGAATTGCTGAATAATTAGGGACATCTACATACTGCAAAGCGGACATCAGCAACGCAGAAGATTTACCTCCACCAGCCGCCCCACCAAAAAGACCTTCAAGTGAGTAACTTCTTAAAAAAACTTTTTGAGTTAACGATGCTTCCTCAGGACAAAACAACGGATCCTTCGGTTGCAGGTATTCGTAAATTTTATCCCAGTCAGCCATTAGCCCTCGTAAAAATAGGTAGATACATAATGTAGTATTAAATAGGTCTTTCATTTGCTAAGGTGACGGTCTCAATGGATATTTATCGTAAACTCAAGTTATTCGCCACACGCCGCAACCTTGCAAACTGTTTGATGTTTCTATTCGTCGTAGGCGTTGCGTTAGGTACTGGTCTTATATTTCCGCCTGCGGGATTTATTACTGGTGGTATTGCTTGCGGAATCTATGGGTATCTGTTGGGATCTGAATAATGGCTTGGAACAGCAATAACAATAAAGATCTCAGGAACGTCAGTGAAAAAGCGATGTCCAATCCCGGCGCGCCTATCGCGTTTGATACACAACGAGCAGGCAAACCGTATAAAGACGGTTGGGATATTGAGCGTGCGTACCGAGACGGTATGCAAAAAGTTACATGGGTTTTCCGATGCATTGATGCAATCGCGGGAAACCAAGCGCGGCTACCAGTCATCCTGAGAAAAGGTAACGATCAGCGCGGAGAAAAAACAAAAGGCAACGAATCCTTGTTGGAGATTTTTAACTCAAAATCCAACGAAGGCGAAAACTCTTTTGCTTTTAGATACAGAATTTCTGCACAACTTTTGATGAGCACAAGAGGTGTTTTCATTGAGAAAGTTCGTTCTCGTGACGGGAAAATTATTGCTCTTCAACTCCTCCCTCCACAACACACAGCACCAGTCCCTGACCCCAAAAAGTTTGTATCGGGTTTTGAAGTGGACATGCGCAACGGAACAAAGTTCACACTAAAACCAGAAGATGTTTGTTGGATTCGTAGACCACATCCCCTAGACCCATATCTTTCAATGACTCCAATGGAATCTGCTGGCATAGCGATTGAATTAGAGACTTTGTCAAAACTTTATAATCGCAATTATCTTCTTAACGATGGGCGACCCGGCGGACTGTTGGTTGTTCGTGGCGACATGGAAGACGACGACAAGCAGGAACTAAAAAACCGTTTCCGAGGCAACCTTTCAAAGACAGGTTCCACGACTGTTATTGCATCGGAAGCAGGCGTGGACTATGTGGACACTTCTGCATCACCACGAGATGCCGCCTACACGCAAATGCGCGAAATACAAAAGAACGAAATCTTTGCCGCGTTCGGTGTTCCAGAATCGGTTATAGGTAACGCTGCTGGCAGAACTTTTGCGAACGCTTCTGAAGAACTAAGAGTGTTTTGGATGGAAACAATGGCGCCCCATCTTCACACCCTTGCTCGCGCACTTGATGAACTTGACGATAAATATTATGTTGACTTTGACACTGACGATATTCCAATTCTTATTCTCGCCAAACAAGAACGTGAACGCTATGTGATGGACGAATTTCAGCAAGGCTTAATTAGTCTTAATGAATACCGAAGCGCAACGGGTCGTAAGAAAGTTGAGTCAGAACTTGCTGACAGTCTTCTCTCCAACCCGAACCTTACGCCGATTGCCAATACGGAGAAACCATTTAAACCTGAAGAGCAACAACCAGTTGATATGGCTGGTGTTGATCCAAACGCTGTGCCGGGTGGTCTCCCACCGCAAGAAGGCGCTATGGAAATGCCTCAGCCTGCACCACCAGCGCCCATCCCCGCGCCAGACTTACCAGCAGGAGCACCTACGGAAACAGCGGCTCTAACCCCTGATCAACAACTTTCGGAATTTGAAAAAATTCAAGAAGAGATGCAACTTAAGTTTCTCAACGAACTTGAAACAAAGGCAGATACCGACACTGACAGATGGACGGAAATTATTGATCGTGCCTTGGAAAGGCTTTTTGAAAGACAACAAAGAGTTGTTATGGAAAAAGCATTCGGCAAACGAGGAATAAAAGCATTAGCAAGTGGCGCTCTAACGGTGGACATGGTGTTTGATCCTGAGGTATGGAACAAGCAACTTGCAGACGATCTGGAACCAATCATTATCGCCATCTACCAAGACGCCAAAGAGTATGTTGCTTCGCGAACTAGCGAAGAAGTAGCGCTTGAACCTCAGGAAGTTGAAAAACTTGCTCAACAGCAGATAGAAAGAATGCAACAAGCGAACACAAGCACAGCCGAGGAAATCGCCGCCGCTATTGCTGTTGCATTGATGGAAGAAAACGAAGAGGATAAATCTACGCTTTTAAGATTGGCTTTGATCGCAATATTTCTAAAACTTATTTCCAAGCGTAAACGAGACATCGCTGAACATGAAGCACAATCTTCCTACAACGGAGGTGTGTACTTGGCAGGCAAAGACAGTACTGGCGGTTTTACAAAGACTTGGTTAACCCGAAAAGATTCCCGTGTTCGTACTGCCCATAAGTTTCTTGAAGGCAAAACAGTGAATTTTGGTGATGGATTTGTTGTTGACGGGATGATGTTGCGTTTCCCCGGCGACCCAATCGCTCCTCCTGCTTTAACTTTTAACTGTCGTTGCCGTCTTCGTTTTGGATTCAACGGAGAGTAGTTTCAGTAAAATACCCCCTATATACTGAAAGTGTTCCTTTTTTGGTGCCCTAAATAGTTTATTGTTAATAAACAAACATTTTTGGAGCATCATGCCAACAGCAATATCTGAGTCACAGCAATATAAAGCGCTACAAGGTCAATTCAACATTGACGAAGCACTTGGTGTCGTTGAATGTTTCGTTGCTGGTATCGGAAACAAAGACTCCGTTGGCGACATTATCGTGCCGGGCGCATTCAACGAAAGCCTGAAGAGGCGTAAACCGCGAGTTGTATGGGGTCACAACTGGAATGAACCCATTGGCAAAGTTCTTGAAATGTACGAAGTACCAGCCTCGGATCCCCGTCTTCCAATGAAAATGCGCGCCGCGGGAATCGGCGGTCTTTACGCCAAGGTTCAATTCAACCTAAAGTCAGAACGAGGCAAACAGGCTTTTGCTGATGTCGCTTTCTTCGGCGAAGAACAAGAATGGTCTATCGGCTACAAAACACTTGACGCTGACTTTGACCCAAAGCGCCAAGCGAATGTCCTTAAAAAAGTTGAACTCTACGAGGCAAGCCCTGTTCTTCACGGCGCAAACCAATTGACTGGAACTATCTCAATCAAATCCGTTGAGGGACAAAACGCAAACGAGGGCATCAAGGGACAGATGCGTGACGAGAATGGCAAACTCACAGAACAGGGTCGTTCTTTGTTGATGCGTATTTTGGCGGGGAGTATGGCAAGGCAAAAGCCCGAAGAAGAAGAGAAGCCTCGCAAAGAGTCAGAAGAAGACGGCAACGATGACGCTGTCAATGCCCAAATGCCCGAAAAAGGACGAAAAGAAAACCTTCCATACGCCTTAGCAAAAAAGTTTGGTGGCTCAGTAAGAATTCGCGAATCTGACCCAAACAGCGTCATTTTTGATCACAGAGGAGAAACAGGCGAAATAGTCACGATGCGTGTTTCCTATCATTACGAAAACGATCAGTTCATGATTGGGGAACCAACAAGAGTTAAGCCACAAACCGTATATGTGAATATTGATGGCGATAAGCCAAGTGGCTCTGACGGTGAACGTCGTTTTGAAGACCGATACCGAATGGAACAAGACCCACAAGTCCCAGCAGGGGTAAAACCCAAGTCCCCTGAAAAGGCTGACCCTCTTGGTGGCATCATTCCACAAGAAATCGTTACTGCCCGCACCCGTGGATACGGTCCGCGTCGTGGGAACCTTGAGAAACTGCTCCGTTATTGGCGCCCAATCATGAAAAAGCCGGGCGGTTTCCGACGATGCAGAGTTATTCTCGCGAACCACCCCGAGTTGTACCCATTGAGCAACATCTGTGCTTGGCTTCACCACGAAACAACTGGTCTCTGGCCGAACGAAGGATGCCATCATCCCGGCATGAAGAACTGTCGTGGCAAATTGAAGAAGAACAATTGGAGCGATTCAGAGTTCAACAACCGATTGGGTGACATTCTCAAGCCGGGGAAATCTTTGGATTCACTCAACGAACAAGAACTCAAATCAATCTTTGATTTCCTTGATAGCGAGGAAAAAGGATACGAAATGATGGAACAACTTGCCACCCGTCTTGCCGAAGAAGATAAGCCAAAGGGCGAAGAAGAAATGCAACTTGAAGATGTTGAGTTTGAAAACGAAGACGAGGGCAACGAAAAGGCTTACGAGGCTCTCAAGGAATTCATGAATGAAGAACCTGATTTCATCAACTACATGGCAGACAAAGATAACTGGATCATGGAAGGCGACGACGATAAGGGTGGCATCATGGAAATGCCTTACTACGACTCAGAAAAAGAAAATGACTGTGGTTGTGGTGGCGGGGAGAGCATGACTCCTCAAAGCATGATTCCGATGTTGATGGCGGCTATTTCTGAACTCATGGGCAAGGACGCCGAGGAAGACATTGAAGTCAAAGCAGGCAGAGTGATCAACTCACGCAACATGACAAAACTACAAAATGCCTTCAACCTTCTTAAAGAAGTATTGAGTGCAGGGGGCGCCATTTCTGATATTGAAGCCAAATCCCTGTCGGTTGATGAAAAAGAAATGCTGTTTATCTCTTCAACAGAACACAGTTTGTATGAAGTCAAAGAACTTTTGGATCCAATTTTGGATTATTACCAAATCAAATCAGAGGTTACAGAAGAGGGTGTACAGGTTGAAATTGGTGGCGTGACAGACGATGCGTTTGAAGCGTTGCTAAACATTATGGACACAATGTAAATAATTAAAACCTTTTTACGTTGGTTCCATTTGTAGCAAAAACAAAACACTATTATGAGTTATACTTCAATAACAGGTTTACCACAAAAAACAGCAAAGTATCAGTGTTTGATGTCAGGCGAAAAACGCTTGACGCCATGCTCTGTTTGCTCTAATCCATCACGGTGTGTTGCTAAAACAATGCACTATAAGGAGTCCACGAACATGGCTAGCGAAACACCCATAGTAAAACTTTTGGCTGACGGCGGAATTGAATGCGCTAAAGGTTTGGAGTTAGCAGAATGTGGCTACAAGCCCGGCTCAAAAGTTTGCGGCAAGTGCGGAGCAAAGGCTGTCACCCAAACAGAAGAAGCCGTACCCGCTGACGCTGCGCCAGAAGTAGCAGAAGAAAAATCAGAATGGGTTAGCGCATCGGATGAGAAGGTGGCAAAAATGGCTGACGAGGAAATGGAAATGCTGGACGAAGAAATGGATCTGCCTGCTCCTAAGAAAAAGAAGAAGCCAGTAATGCCTGTCGTCACAGAAGAAGATGAAGAAGACGAAGACATGCCAGAAGATCTTGATGAAGAAGAAGAAAAAATGTACGGCGAAATTGAAAAGATGATGGAGCAACGCAAGAAGGCTCGCGCCAAGCGCATGGAAACAATGGGTGTCAAGTCGGCAGACTATGACGATCTTGCTTTTGTTTGCGCAATTGAGCGTCAGGTTTATGCGGGTGGTTCAGAAATTTGTGCATCATGCCCGGGTGGATGTGAACAGCAAGACACAATGCCAAGTCTTCTAGAAGTTGAGGGTATGGCTGAGAGCATGTTTGCAGGAAAAGTTCTTGACTCAGGCTACGCAGATGAAGTTGATATTTTTGTTGTTGATGTTCAACGCAAAGATGGAAAACCTGTTGAGGCTTACTTTGACGGAACAAGCGGAGAATGCATGGGTTGGCATCTCCTCAATGAAGACTTAATCGGCGAAGTAGCAACAGTTCCGGGTCAGAAAGTTATTTCATTCAGTGAGGCTTCTGCTATTGCGACAAAGTCAATTGATGGTGAAGTCGTTTCTGTTGATGCAGATATGTTTGACGGATATGACGCATACGCCGTAGAGATTGAAGGACTTGATGGAAAGTCTTACGATGTCTATGTTGGTGTTGACGGTGAAATTCTTGGATTTGACGAATACGATCCCGAAGAAGCCGCTGACATTGACGAAGAAGTAGCCGACATTGCTTTGAAAGCAATGTACGACGAAGATGAGCGCATGGAAATGGCTAAGGGCGGAATGGCTATGGCTGACGGCTCTTATCCAATCAAGGACGAAGAAGACTTGAAGAACGCAATCATGGCGTATGGTCGCGCAAAAGACAAGACCAAGGCAATGGCACATATCAAGAAACGTGCAATGGAACTTGGCAAAGAGGACATGATTCCTGCTGAGTGGTCAGAAGAGAAGACACTTCTTGATGATGAAGCCAAAGAGTTCTTGAGCAGTTTGATGGAACTTGAAATGCTTGAAATTGAGACAGGTTTTGACAAGTGAAGAAGAAAAACCAACTGAATGACTCGGTCAACACTTCAGGTCTTCTTTTTGAAACAAAACAAGAACAAGTCCCTGCGGTAGTGACGCCTGAAGTAGAGGTTGCTGTTGTTGAGGTTGAAGTTAAGGAAGAACCAATAGTCGTTGAACAAGTAGTAGAAGAAAAAGTGGAACCTAAAAAGGCTTCTAAGAAAAAAGAAGTAGAGGACGATGATGTGGTTCCAATGTCAACGATCAATAAGGAATCTGACTCAAGCGAAAGTTAAAATCCCCCTGAAGGGAGAAGGAGTTGATTAAATATTATTCAAACTTTTTCACCGAAGAAGAAATTTTTGATGTAGTCGCTCTACAGGTTTTACCTAACGCAAAACATTTAGAGGAGAAGATAAGCCACGAAATTTCCTCAACAGTCAACAAACAGTTAAAAAAATATCCATTTCAAATGGAGTTTGTTGTTTACGACATGAAACCCACCGAATCCATGGGTGTTCACTACGACTTTAGTTACACCACACCACCACACATTTCGGTTGTTGTATATTTGAGTAGTGAGTTTGAAGGCGGAGAAATATATTTTCCAGACCAAGATTTAGCAATTAAACCATCAAAAGGCGCATTATTGTTTTATGATTCCAACATCAGACATGAAGTCAAAGAAATACGGTCAGGGAATCGTTCGGCATGTGGCGTATTTTGGGATATTGACGAGTAAGGGGAGGCGATGATTAAATCGTCTCGCGCTTTTGACGCAAACGAAAGAGTCGCAGAATACCGAAAATCTGTTTCCGTCGTTCAGGACAACCTTCTTCTATTTAAGGGTTATCTCGGACCGACCATAAAAGATAATCCTTCTTTGAATTCTGTTGGTACACGTGCCGCTCGTGCCGCTGGTGTCATTGTTGACGCAGCAGGAAAATTAAGGTGTCCACCCGGTACTCCAAACGCAAACCAATTTACCGACATGCAAATGTCTAACTGTCTTGTCCCTGACGCATCTCAGGTCGCTAGGGGTGCAGCGAAAATGATGGACAAATTAGTGGATGGTGCTAGAGGGATTTTGGCGGATAAAAATGTTAAAGGATCCGCAAAAACAGCATCATTAATTGCTTTGCAGGCGTTTGACTATTCGTATGGTGACGGACAGGGGTCTATTACAGATAGCGTTTTGTTGGCAGTTTCTTTGTTTAACTCTGGTGGCGCTGATGTGCTTGATTTTACGGTTGATTCGCTTCATAAGCGAGGAAAAATTTCGGATAAAAGAAAAGAACAATTAGAAGCAATAGCGGAAAGAATTAAATCAAACTCGTCCGTTGACGCTAGAGCCTTTATTGCGTCCATGAATAAGAATAAAGAAAAAAATATGGGCAAGCGCAAGTCAAGGAGTGGGTTCAATCTTGGTAGAAGCAAAGTCGCTAAATCAAAAGACAACGAATTTTCAGTTGGCGCTGCGGATATAAATGGGAAAAATGTTTCACACGATCTCCCAACCGTAAACAAAGATATAGATACCGCAGAAAAAGCGGCAGATCATCTTAAAAACGGTAAACCTTTAAACGAGATATCCGACGAATTAATTTTGAACGCAGTTCTTGACAACATGGACAAAAAAGATAAAGACGGAAATGTTCTTGAGACTGGTCGGTTTGAAGTTGTTCATGAGGGAAGAACAAGTCGTCTCAGGGATAGGGAAAATGGCAAACTTTTTACTATTAAATATTCAAATGAAAGTTTCGGCAGAGAAGATACCCAAAAATTAGTTGCTCAGGGGGCGGCATCAAAGTTGCGAACTTTGCTTGATGACGGGATGGGTTCTGGCAAACTTCACGATTTGAGCGATGCGGAATTGTTGGATAAATACGGAGTTACGCGGTCAGGCAAAAAGAGTGTACTTTCCGACAATCCGATCTATCAAACAGACGATGTTGAAGAGGCTGTTGCTTTGTTGGCTTTAGGTTACGAAGTTGAAATCCCTGATGACGGTCAACAAAAATTGGTGCAAAACAGTGCCAAGCAAATGGAAAAAGAAATAAAAGATATAGGAGCGCAACGAGCCGAAGAGTTGGAAAAACTTGGAAGCATCACACCAGAAGAAAAAGCGGCTTGGCTCAAAAACTTTGAAGAAACACACGATATTGACCTATGCCGTCTTTACTCTGCAAAGAATTTGTTTTGCAACGAAAACATTGGTGTTCAGCGTCAAAACATGCCTCAAAGCGGTGGGGCGACAAAAGGGGCGGACACTCCCGCTATGCGTGCGTTTCAGTCGGGTCTTATTGAAGGGGAACTTAAACCAAAGAAACTCACTAGTCAAGAAGATATAGACAAATATAAAGATCTTTCAAACAAGTTGAACAAACCTAAAACATTTGGAGATGTCTCCGAAGAAGATAAACAATGGGTTTTTGAAAGAACTAATTGGAGTTCCACGGAAGTTAAAACAGAACCAGAATTATTTCAATTCTTGGAAGATACACATCCCGATCCAGAGAATGCTTTACAGACCAAAGCAAAGGATCCAAAAACTCTGTTCGCATCGCAAAATCAATTGAAGAACGCGCAAATTGATGGGCAGTCAGAAGGAATACTTTCGGCTTACGAGACTGCCAGAAAAGAGTGGGGAGAGAAGGGAACACCCGAGTGGACTGCCGCGCGGGAAAAATGGTTGAAGGAATCCAAAGCCGCATGGTGGAAGAGCCCGATTTTGACTTCAAGTGATGGATATGTAGTTGATGGTCACCACAGATGGGCTGCTATTCAATTAGCGAATGACCATTTACCAGCGGACGAGCAACTAACGCTAAATGTCGTGGAGTATCAAGGAACGATCACCGAGGCTCTCGCTATGGCGAAAGTGTTTCAAGAAAGTTTGGGTATTAAAGGTAAAACAGTTGGCGTAGACCCATTCCCATATAAACCGGGAGATGCATCGCCTATGTCGCGCGAAGAGTTTTCTGATCATATGAAAGATCTTGTCAAAAACATCCAAACCAAGTTGGATGACATCAAAGAGCAAGGTATCTATCCAATAGAAGTAAAGTTGAAGCCATGAACGACAAAGTAATTAAATCAAAATGGTATGAACCTTTATCTGAAGTTTTAGGTCATGTAATTTTGGAAGAGTTTGGATACCCGTCGTCTGCTTTGCGAGTTATGAAACTTGACCCTCAAAAAGGTCTAATCTCAATTATGGCTGATTCATCAATTGATTCTTATGATGGCAAAATAAAACAGACAACGCCAGACAACTTGGAAGCCGTGCAAAGCGACAAATTGCTTTACATGCATTTAATGGATGTGGTGATGTTGAACGGGGAAAGGGATGTAAGCAATTTTTTGTTAAGCGAAAACGCTGAAGGTGTTGATGTCATCCCTGTTGATCACGACTCAATTCTTCAGCCTTTCAACATGGAAGACACTTCGTTAGAACAGGTCGTCAAGGCGTACCGCAATTCTTTTGTCAACACGGAACTACAAAAAAGACATGGTCGTAGTCAAAGTAATTTCACCAAACTCATAGAGATCGCGGAAGAAACCCTTAAAGAGTTAAAAAAAATTGACCCTAGTTCTTTGGGAGCCAACTTAATCAAAGAACTAGACGGCATTGTGGATGACCCAAAACTTTTTGACATGAAATCAATTTCCAATAAACAAGTAAAAGAACTGTATGCAATCAAGAAAGAAGTAAGCAACGCCACCAAAAGGCTGATGGAAATTCAAAGAATTGAAGTTAAAAAATTGGTTGACATGATGATTGAGTCTGCGCCCCCCAATGACACTGTTCTCCACAGGCTTTTGGAGGGGGAATAGTATGAGATATGCGGTAATCGCCCCAAGCGTGGGTATTAGTGGCTCCCCGTATGTTCTTTTTGAAAAGGACTCCAAAATCTTTGCGGTGATGTGCCCTGACAAGAAACTTGCCGAAACCATATATGTAGGGCTTGTTTCAACAGGAAAAATGACTATTGAAAAAGCCACCTCAAAAATGTCGTATTATGATATAAGCACGAATCTTTTAAATGATGAAAATAAGTACCTTTTAGATTTGCTGGCTAAAAAATGGAAAACTCAACTGCCGTCAGAAATAGCAGAAATCGTAAATCCGAAAGAATCTTCACAAAATGAGTAACTATCTCAACCAAAACTTTGAATACTTTGCTCGGAAACTTCGTATATCTGTTCGCGAAAAAACCTTACTAAAACGAACCAACATTGTCTTAGGCAACGAAACCTATTTTGACCCATCAAATTCAAAAAGAAAAACTATTTTCACCAAAGGTTCAGCGCTTAGAAAAACACCGTTAAACGGTGACAGGTCTTTGCTCAACTTTAAAGCAACTCTTTATGTAAAATCACGGACATCACGGTTGGGTTCGGAGACTTTTATCGGCGATGAAACAAAACGCGGTGGCTTAGGAAAATGGTTTGAAGAAGAATGGGTTGACATCTCTCGCCCTAAAAAGGGTGGAGGCTTTGAGTCTTGCGGTCGTGAGGACGCAAATTCAGGTAAGTATCCAAAATGTGTGAAAAAGTCTAGAGCGATGAGTATGACCCCCGAGCAAATTGCTTCCGCCGTAAACAGGAAACGACGAGCCGAAAACTCTCAAACCCGTGAAGACAAGAAACCAATCAATGTGTCCACAATTAAGTCTGATGAATTCACAGTAAAAAGTGAAAATATCCCTACAGACCCCGAACTTTATGCACGAGTTAAAGCGGAAGCCAAAAAGAAATTTAATGTTTATCCATCTGCATATGCGAATGCTTGGCTTGTTCGTGAATACAAAAAGCGTGGCGGTGGATACCGAGTAGGTAAAGATGACTCAGAAGGTTTAGAAGAAAAAGCAGGATTGGTTGGTTCTAGTTCAGGTGCAGGAAGAGCATTGCAAGGCATTGGTTCAGCGTTAACACCCGGAAACATCTCCCCTCTGACTTCTCCGATTCGTTCACGCGTTTACGGTGCGCTAATACCGGGCGGGGGACAAGGTGCTCTCAGTCGGTTGAAGCCAAATCGTAAGCGTCAAGCACGATGCCCTGCTGGTTTTGAATTTGGTGGACGATTCACAGACAACCGTTTCTCTACTTGCGGTGCACAACTATTTGAAATACCAGGTCCGTTAGAACTAATCAGACGAGCAATGCGCCCGACAGCGGCACCGAAACTTCCGCAAGCAAGAGCCGAAAATCTTTCAGAAGTATTAGAGGGAAACCCAAGTAATGCGCGAACAATTCAAATCAGTCGCATGGCACAAATCCCACGAACTGGCGCTTTCCAAAAAGATAAGTTCAACGCTTCGGTTCGGCAGTCAATATCAACGCTTAAAGGTGCGCCAGCAGGCGAAGGACGAATGATCCGACGAGACGGCGTAATTCTACGACCAGTTGTTCCTTCATCTGTTCTTCGTTCATTCAGTGAAAACCCTGACATGGTTGACGGTGCGATGGTTCGCGCCATTCAATTACCTGCCGACATAGGCGCAGACGATTTAGCGCTTCTTGGTGGTCCGTCAATGAGCAAGATCGCTTTCGTCGCTCCAAACGGTGTAACGGTCAGCATTGAACGCTCGCGACCCTTCACAATTGGTGAAAAACGCAAATTCCCACGGATGATTAACTCGCTTGCAGAATCAAGCACCAAAGACAACATCATCAAAAATATTGAAGACTTCGCAAAAAATTCTGAAGGTGCATTCAAATTTATTGCTGATACGGGAAACATTCCTGATGCATTGGCACTCGTGGAATACACAGGCGCCGACGGTGTAAAACGAACCGCTCCACGATGGCTATATGAGACATTCATCAAGCCCGATCTGGCAAAGCAACGAAAGAAAAAGTAGATGCAAAAAAACGAAGTCAACTTCAAGGCTTTGACTTTCATCTCAGAACAAACAGCAAGCACTTTTAATTACGAAGTAAAAGGTGTTCGTGCTTTGTGGGATCCAAGTTTGTCTATACCGGGAACTAATCGGCGTGGCGGTTGGCGTTGTCCTGTGGGGACTCGTTACGGAGGTCAGATAACTGACAGGTTCGGTCGTTCTTGCGGTTGGGGAGTAGCGCGACGAATCGCCAACGAAATCGCAGACATTGGCGAACGGTTAGAAAACATTGACGATCGCAAACGCAATAATCGTCTTGCTAAACGAAATGCTCGCATGCAACGCTTCTTGGCAAGACAACAAAAACCCGGCTTACTTGAACGTGGAGCGAGAAACATCGCTGAAGCACTTGACGGCGAACAGAAGCCACGACAAATAAAACCATCGGCTCGTCCAAAATCTCCTACAACAATTCCACCAAAACCAAACGCACCCAAGAGAAAGAAAACGCCTCGTAGGAGAGGAAACCTTCGTGACTCAGAAGCACGCAGGATGGAAAGAGAACTTGTAGAACCGGGTGCCCCACGCACGGGAGAACCACCAAAACCGAACAAGCAAAGACGACGTCGGCGAACGGCTGCCCAACAAGGGGCAAAACGAACTGCACGCAGAAAACCAGAAGCAGATTTTGTAGACGGCGATAAACCAAAACCCACAAAAGTGCCAACAAGAAAATTACCATCTGCGCCTCGCCCAACGGTTGTTGAAGCAGACCCAGATTTTGTTGCCGACCCATCATCTGCTGTGGACATCGGTAGCAGTCTTCCCGATGAGCGTTCTATCAGAAATGTGCGTAATCGTTTCCGTGAACGAGGTCTTCCCGATAACGCTTATTGGCGAGAAGCAGATTTCCCTGAAGGTGAAGAAAAAGCAGAACTTGAAAGAAGATTTGGACGCTATTACGACAATGACGGATACCTCAATAACAGAGGAGATTATGTCAACAGAAAAATAAAAAACCCAGACAACAAACCCGGTCAACCACCTAAAGCACCAACAGCACAGGCAAATATGAAAATGCCAGATTTCGGTGGAGAAGGTTGGGATGCTATTAACCAACCTGATGGTTCAACGAAATGGAAAAAGGGAAACTGGGAAATTGAACTACTCCCACAAGAAAGCGGAAAATTTCGTGGTTTCCTAGCCAGAAATATCGTTGATGGTGACGCGCTAGAACAAGAGTACCGAGGTCCACAGGGTCAAGCGTCACTGAATCGTTACTTACGCGATTTTAGTCAACAGTTTTTGGATCTAAGCGACGGAAATAACGAAAACACAAGTTCACCGACACCTCCGACACCTCAGACACCACCAACACCTCCAACTCCTGAACCCTTAGACTCCTTGCCCGCTTCAAGGGTTGTCCCTGATGCTGACGCTGGTAAAGGTGGCAGAACACCTCGCCGATACGGGAAAGAGGCTGACCTACAAAGAGCCGTAAAACTTCTTCACGAAGATAACGGAAATCTTGCAGATGTTCCAGATGGCGTAGTTATTGAAGCGGTTTTTGATGGTCAGTTCAAGCAGTTAAATGCGAATGGTCGTCCATTGCTGTTCACCGATGCAAAAATTGCCGAAAAACTAGATCAAGGTTTTGATGAAGGTGAGGGATCTCAGTTTGAAAATAGAAGGTACAAATTTAAACTAATAGCAGACAAAAATTGGGCTGCTCCAGGTCCGTGGCAAGTGTTTAGAGTTACGGACAAAATTAATGGAGAAGTTTGGTATTTGAAAACTTCAACATACGGAAGGAACGACGCTTTACTAGAAAACGTTGGAATGCGAGTCGCTCAAGATTTAGAGTTCGGTAATAATGAAAACCATTTAAGGGTAGGTTCTGTTTCTGGTCAACCACCAAAACGATGGATGATGATGCGGGATGTTGCACAATGGGAAAATGGTGTTCAGGGTCAATGGCGTGATGCAGGCATGATGACTGAAGCCCAAGCCAAAAAAATCAACCCGCGCGACTCGGCAAGAATATTGGCGATGGACTTTGTGTTTGGCAACACAGATAGACACGGTGGTAATTTCTTGATGACAGAACAAGGCGGACGTGTCCGTTTGGCAATTATTGACAATGGCATGTTGTTCGGTGGGAGAGTTCCAAACCCCAACTATGACGAACAAGAATTTGATGAGTGGGTGAGAGACTCCGCAGACCTCGTTGTTGCTGATCCAAGTTTGAGGGCTTATATGGACGAGCCTGCCAATAATCCGTTTGACGAATTAGAAAGTTTGGGCTACGAATTTCAGAATGATCGTGATCGGAATATTTATAAAAAGACAATGCGTAGGTCTTTTGAGAGAATTAGAGAAAGATTGGACGAACAGTTGAGCGTTGAACGAATTGAGGCTAACGGTATTAAGTTGTCGGATTCGGAAAAAAATCATTTGGTTCAACTTAGAAGGGTGGCTGAAGCACGAATTGCTTGGGGTTTAGCCAATCTAGATCAAATGACGGGGAACTTTTAATGTCTGAAGGTAGAATATAACTATGGGTTTTCCAATAACTTACGAGTCACGGATTCAGACAGAGTTGCACCAACTTGTCGTCCATTATGATGAAAATAAATGGATTTGGTACAAAGTCTCTAGGGCATCCAAACACAACGGTCTCCGCATCCGAACACACTCAGACAACCCTAATAATGCGGGAATGTTTGAGGATAAGGGCATGGTCGTCAGCCTTTTAGACCATAGAGGTTCACAAAGCGATCCAAAGGATTATAAATTTGTCACCAATGAGGATGTGCCTAAAAATCGCGTCAACGAATTAGTGGCAGAAATAGATGAATACAGCAAAAAATACTCAGCAAAATAAGTGCTAATATTTGATAGGCGATACCACTACACGGTATAGAAGGTCTGTTAAACCCTTCCCGATCATGGAAAGCACCCAATGAAGTTAGTTTTTGTTATCAAAAATCGCGACGAGACCCCTTTCATGGTTGTCACATCAACACCTCAGGGTTCCACTTTTGAACCTATGTCTGAGCCTGCAAAAGACCTCGCCAAAATGTTGCGCGAAGAATATGGCAAAACACCAATCACTAAACCTGAACTAGTTCAAACAATGGACGCATCAAAAATCATTGAAGGACCAAGCCCTTCAGGGATGGCATCACAGAAAAAAGTTGCAAATATTTCTCTCGTAAAAAAAGAATTAGAAACACTCCCTGTTCTGTCAATCTCTGAAGTTTTACTGTCTGAGTTTTCTAATGAGGAGTTCAAAAATGTTCTTACTTTCAAAGCGTCTTCTTTCATATCGGATCAAACTCGTTCATCAGCACATTTTGAAATCAAAGGTGTTCGCGCTATTTGGGATCCAAGTCTTTCTATACCCGGAACTAATCGTCGTGGGGGCTTTCGTTGCCCTGTAGGAACAAGATACGGCGGACAAATCACCGACAGGTTCGGACGCTCATGTGGATGGGGTATAGCACGCCGTATTGCAAACCAAATTGCAGATATCGGTGAACGACTAGAACAACGAGATGATGACAAACGGAAGCGTCGTCTTGATCGTCGTAATGCACGAATGATGAGAAGGCTTGGCGGAGTTCCTGAGACTGGTCGTGTTGAAGGAGGCTTACGCGGTATCGCTGAGCGTCTTGAAGGCGGGGATGCACCAAAACCACAAGTAGGTCGTGGCGGAGTTGCAGAAGCAAATGACATTGACGGCGGTTGGCGAAATGTCGCACGCGGTCTTGTTGGGCAACGACGGGTTCCAAAAAGGCGAGTCACAGAGACTATGCCTGAAGCAGAATCTCCAGCACGAGTTCCTCGTAATAGGCGTCGTGATGTAATCCCTGAAACAGCGCCCACGCCAAAGGCACCGAAAAAAAATCTGCGCGAAGAAAAGGAAGACCGAGATTTTCTACAACGCGTTCTTGAAGCACATCCCGACGGGGGGACTGGTGCTGTTTGGGACGATTGGGTAGGCGTCACTACGGAAGATGAACCAATCATTAAACGATTAGTCAAAAAAGGTTTCCTTCGTAAAAAAAAGAACGACACTCCAGCAGGTGGGGTTTTTGATCCCGACAGAGCAAAATACACCCTAGAGGTAACGACGGCGGGTAAAGCATTTTTGAACGGTAGAAACAATCCTGCACCGAAACCACGCCCTACGAAACGACCAGCACCAGCAGGAAAACGCCCACAGGCACGCCCACGCGTTGCACCACAAGCAGAAAATGTTGATGTACTCACAGCACGAGACGCATCAGACGCCTTAGCATCAGAAGACTTCAAACCTTACGTATTACGAAAATATGACGAGTACGCAAAACGCGTTCGTGAAATTCGTGAAGGTGGCGGAAACGCTGGAATGCTGACACGCCGTGAATGGTACGCAATCAATAAATCTAATCTTCGTGACGCTTGGAAAAATGCTCACGGACGTAACGCACCACAAGATTTTGAACCACCAACACCAAAACCTCGTCGTCCGCGAAACAATCGTGGTCGTCGCAGACAAGCAACGGCACAAGGTGCAGGTCGTAGCGCAACACGCAAACCAACACCTGACGACGTTCCCGAACCAGCGCCAGCAAAACCAGTTAAACGGAATAAACGAAACAAAGTCACAGAAGAAAAAGCCGCTCGCGATGCTGTCACTGAAGCAATCAAACAAATAAAGAGCGACCCAAACTATGTGTGGGGTGAAGAATTTGACAAACAGGTTAAAGCAATTTTGCTTCAACCAAAAGCAGTTTCAAAAACCGAATTGAGCGACCTGATTAGTCTTGTAGAAGGCATTGAAGATGACAAAAGAGGACAGATAAAATTAATACGACAAATGGGGCAGCGTCCTGATGTCGGTGTGATGGATGATTTACGAAAAGTTAGCGAACAACACAGAAAACTCCGACAAGCGGTAAATGCGAAATCAACCACATCTAAAGCGCCGACGCCAACACCGTCAAACCCAAAAAGTGGAAACACACCAGCATTAAAAATGAACAACCTTGCGGACAACCACGAGACCGCCATGCCAAAACTTCAACCCAAAGACGGAAAATTTGTTTCAGTGCCAGTAGGCAACAAAGGAATCAACACTGTAGATGAAGCAAAAGCGTATAAAGGTTCGTTGGCAGATATTCCAGACGACTTTATCTTAGATGCACTGGAAGCCCGTACAGCAAACTTCGCTGATCGCCGAGGGCTCACTCCAGAAATACGAGATGCTGTACTGAAAGTTTTCCCAAATCTTGACGACGCTCAAATTGGTGCAAAACTAGAAAAATTAACCATTGATGTCCGAAGAGGAATAGGCACAGATGTTCAAGCAGGTTTAGGTGCACTGCCCCCACAGCGAATTCAAGAAAACATTGCCCTAGTTAAGGCACTGAAAGAAAATGGGATTGACTTTGTCAAAATGCCTGTTGGTTCTGGAATTACAAGTCCGCAATACTTTTTGTTGCTTGATGAAAACCCACAAAAATGGGGCAGAGGATACTTTCTAAAATTTGGCGACGAAGACTATGACGACGCCTACAACGACGGCAATTCTGGATCTCAGCACGCAGAAGTCATTGGGAACATCCTTGCCAAAAATCTTGGGTTTGCAAACGGATCACCAAGAATCGCAGGCGGAGATGATACAGGTCCTTTCCTTTTGATGGACATTTTTTTAAATAACTCCGACGGTAAACTCGCAGGAGGTTATGATCCGAGCAAAATAACCGACCCTCAGTCGCGATTATTCAATGGGATACTTAATGCGATAATGGATGTGAGAGATAGGCACGCTGGCAATGGAGATTTATTTGCGGGCAACGGTGCGGTTCCTTTAGATTTCGGTCGGGCAAGATTTGAAAGAAAAACAGCAGCGGAATTGGTAAATTATTTTGGATTTGTTCACGGTATGGATCCAAGACCTTGGCAGGGGTATAAGAAGCGTTTGAGTGGCTTACAAGGTCAAGACAAGATACGAGAAACGCAAGCGATTAAGAAAGAACTTCAAGAAACTATAGCCACAGCAAGAAAAGCAATAGCAGATTCTTTTGATCAATTGGATCAAGTTGACGCTGTTTATGATGCGGTGGAAGACACGATGAAAACTGAAAGACGCGAGAATTTAGAGTATAACTTGGCTCAATTGGGTGACACAAGATTCGTTGACGGTCTGATGAATGAAATTCTTCGTTAAAGAAATGGAAAAAACTTTATGAAAGCATCAATAGCGATAGTAACAAATCACGATTTTGGTATTTCGTGCGATGGAAAAGATGTAGAGATTTTTGGTGCTGGTGAAACTGGTAAACAAATCCAAAAATACATTGATGACCCTAAAAGCGATTACGGCGACGCATTAAAAAGAGGTAAAATAACTGACCCTGTTAGTTGGTGGATTAAGTCTGCTTCTCGTTTTGAGTATCAAGTGATGTCATACTCTGAGGACAATTTAGCGATCGCCAAAGCAAAAATCGGGGAGTAATGCTCCAAAACATTGTTGATTTTAAAGCCAAGTCGTTTCTTAGTGAAAGAAACACGTCAACAATGGCTTACGAAGTTAAGTCAGTCCGCGCTTTGTGGGATCCGAGTTTGTCTATCCCCGGAACTAACCGAAGGGGCGGATGGCGTTGCCCTGTTGGGACACGATATGGCGGACAAATCACAGACCGTTTCGGTAGGTCTTGCGGTTGGGGTGTTGCAAGAAGAATTGCCAACCAAATTTCGGACATCGGTCAGCGGTTAGAAAATGTTGATGATGTCCGTAGAGGAGAGCGTATTGCTCGTCGTGAACGCAGAATTCTCAATCGCTTAAACCCACAAGACAGAGGTTCTGGTCGTCTTGAACAGGGATTGCGAGGTATTGCAGAAAGATTAGAAGGAGGAGAAACAGGGGGTCTGCGAAACGTTGCGCGAGGTCTCGTTGGGCAACGTCGCAGAACTGTTGTCGCACGACCACCATCGGTTGACACACCCGAAGCACCAAACGAATTAACTCCTGCTCCTCGTGCTCCACGCAGAAGGCGTGCACCGAACCTACGGGAATCCGAGCAACGAAGAATTGATCGCGAAATTGAACAGCCGGGTGCACCGCGTACTGGCGAAACACCTGTTCGTCCTACTCGTCCGATTCCAAATCGTGATACCCCTGCACTTCCAAGACGAGATGACAAAGACCCATATGTAGAGAACCTTCGCACCATGAGTGACGAGGATTTAGAGAAACAGTACCAAGATGCACAGGAATCGGTTGAAAGACTGCGAGACGCAGTAGATAAACCTCGCGATGATGGCATGATTGGCATGCTCCCCGTAAGCGCGCAAAGGTTAACCGCAAAGCAACGGCTAGATAAAGTTAACGCAGAATTGAACCGTAGGGGTAAAAAACCACCCCAACGCCGACGAGGAAACCTTCGCGATTCAGAAGCGCGAAGAATGGAACGAGAACTCGTTCAACCCGGCGCGCCAAGAACTGGTGAAGCCCCTGCTCGCCGTCGTCGTCGTGCTGTCGTTGAAGCGACTCAGAAACCAAAAGCACCAACGCGTCGGGAAGAGCAACGAGAAATAACGCCCGTGAATTTTGAAGGGATGAATGAAGTTGATCTACAACCGATCCCTGAGGGAATTCGGAATATGACTGATCAAGAAATAGAAACTGAATTAAGAAAAAAGGGCGGAGTCAGCAGGGAAAGAACCCAATTCCTATTAAGAGAGCAAGCCGCTAGAAAATTGAGGGCAGAAGGTAAGGATAAACCCGCAAAAGACAAACCAAAAATAGTAAAACCTCGCCGCCCAAAACCAGAAGTTGATTTACTAGAACCAGATCTTCAGGAACTTCGCAGACTTGATGCAGAAGAAAATAAACCGAAGAGAAGAAAACCGAACCCCGAAGAATTGACACCGCTTTCCATTGTGGAACAAGGACGAGATGTACCTCAGCCTCCACCGCCAAGACCGAACCTTTTACCACCCGCAATGAGAAGAGGGTACCTTGTTCCTGAGGCAACTTTCAAAGAAGACCGAGATCAAGCAAAAATTAATGATGCGCTCAATAACGTCAATTTTGACATAATCAACAATTACGACAATATGCAGAATTTTAATTCCGCGAACTTAGACGAACTTAAAGATCTATTGGCAAGAGAAAAAAGATTACAGGTGACCCTTGAAAAAAGGTTGAGGGACGCAGGAGACTCGTGGTTAAATCTTCAACGAGACTTGGGAACAGAAAACGGAGGACGCGCACGAGACATGGTGCGTGACAGGTATCTGATCGCGTGGGCGGCACAACAAGGGTCTGATGAAAAAATAAAACAGATGGAAATGCGTCAATTAGAAATTGAAGCAAATATTGAATGGCGCCGCAGACCCGTACCTCAACGCAACTTGGTTAACGATCCCCTAGATAAGCAACCACAACCACAACCACAACCAGCAGGACCGCGCCGTTTTAATGATCCAAAACTTGCTGAAGAATTTAAAATCATTGAAGATCTAAATTATTCCGAAGTTAATACCATCAATTCGCAATATCAAATTGCAAAAAATCAAAACCCTGTAATATACAATTCAGCCCAATTGCAGGACGGCATATACGGGGATATTGAAGCACTCAATCAAATCATTGCATCTAATTCGGAAAAAGCATCCGATTTCAATAATCAAATACGCGACGCGAAACGAGAATTGCTCAACGCGTTAGAAGGTGAAGAACGTCAACGAGCAATTCAAAAACTGGTGTTAGCGATACAGGGCAGAGAAAGAATGTATGAAGAAAACCGTGTCATCAACGCGGTCATACAACAAAACCCTTTCGGTATTGAAGGAGCAAGACCCGATGTCCCTGTGCGTGCAGTAATTGGTGCAGATCAGCCCATTGCCGATATTGATGATCCTGAATTAAATAATGATGTTAATGAACTCTTAGATTCCTCTAACGGGATTTTGTATTTGCAAGCGAAAGAACTTTATAAAACAAAACTGCAAACACGGCTTGATGAATTCGTAAACTGGGAAAGATCTTATACCGCAGGTCTGTTTAATGGGGATTTTGGTGGCGCTGCCCAAATCGCTACGAGGATTGAACAAGCGGAATCTCTTCGTGACACATATCAAAACACCATCAAAGAACAACTTGAAATCATGAAACAAAATATCGGCACTCAAAGTCCGATAAGCGCACAGTTGGAAAATATTGCTGATGCAAAAGCAAAACTTGTGAGAGTAAAACTAGAAGAAAGACTTTTAAAAGAGTTCCAAGAAGGAAAATTGGCGCCATTGGAAGCATTCAAAGTTGGGGAACCAAAAGGAATCGTAGGTACACCTGAACAACTTCGCTATAGACCCACACCAGTTGAGAAAATGTTGGATCCAATTGAAGAAAAACTTTTGGAACAAGCAGTACTAAAAATTAGTGATGTGAAAGACCTTTCGGGTGTCCTTGCAGTAATTGATGAAAACAAATATGATGTTGCTGAAACCCAACAACGACTTGAAATGGCGTATGTTGATAATTTGAGTCAACGTGTAGCCCAAGTTGCTGACGGCAGAGATGTCACTGCCGCTGTTGAACAAATTCGTGCCGACTACAGATATGGGAATGACTCGGACGATTTGGCTAGAATTGAAGAAGCGCGAGCAAGAATTTTAGATGCTGTTGAAAAACTTGAAAAATTATCAAACGAGGACAATCCGTCACCCTCAGCGATAAACCGCGCTGTCAGTGAAATAGGTAGGGCGAGAATTAGCATTGCCGAAGCACAACACGGGATGCGTCAAAGAAATTCACTGAGAGAAGATTTTGACAAGGCTCTTCTGAGACTTCAGGAAGGATACTTTGTTGATCCTAAAGAACTTGAAGCGCCAGAACTAACATCGGAAAAACTTAAATCAGATATTGACACAAGTATAGAAAAAGCAGTTGCTAAACGTGCATCAGAGGTTGAAACCTATTTGGAATCTCAGTTCCCTGATTACGGTGGCGATCCTGAAGATTCAAACAATATGCTTCCTGATTTTGTTCGTATGACACCAGAAAAATGGGGGACTCTTTCTAACGAACAAAAAGAGGGATATTTGCGAGAGGCTTACACCTTTGACCAGATCGTAGGTGCAAACGGGAAGTTTTATAGGACACGAGTGCAGCGTTTTCGCTACAATCCTGATGAAACAATTATTGACGTTGAGTTTGACGAAGTAGATGAAGACGGCAGGGTAGTGAGAGAGCGAATCGCGGCATCTACACGCAGATTACAAATGAATGGAAACCCACCAAGCGTCTATCAACAAAGTTTTTTCATTTCAAAAAATAGCGACAAAGGAGCAGGATTGGCAACAGTTTATAACGGTGTTGCTTTCAGGTATTTAGAAAAAATAGGGGTTAAAGAAGCACAAGTAAGTCCAGCGGAAGATGGACAATACATTTGGGCTCGTGTCGGGTTTAAGAACGAGGAACCTCTAGATAGTTACAGGATGAGCCACTTCAAAGCAGCAATGCGGACTTATGAAGTTTTGGGTGGCAGTGGTTTAATTACAACGGATGAAGAGTACCAACGAGTCAAAGCGTTCGTTGATCTACAAAAATCTGGTGTACCTCTTTCCCTCCAAGATGCAATCTTTATGATGGATTCTGGTGGTATCCAAGAACAAGCCCGTAGAGATTACATAAAACATTGGTTCATAGAACACATGCCCCTATATTCGGGTGCCGCCCTGAATTTCGCTGACAACAAAATTGGGGAGAAATCTGCTTACCGAAATATAAGAAGAAAAAATTTGCTTAGAGATAGAGCGATAAGGTACAAGAGGCTGACATGAAACTCACAGAAAAACAAAAAACTGCGATAAAAGTTGAACTATACAAAAAAGTAAAAAACGCTAATACGCGTTCAAAAATTATTGCTACAGCGTTCGGTTTCGCCGAAGACAATGGTGAAGACGGTGACCTTGAGTCAATGGTCAGTTATCTTATGAGAAATCAAGACAAGATTGATGAAATGCATAAAACTTATGGGATGATTACACCATACATTTCCGAGAGCGAAAAGAAGAAAAAGAAGAAGAAGAAATGACCGATAAAAAACCTGATTTGACCACACGAGAACAGGCTCTTCGTGTCGCACGTATGCTCGGATGCAAAGGCGCCCATGAAACCGAAAATGGTTGGATGCCTTGTGGGTCGCATGAAGAGTATGAAGCAATCAAAAAAGGTGAAGAAGAATATCTAAAAGTCCTTGCATCAAAGAAGAAGAAGCCTTTGCCAAAAATGGTTCAACGCACCAAGCGTTTGGAAACAAAGTCTGATGCCTATTACGAGAATCGTGCTGATGCGGTTGCTATTTCTAAGGCTCGTGGTTGTGGTGGTGTACGAACCGTCATGCTTGATGGGAAAAAGTATTATGCTGTTTGCAATCATCGGGCACCGAAGAAGGGTTGGGAGAACCTTGACGAAAAACCCATTACGGGTATCGCCACCTTGCCGGGTGGTGGACTAGTAACTGGTTCTTTCTCAGGAAAGGCTTTGGGTACTTCGGTTGGTCGCCCAATTGGTGGTGTATCGGAGATTGATGGCGACGGTGACGGCTTTACATCTAACGCTCGTGGTGAAGACAAAATTCCCGTAATTGCAAGGACTGTTTTAGAACAAATAAAAAAGATAGGTCCTGAAGGCGTTGAAATGCAATTAGCGCAACGAATTAAAGGACTTTCAGCGACCTTAGATGATCAAGACTTCTCAGAAGTAGTCGGAATAGATACAGATAGAAGAAAAAAAATTGTATCTCAATATGACCGTATGCCCGTATTAGATGAGAAGGCAAAAAAAGCATACGACCAATTTGCGGGAGAACTTGACCGTCAGTTCAAATTCTTGGAAGAGCAGGGTATCAAATTTGAATTCGTTGATGAAGATCCGTATAAATCATTTTATGAAATGCACGAGGATTTTATACGGAACCGACGACTGAAAGTTATGAAAACTTCAGTGACTGGATCTCACCCTTATTGGAGTGACGCGACCAATGACAAGTTCAGGGCGGTGCACGATGTTTTGGGTCATTTGGCGACTGGTCGCGGATTTGATCGTCACGGTGAAGAAGCCGCGTACCAAGCACACAAATTGACTTTACCTGCTGAAGTACACGGCGCTTTGGCGATGGAAACACGCGGACAAAACGCATTCTTGATTGAACGAGGAGATTTTCCTCCACAAAAAGCGGGGGTGCTTCCAGATGACATGATCAAGAAGATGTTTGATGCTCTGTATACAAAGCAAGAGAAAATAGTTACTTCTGACGACGATAACTTGTTTGAAATAAGTGGTTCTCACCATGTTTCTGGTGGGAGACATTTTCCTAAAAATAAAATGAAACAAAAAGGTTTTGTTAACTTTGTTAGCCGTTCAACAGACCCTGATACTTTTAGCAACGCAGAGTCCGCCCGTATCCGTGCAAGAAACTTGGGCTGTATCGGTATCCGCAGATACACGGCGTCTGACGGGAAACTTGTTTGGTTGCCTTGCACGAATGTGTCTGACTACAACCGTGTAACAGGTATCCGAGGGGATAACAGCCCTAGGAATAATCCTCGCCGTCAGGGTTCCAAATTTGGAAAAAAGGTTTTGGGTACACCAATTGGTAGTAGGTCTAATGAAGACGGTGACGGTGACGGGTTCACAACTGGTGGAATTATTGGTGGAGAAGACAAAATCCCTGTAGTGAAACTACCCGATGTTTTGACAACGGAGGCTCTGAAGAAGATGCGCTCTGATGTGAATCCTGATTTTTTGGATCCTAAAAAAAGTTCGGAAAGACATGGTGACGAGGAATTCAGTGCTGCCGAGTTAATGAAACTTCCTGCGGAGAATGCGTATAATCTTTCGTTACTGGACAGTGAGTCTGCGGAGTATTTGGAGGATCAGCGGCGAATTAATTCTGGTGGCATGAATCAGCGTATTCGCCAAGAGGGTGTATTTTATCCAATAATATTGCGAGAATGGGCTGACGGAAAGAGAAGCATTTATGATGGACATCATCGTCTTATAGCCGCATATGATAATCACCCCGATTTCCGTGTTCCTGTTTTTGTCTGGAAAGAAGAAGTGAATCTTGGGGATGAGTTTAAATCTGTAGAGCGTAAGGGTTTCGGTAAAAAGGATGCTCAAAGTTCAATTGCTCAGACTGGTCTGATTTCTTTTAAGGGTGTGCCAAAACCCAAAAAGAAGCCACCAACCGTGACAAGTACCGATATCAATAACCTTGCTGTCCGTGTCCGTCAGCACAACGCAAAAGCCAAAGCCTCACAACGGGCTAACCTGCGAGACCTCAAAAATGTGTATATGCGAGGTCTTGAAGATGGTGACAAAACCTCTGCGAACAAGCGTGTTTCCAAGTTTTTGTCGCTATTGATGTCAGACAAACCGAAAGATGTCAAATATTTTGATGACAATGATCTACTTCCACTAGACCACCCTTGGCGGAACCGAAAAACAACCAAAAAATGGGCAGGATTTGACGACGGCGAATACGGAGTCAAGTACGCCAAAAAATGTTGCCCACGAGTAGTAAAACGACACTACGCAAAGTAAACCCAATAAAAGGGGTTGCATTTTTAATGTTACTTTGATGTTATTCTCGTAATACAGCAAATGTAACTGGACTAGGTGCTTACCGAAGTCTTAATAATAAAAAAATAAGTAACCACCAACAAAATCCAATTCACTAGGAGTGAACAACATGTCATTTGACAACAGCCGTTTAACTGAACTTCAAGGTGCAATGCGCGCCAAGATGGCAGAAAACAAAACAATCGCAGACAACTTCAAAATTGAAGATGGCACTGTAGTTGTATCAGCAGAACAAAAAACAGCGTTTGACAAGAACATGTCAGACATCCGCGAAATCAAGTCACTCGTTGAGAGCCTTGAGTCAATGCGCGATGCTGACAAATGGGCTTCAGAACCACAAGATTCAGTAGCACAGGCTTCGGCTTATGCAACTGCCGAATTGCAAAACGCAGTACAGCCAATGCGTGCAAAGACAATCGGCGAAGCATTCCTTGCTTCAGCAGAGTTCAAGTCGTTGCTCGCAAGCGGTTCAGCAAACATGCCAAGCCCATACCGTTCGGGTAGCGATTACAGCGTAAAAGATCTGTACTCGGCACTTCCAACAGGTACACCTGGCTCGTTTGGAACCATCCAACGCGATGCAATGGTTATCCCTCCAATGCGCACGAAGCGTGTCCGTGACTTGTTCCCAAGCCGCACCACGAACGCCGCGATCATTGAATACTTCCGTATGACAGGTTTCGTCAACAACGCATCAGCAGTTGCTGAGCGTTCAGGCGATGCTTTCGGTGCGAAGCCACAGTCGTCCTTCACCTTCGTTGGTGAGCAGGCTCCTGTTCGCACAATGGCACACTGGGAAGCCGCACACCGCAACGTTCTTGCTGATGAGCCACAACTACGCTCAATCATTGACAACGAGTTGATGTACGGTCTCCGTTTGCAGGAAGATGCACAGATCTTGAACGGTTCAGGCACTGGCGAAAACCTCCGAGGTATCTTGAATACACCGGGCGTACAAACCTATGACTGGTCGGATGGCACATACTCAGCAACAGCAGGCATGAGCGACACCAAGGCTGACGCAGTCCGTCGTGCCGCAACTCTTTCCTTCTTGGCTTACTACGAGCCATCGGGTATCGTTCTTAACCCGAACGATTGGGAAGACATTGAACTCAGCAAAGATGGCAACGGCGCTTACGTCGTAGCAGTCTCTGTTGCAATGGGTGGCGAGCAGCGTTTGTGGAGAATTCCAGTAGTGGACACTCCAGCAATTGCTGAAGGTACAGCACTTATTGGTGCATTCGGTACGGGAGCACAAATCTACGACCGTGAATCACCAAGCATCCGAGTGAGCGAACAGCATGCAGACTTCTTCGTGCGTAACGCAATCGTGATCCTTGCCGAGCAACGATTGGCTCTCGCTGTGAAGCGACCAGAGTCGTTCGTGAAGGTAAATTTTGATGCGGCTCCATCAGCCTAATCAATAAATAATTCACACGACCCCCACTCTGACCGCAAGGTTGGGGTGGGGGTTTTGTGTTTTGTGGGATAATGAGGAACTATGAAATTCACTGATTTGATTAACGGTCAACCGATCTCTGTTCGTGTTAAAGCGGAAGAATCTTGCCCTAAAGCGACACAGGACATTGCAACAAACCTAAGTAACCGTGGTAAAGCAATCAAGACAGCAATGTACGGTCCGCTTAATCCTTCTGAACCCAATAATGATTATTGGGGAAAGTTAGCAAAAGAGTGGGATGTTGATACTGCGTCGGCAAAAAAACAACTGTGCGGAAACTGTGCTTTGTTTATACAGACTCCGTCTATGAAGGATTGCATAGAAAAGGGCGTTACTAACGGCGAGCGTAAGGATGAGTGGGAAGCAATTGATAGTGCTGGTGAACTTGGATATTGCGAAGCGTTTGATTTTAAGTGTGCATCAAAGAGAACTTGCCGTGCATGGGTTACTGGTGGTCCGATCGTCAAAGAGAAGTCCGCTAAACCATTGCGCGACCCAAAGGGTGGATTGACCGCCGCTGGCAGGGCGCACTTCAACAGAACTCAAGGATCTAATTTAAAACCAGGAGTTAAGGGTCGTGCCGATACACCAGAAAAGATGCGTCGCAAAGGATCGTTTCTTACACGGTTCTTCACCAACCCTTCTGGTCCTATGAAAGACGAAAAAGGGCGCCCAACACGGCTCGCTCTTTCCGCCGCGGCTTGGGGTGAACCAGTCCCACAAGACAGAGAAGCAGCGGCGCGTCTTGCTGAAAAGGGCAGACGATTGTTGGAACGATATAAAAACTCTAAAGATAAGGATTGATTATGGAAAGATTTTGGTACGGAGCAACAATTCTCAAAGTAGTTGACGGCGACACCGTTGATTTAATGGTTGATCTTGGTTTTAGCGTTCATCATAAAATCCGTGTTCGTTTATATGGTATCAACACCCCTGAATCACGGACAAAAGATTTGAAAGAAAAGGAACTTGGGTTGAAGGCAAAGAAGTTTGTTGAGGATTGGATCACGAATCATAAATGGGTTTTTGTTAACACAATTCCTGATAAGAGCGACAAGTATGGTCGTGTTTTGGCAAGAATTTATTCTTCAGACAAAATTGATGACCCTCAAACAGCGTGTCTTAATATTGACATGATTCAGTCAGGGAACGCTAGAGAATACTATGGCGTCGGAGATAAAACTTGGGCAGAGTTCAAAAAGGAAACAAAATAAAATGACAACAGAAAAATCGTTCATTGAGATGCTGATGTCGCAAATGCCTATGAGGATGATTGCCATATCTAAACCACAAACACCAACTCTTAACCCCGAAGAACAAGCACTTGCTGATTCGCTTATCCAAATCACTCAAAAATATGGAAAATTCAATCAAGATTACACAGGTGTATGGGCTGGTTATGATGATCCATCAAAAAATGAAGTGGCACAGATAGGCGTCAAGTGTTCTAATTGTGTTTTATACGAAGGCGGTACTTCGTGCAAGATAATCTCGCTCCCTGTCGCCCCTGAAGGAAAATGTAGGTTCGCTGTCATCCCTGACGGAGTCGTAAAAGCAAAATAACCCATGAGCAAACTTTTATACAAGATACTTGGTACACCAATTGGTGGTTTCTCCTCAGACAAAGTACCCAAAGATGGCGATGGCGATGGTATGTTCACCCTCGGCGACGAAGACAATGTCCCAATTGGCGCGGCTATTGAAATCGCTAGGAACCTAGCAAGAAAAAAAGTTAGAAACTTTGTTAAGGAAAATCCTGAACGAAAAGAACGCATCAAACAAATGCTGCTCAAGGCGAACGAGGGCGGCTTTACTGTAGAGAAAACACAAAAAGATGACATCGTTAAAGGCATTGCAATCGGACGAAACAAGCATGGAATTAAAAAACCAGCCTCGGAAATGTACGACGATGATGGTCAACCAACCGATGAAGCGATAAGGCTTGTGATGTCTTGGCTGACTTATCACGGTGAAGAAATTTTTGATAACCCTTTAGAAGGCGCGCGAGAAGTTGGAATTGGGGGTTGGGTAGACGAAGGAATGTTCTATTTGGATGCTTCCGACATTTACGACAGCACACCAGAAAACCTTGCACGAGCGTCAAAACTAGGGACATTACAAAACCAACTTTATGTAGCCCATCTTGAAGAAGTAAAGATTGCCGCCAAAACAGGTGACTGGAGTAAGGCAATGATTAAAGCGGATGGGAATGGTTCAGAAACGCTTCCCCTTGAACTTTTTGATGACATCATGGACATTTATAAATCCATCCCACGGACTGTTGATCTGCTTATCCCTTCAATCCCGAGAAAACGAACAATAAGCGAAAAATTGGCATCTCTTGAAAATTTTCGTATAGTAATACTTGACGAATCGGAAAGGAAATGATCAATGGCTAAGCCAACAGATAAGATTATTCAAAGAACAAAAAAAGTTGACAAACAATTTTTTAAGTTGAGCCCTGAAGAACAATACAAGCGTGTTGCTGAGATGTTAAAAGATTTGAGCCCTAATGAGGAAGTTAGGAACAGAAAACAATAGTTATAGATGTTTAGCGTTTTCTCGTTCTAGCCAATCTATTTGACCTCGGAGTTCGCTAATTTTCAATTTGAGCAACGCTATCTCGTCTTGTAAAGCACGAGTATTGTTATTGTAAAGAGCGTTAAATTCGGTTTCGGCTAAAGATGTTTTTTCAAGCATCTAACTACATTAGCGCTTTATTCAACTAGTAAAAAGAATGTTGAAGAGAACCGTTTGCCGTTGGTTACAGGTCTAACCCAATGCCACAGCGAAGCATCAAAAAACACGCACGAATTTGGTTGCGGTTTCAGAGTGAACAAATTTTTGAGATTTGGATTATCTGTTGATGATTGCGGTTCACTAGGACGCTCTGTCGTGAAACAGATCTCCCCTCCTTCGTAATCATCATTCAGATAGTAGATAGCAGACGCATTAGGTTTGAAGCCAACATCTGGATCGTTGGGATAGTCTTTGTTGGGCACATTGTCTTGATGGACATCCATGCCTCGGTTGTCGGAAAAAACAAGGACATTTCCGCCCTTTATTTTGAGCCCTGCGTTTTGATGGTAACGAGGGTATATATTGCGGATCTGTGATTGAACATCCAAAGTGTTGACATTCGCAAGATTCATTAAATGTGGGGTTTGCTCGGATGACATTCCCTCAGAGGATTTAGCCTGAATAAGAATTTCTTGAAAAGTATTTGCGGAAAGAAAATTTGTTAAGTAAATGAACGGCAGGTACGGGTTGGACATATTAAAGCGTCTCCCACCTCATATGTTTCTTATACATATCAGGGCTTACGACTATCGGATCAACCCACCAATCTTCATGAATCGTTCTAGTTACCAAGGTGTAGCCAAGACAGTCAAGTATCTCTCGTTGAGCATCCCTCTGCCCGCTGTTACGGAAATACATATTGGCGTCGTGCTCAAAAGTTATTACAGAAAATCTGTACTGCGTTAAGGGGACGGTGATTAAACCCAAAAGTGTTGTGTAATGATTCCCGATAGGTCTAGTAGCCCTGTCGTACCCTGAGTCAATATCAACTTGTAGGTAGTCAATCTGTTTCGGAAAGTGATTGTTATGAAAATAACTTATGTAATCAAAATTGAGGGCATCACCCATGCACGGGTTTGACCTATTTTGAATGAACTCTTCACGGCGTTCATCAACTAGTTCAAAAGAAACACCCTGCCAACCGAACGACTTTTCTAGAGCGTAAGTGTTGCTTCCTTCAGAGGAATGAAAAGCGCCAAGTTCAACATAGAAACCATCTCTTTTGTAGTCAAGAACATCCAGTACGAATGCTTCCTGATTGCTGTCACCCACATATTTGTTCATTTTTTTAAATTATTTTTCTTGACAATGTCGCCAATTGTTTTGATCGTAGAACCAAGAGAACTTTTGATTTCCTGATTAGTGATGTTGATAATTGATTTACTGTCTATTTTGTTTTTACCGAGTTCACTCTCAAGGAAGCGAACTTTTGCTTCAAGTTCTTCTATCTTTTTGTTTGTTTCTTCCACAAAGTCATCAAAACGATTTTCTATATTGTCAGCGCCGTAAGGCATTTCATTCTCCTCTTTCTTGTTTTTCAACAATTCTTATGGCTCGCGAACATATCTTATCCCATTGCTGAGGATGGTTTTCCTTAATCCATTTGATAGCAATTTGTGAGCGTTTATTGGCAACGATCTGATGAAACTTCGCGTTATTTTTACCTGTGGAAGTTTTCCTGTAGCCACGCATATATTCCGCCGCGGCTTTTTTGCACAACGAGCACCTGCATTTGGTGTTTGTGTATGTGGCGTATAGCCCGTGAATTATTTCGTCTGCCATGACCAACCGTAAATCGTTTTGAGGTGCATTTTTGCTACATCTTCTCTTGTTGTTGATATATCCGAATATCCACCCGCTAACGCAAAGATAGCCTTGTGACCGCCGATGAACTCCGAAACAATCTTCTCCCGTTGCGCTATAACTTCTTCGTCTATCTCATGTGAACCAATCGGGTCAATCCCTGCATTGTAGATAAATATAGTTTTATCAGTCATAAACGGCTCCGCTAATGAGAGGGATTTTTGTATTTCTTCTAAATAATCTTCTTCCCAATCAAGAACATGTAAGTTTGCCCAAGTTTCATCAACTTCAATGTCGTATTCGTCAAAGTAGTTAGTTGATAAATCAATGTGACGGATCGGAGGTGTTGATTTTCCAAAAATCTTGTTTTGGGTTTGTAAAACCCCGTTGAAGGTTTTCAAGAAGTCCATAGTGCCACCACCGCAATGTGCGTCAAAATCTAAAACTATTGGTTCAAGACCTTGTTCATATGCGTAAATTGCTGACAGTGCTATGCCGTTGATCGTACAAAACCCTGCACCACCAGTTTTTGATGCGTGATGCAAACCTGAAGAAAGGCTTCCGCTTCTCCCCCCGTTTGCCAAGACTTCATCAACTGATGCGATCAGTCCATGTGTATGTGCTCGCGCAAACTTGTAAGTGTTTGAACACCATTCAAAACCTTGACTCTGCGATAGCCGTGAGTCGTTGTTTGTTTTCAATGCCTCAACATATTGAGGACTCAACCATCTTTTAATTAGTTGTTCAGTCTTTGAGATGTCGGTTGCCTTTTCGGGGTCAACTATCTCTATTGTTGGGACATCCTGCAATACACGAACTTTTGCAGGGGTTTCCAAAACTTTTTTGCTAATCAAATTGACAATATCGTCAGATTTTCTTGATGTATCAAAATCATATTTGATGGATGTGTAGTTTTCGTTCCAAAAAACTTTCATTACTTTACCAACCTGATTCGGAATGCTTATGACGAATTTCCAAGAGTGTCGTACCAAGATTAAAGTACTTATCCAAATGTTTGACGATCAAGATATTCGGTGCGAATGGTCGTTTTCCTTGATTAAAAAACCCTTTCTCTTCAGGGTGTTTATCTTGAAGGTATAGAAATGCTTCTAACGGATCGTTACCGTTTGCTATCGCCACTCCCCATGCTGTTGCTGTTGAACGGGAAATACCCGCGTGACAATGCACCAACAATTTTGGGACGCCTACACCAAACTCTACGAGTTCAACGATGTCCTCATATGTCGGTCCGCCGTGCTCCTCAAACATTGTGTCGCTAAATTCAACGACTTTGTGAATAGGGTGATTGAAGTTTCTAACCTCATCGCGATACGGACCCGCAGTCAAAACCGCGTCGTATTCAAGACATTGTTCTCTTGCTTCTTCTAGGTTCCTTACCGTTGGCGGGGTTATTAAAGATGTCTTCATTGTTTCTCTTTCTTTAGTATTTGTAGGTATATTACTTATACCGTAAGTGTAGCCCCCATAGATGGGGTTTAGCAACTCCGCTCAAACCCCTGTGGATAAAGGGAAAAACATTTTTAGATATTTCCTAAATATCGGGTTGTTTTTCATCAAGCCATTAGTTAGTATCTCTTTTGTAAGAAATACATAAACAACTAAATAGAAAGACAAGGAGCCCATAATGGCTACAACGACATATCAGCAACTTAAAAAGAAACTCGGCGTGAGCCGCGGTCGCAAACCACTCCCCGCAGAAGAGCGTGTACGACGCGCAGAACTTCGGAAGATTGAAGCAAAGCGTCGCAACGAGGCAAAACGACGAGCATCGTTTGTTCTTCAAACACGATACACCGACGAATTTGAGGAACTGTTCGCAGAGGAAATGAAGGCAATGAAAGCAGAAAACAAGTTCGCAACCAAGGGATAACACTTGGGGCAAAAAGTCTATGCCCCCCGCATAGAAGGAATGACTAAGGAGCACCGCAAGGTGCTCCTTTTCCTTTTGGGGGCACGATGTATCATTGTTTATGCCTGAATACATCTATGGTGATATAGAGATTCTTCGTGCCACAGGAGAGCCGTGCATTGTCTGTGGTGACCCAACAGGGAATTGTGTGCCCAAAGGGCATAAACCCCCCGAAAAACTTCTTGGCTTAGGTATTTTTCAATCATTAGATGACAGGCAAACATTCAGAGTAGAAGAAGATTTCTTTGTCCCCGAGGAAGTATCTGCTGGTGTTATCGCAAAAGTACGGAAATTCGCTAAAGGTCAAATAATCTCGCTGACCGAAGCAAGAAAATATAACCTTACCCGTAATTAGGATTTTACTGAAAATGCGGGGTGCTGTAATATGGTTCTTTACCCATATTGCCCTATGCGCCGAAAGAGGACGTAATGACCGCTCACCTATCCCAAGAATTTGTTGACCAATACAAGACTCAGACACCTCCTTGGGGATTTAATGGGCTAGGCGAAGTTGTATACCTTCGCACATATTCGCGACGCATTGAAGACCTTAATCGCAACGAAACTTGGCTAGAAACCGTTCAACGCTGTGTTAACGGAGCCATAGACATTGGAACTCCGCTCACCAAAACTCAAGCAGAAAAACTTTTTGATCATGTCTTCAACCTGCGTGGATCATTCTCGGGTCGTGCTCTTTGGCAACTCGGAACTCCACTCATCAAACAATTCAACGCCGCCTCGCTCAATAACTGCTATTTCGTAAACATAGAAAAGGTAGAAGATTTTGAATTTCTTTTTGACCACCTCATGCTCGGCGGTGGTGTCGGATTCTCGGTGGAACGAGCAAAAATTCACGATCTTCCAAAGGTTCTCCCTAATGTAAAAATCACTCACGAGCGTTCAAACGACGCAGACATTATTGTCCCTGATTCTCGTCAAGGTTGGCGAAGACTATTACACAGCGTATTGAAGTCATATTTTGATACAGGTAAATCATTCTCATACTCAACGATTCTTATCCGAGAATTTGGTGCACCCCTCAAGACATTTGGAGGCACAGCAAGCGGACCCGGCGCATTGGTGGACGGGATTGCAGACATCTGCCGAGTGATGGAAGCAAGAGAGGGAAAGAAACTTCGCTCAATTGATGTCCTAGACATTTGCAACATAATCGGTCGTGTGGTTGTCTCAGGCTCATCACGACGCTCCGCACAGATCGCTATCGGCGACCCCGACGATGTTCTGTTTTTGCGAGCAAAAAATTGGGCTTCGGGAGACATCCCCGGTTACCGAGCCAACTCAAACAACAGCATCTATGCCGACTACTACGACCACATCATGCCCGAACTATGGAAGGGCTATACGGGTGGTGGCGAACCTTACGGTCTTGTAAATCGCCGTCTCGCCCGCAAGTTCGGAAGACTTAAAGAAGAACGAGCAGATAAAACCATTGAAGGTTTCAACCCATGTGCCGAAATTGGTTTAGGCGATGGAGAGTCATGCAATCTTTCAACCATATTCCTACCCAATATCTGCGACATCAAACAATTAAAAGAAATATCCGAACTTCTTTACATGGTTCAAAAACAGATCACCCGTCTTGCCTACCCTTATGCAAAAACAAACGCAATCGTTGCGAAAAACGCACGACTAGGACAAAGCATCTCTGGCGTTTTACAGGCTTCAGCAGAGCAAGTTTCTTGGCTAGATGAGGCTTACAGACACCTAGACGAATTTGACATGTATTACTCAAAGGAAAAAGGCTTCCCTCGTTCCGTCAGACTTACCACTGTCCAACCGTCAGGGACGCTCTCCTTACTCCCCGGTATCACTCCGGGCATTCATCCCGCATTCGCGCCGTTCTACATCCGTAGGGTGCGTTTTGGTGCGTCTGACGCCCTTGTGACAGGCTTGCGTGCGAGAGGACACAAGGTTGTTTGGGATATCGGTATTGACGGCAGAGAAGACCACTCACGCTATGTCGTTGAGTTCCCATGCAAGTCACCAGATAATGCGGTTCTCGCCGAGAACATGACGGCAGTAGAACAACTTGAATGGGTCAAAAAAATGCAGACAGAGTGGGCGGACAACGCCGTGTCTGTAACTGTTTATTATAGAAAAGAAGAACTTGAATCAATCAAAGAATGGTTGTCAAAAAATTATGACACTGGTGTCAAATCGGTATCATTTCTCCTACACGCAGACCACAACTTCCCGCTTCCTCCATATGAACAGATCAGCCAAGCCGATTATGATGCACTTGTGAAAAAAATTGATCCATCTTTGCCGTTAAGTCAGGCAACAGGTTCAGAATTATCGCTTGATGACTGTGCAACAGGTGCATGTCCGATCAAATGAAATGACTCACAAACGGATCAACCTTTACCCCGTCGTCATAAGGGAAGCGAGGTATGGGGGGATATATGAGGGTGGGAAGTGGCTTGCATTCGCAGAGTGCGATGAGTTCACGGAAGCGATGCTCAACTATTTTGAAGGTGATGACTGCGAAGCCGTTGATCTGTTCACCGACGAATACAAGCAGACTGTAGGAATAGGGGAAACCCCAAACCATGCATATGCCGATCTTTGTAGTAAAAAGGGAATCTCAAAAGAATAATGTTCCCAACCTTAAAACAACTTGGCGCTGACAGCATCTACGACAAGGCTGTTGACTACATAAAAGAACACGGGTTCTCCAACCACGCAACCTACGACCCATACACAAAAGAAATAGACATATGGGGCGCAATACTTTTAGCGTGTGGCGCTAAAGAAAAACTTTTAGCAGAAGGCTTCATGGAAGCAGAAGAATGCGGGGTGCCACCGTTTATGTGTGGTAGGGCAAGATTCTTTTGTGAATATTTGGAACTTGTTACTGATACAGAGATATCGGAATGGTGTTTGACACACACACAAACAGAAGCATTGTTTTTGCTTGTGAGGGCAAGCGAGAGAGTCGCTATAACATTTTTACGCCCATAAATACAATTAGTCCCCCACCGACCTGCACGGAAGTGGGGGACTAAAAGTTTGTCGGGTTTAATTCTCTTTTACTTACTTAATTATCAGGCTACAACGCTACCTGGGTGGTTGCCACGAAGTGTTGCTACTGCAACAACATCTGAACCGTCTTGGTCTGCTGACTGATCAATCTGAAGAAGAGCGGTCAAGTTAGAACCAGCGGTACCCGAACCAACTGCACCAACAACCAAAAGAACGAGATCGTCTGCTGCGAGTTCGTCAGCACCATCTGTGGATGACATTGTCGCTACAGCAGAAGTTGCTCCAGCGGCGATTGACCAAGTTCCAATAACAGTTCCAGAGGAAGTTGCCTTACGAACTGTTCCACTCAAAACCGAACCCGCAGGAGCAGTACCAACTGCAACTGTGATGCCACGGACACGACCTGCAACAGGAGTGCGAGCGACAACTGTTGAAGTTGTTGCACATGCGCCTGTGACTGTCATTGGGAGAAGAAGGGGTGCTGATGCTGACATTATTTGACCTCCAAGTCAAAGAGAATTCTATGTAGATAAATCATACAACATTTATTACTCGTCGGAAGCAACCTCAAATAAAGAAGGTTGGCTATCTTCGGCTTCTTTTAAAAGCCTGTTTTTTTCTTTATCGTTAATGAGACGAATTGTTGCTATCTCGGCATATTCAGGGTTTAACTCGCAACCCTTATAATTTCTGCCCAATTTCTGTGCCACAACGCCTGTCGTGCCAGCACCAAAAAACACGTCCAAAACCGTGCAGGGGACGACATCTTCTGTTAAACACTTACACGCTTTTTCCCAACCTGTTGTGCTTGTTTGGGTATAGCCAGCGTCCCCTTTCCCGTTGATTTCCCCATACGCGCCGTTGTAGTCGTTCGGGCGGTAACGGGGATCTTCTTGGGGGAGTTCGTTGCGTGCGATTCGCTTGCGTAAAACTTGACGAACCAACGGGGAGCCACACTGAGCGCAACATCCCTTCTCGCTCGTACCAGAAGCAATACAGGGCTCTATTAGATCCTGTGGGAAGGTCGCAAAATGTGCTTCTTTGAAAGGTTTCGTTGTCACTGTCCATACTGACCTCTTGTTTCTAAATGCACCAGTTGAACCGTGCATTGCGTTTGAGATCCCTGCGTCTTTACGGCTGTCCGCACGAGCCCCCCTGTCGTCATAAGCATATTTGGCTGGTTCTTTAATTGCTTCGCTATCAAAGAAATAATGAGATTTTTTTGTCAAAAGAAAAATGTATTCGTGGGCTTTTGTGCATCTATCCCTTACAGATTCTGGCATCGGGTTGGGTTTAGCCCAAATAATATCTTGACGCAAATACCATCCATCTGCCTGTAACGCAAAAGCCACACGCCAAGGAACACCAACCAAATCTTTCGGTTTTAAATCGCCGTCGTCTCTGCCGATCTTTGCTCTGAAGTCCTCGTTTTCCCCACCAGCGTTTGAAGCATTTGTTGACGCAATGGATTGTTTCCATCCGTTTCCGTTACTCCCCGCATAAGAGTCACCGAGATTCAACCAAAGAGTTCCGTCATCTCGCAGAACTCTATGAACTTCCCGAAAAACTTGAACCATATGCTCAACATACTCATCTACTGTTGGTTCTAAACCAAGTTGACTGTCTTCGCGCATTGCGCCGCAACGAGGACATTGAACTTTATATATCCCGTCACCGATTGCGCCTTCTAAAAGTTTTTGTCCTGTGGAGCAACTTTCACTGAATTTACTGTCACGCTTATGGGAACATTCGGGGTCGCCCCCAATCCAAGTTGCTGTTCCATAATCACGCAAACCCCAATATGGAGGGGATGTAACCACACAGTGAATACTTTTATCTGGCAACAAAGCCAAAGTTTCTCGGACATCGCCAAGAAGAATATTTTCATCTATATTCAGGGGCAGCACATCAGCATCTGTTGTCATTGTTGTTTCCCCCGAAATCCCCTCATGGGGATAAGACTACTTTGAAATTTTAAACCACGCAAGCATTCTTTTGCGAAGAGGCAAAGATTTTACATCATTAGCCCGAATGATGGAAGGCTGTTGAGCCAGTGTTTTCATCAACTTATCTGCGCTAGCGAACTGCTGTTTTGTTTCGTTGGCAGTTGCCAACAAACGATCGGCATCCTCGGGGCGAACATTGACAGGCTTTTTGGGAGCCGACGCCTTTTTAACGGGAGCCTTTTTAGCAGGCGCTTTCTTATTTGAAGTGCTTTTTTTAACTGATTTTTTTGTTTGTTTTGAGGTCATAGAAAAACACTAGTACAGACTTAATGCCTCAAATGTAACCTCATCATTTTTGTAAAATCGTAATGTTGTAAGGTTTCCCTTATATGTATACAGGCTTTTACGAAACCGACTTTGACAAGATAGCCCTATGTGTTGAATCTATCAAAACAGCAAAAATAGCCTTAGTTGACGAAGACGGAATAGGTTCTGATTTAAATATTAATATATTTGGTTGGAAAAATAATGAGTTGGCGACAATAATTCAACTTAAGGATACTTTTGGTACCCCAAAAGACGAACGCATTAGGTCGGTAATAGAGGCATCTGTCATCATGAGAAAAGGGTGGGGTATCACCGAATACACACTCGCAGCCGAAGGGTACTGCTCAATGTCTCCAGCAGAAACAACTGGAGAAAACCTAGCAAGCCTGTTCGCAATAAAAAATTCTCCAGTCAAAGAGTGTGTTTCGTTTACGCATCTAAAATCCGACGACCATGTCTTCGTCGCAATGTCATATCAAGTAAAACTTGGAAGAAAAATTGATTTCGGTGATGTGCTCTGGTTCAACGGTGGGAAAGCCATGAGAGACATTGAATATCCCGCCGCATTGAAAGCATCACTCAGAATAGATACCGAGCCAGTTGATCCATCAATAGACCGACAAACATACTTTGGTACACTGGCTTCAGCGGTAATGCACTGTGGCTTTGAAATATTTTACAGGGACGATCTTTAAAACCTTATGAACAATGTTGAATTTTTTAAAGAGAATGGCTATGTGGTACTAGAAAAAGCCATAAGCGATGATCTGATAGATCGCTATATTGACAGTTGGAACAAGGAACACTCAAATAATTTTGACCAACATGGAAACAATTTTGGTTGGTCAATGGAATCTGGGAACGATCCTCACGAATACTTGAACCACCCTGAAGTGATGGACATAATGTGTCATTCTTCAATAAATCAATTTTTTATAGATTTAGAATTACCTGTAGCACTACATCGTGTTGACACTTGGGGAACAACCAGCCAAAAACCATGGCATCAAGATTCAATGCTGTCTAATCCGATTGCGTACAATAACTACATTGGTGCGTGGGTTGCAGCAGAAGATGTCACTATGGAAGCAGGACCATTCCAGTTAATTGCTAAATCCCACAAATGGAAATTTGACAAACAAGCGGTTTACATGGGTAAAGACCAAGAAATAGTGAACGGTCGTTGGCAAAACCCACGTCTTACAAAAGAAATTGAATCGCACAACGATCACGAACATTTTACTTTCCTCGCCAAAAAAGGAGATGTTTTGATTTGGCACGGCAATCTAATTCACTGTGCGTTAGAGCCTAAAGGGATAATTCTCAGGAGAGCAGTAATTGGTCACTACACAAATACCCTTCACTCCGAGGGGGCAAAAAGTAAAAGTTATTTAGAAGAAATGAAAACACTTTTAGAACAACCAAAAATAAAACAGTGGAACGAAACTTCCTACTACTTTGATCTTAGATAGAATTTCTACAAAGAAGAAGAATTGTTGTTTTCAAAATACATATTGTACTTTGTCTCAAATTGTTTCCATTCGCGATATGCGCTAACGCCCCCATATCCGTCGTATGAATCAATTGATCTCATGACAAAAAGATGAAGCGCTAAAACGGTGATGGCGATGAAAATAAGTGAAAATATCATTTAACAATAATGCCATCTTTGATTGAGATGGACTGCGCGAAATCATCACTTCTTGAAATTAGATAGACTCTATCTCTGTTGGTGATTCCAACGAATCCACAACCTCCGCATCTTCAATCTCATCTTCTCCATCACTCAAGGCTGGCATATCACCAAGAAGTTGTTTGATCGTATCTTTCGGCATAATCCCCGCATCGCTCATCAATATCAAAAGTTTCTTAGCCTCAGCCTCGGAATCAAACTTCTCAGCCTGAACAACGCCCGGCGCGCCAGCCAATACCGCTCGTATCGGAGAAGAATCACGGACATCCATCTGAACATTTACATTCGTTTGTTCCATACCAAGCAATTTTGCGCGACGATCAATGATTGAAAGCACCGTTGACACCGCCTTGATATCTGGCTCAATAGAGACCTCTGTGCCGTCATCCATTTTCTGTTTCCTGTGTTGCGTTAACGGCCAGATTGCGGATTGAAGAGCATCTAATCGTTCAAGTTCCATCTGAAGAACTTCAGGATAAATAAGCAAGGCTTCTTGACTAAGTTTATTCAATTGTCTTTTCACGGAGTTTGAAACATTGGATGTGCCAATACCAAACCTTCGTGCAATCTCCGCAATTGGAACGCCAGCCTGCCTCATCTTGAAAATGCGCAGGTCTCGTTCAGCGAGAAATTCTCTTGTTAGTCCCTTTTCAGCCATTTTAAATTGTGTCCATGAATTCAATAACTTCAAACGGGAAGATTTTCCCTCTTCTCATTTTAGTCGGAAATGCCCGCAGGTCTCGCGCGCCACGAAAATGTCGCACATCATAGACATAATCACCAATAGCAGTTGGGTCGGGAGTCAGCGATAGACCGAACTCCGGCCAGCGTGACCAAACAGCCGAACCGAATGGTCGCAGATCTCTCGTGGATGAAGATGTACCCAATGGTGCGTGGTGTTCAAGCCACAACGAACAGTTGTAGTAATCGCGCAACATGTCAAAATACTTTGCCACTTCAACAGTTATTGATTCAGATGTTCTGCCACCGGGATCCACAAAAGACTTATAAATAGGACCGAGCAAAATGAGATCAGGTTTGATAGTTTCTACCGCTTCTTCAATTATGAGGCGATCTGCTGGTCGCATCAAATCCACACCTGAAGGCTTTATCAAAATATGGCATTCAGGTTGACCTTCCAAGTATCCAAGTCGCCGAGCGGCTCCCATTATATTTGATGAGGTTCTCCTAATAATTCTTTCGGGGTTTTCAAGGTCAATTGTTAATGTTCTGATTGGTTTCATTCTTGAAAAATTGAACGGATTAATTCCAAAAGAACTGCATATTGCGATCTGTCTGGCGAGCATGGTTTTGCCGACGCCTTCCGCAGCGACAACGATTACTCGTTCGCCTCTTTCAAGAACATTCGGAATAATCCAGTCGTATTCGTCATTTTCTGTCTCCAATAGAAAATCCGACCAATTAACAAGCCTTCCTCTGTCAATTTCATCTTCATGCCCAAAAGACCCGATCATCATTGATGCTTTGGTTAGGCGCACCGTCTCCGAGATGTCCTCTCGTATCAGCAGAGAATTTATGCGTTCAGCAAGAGCAATCAATGGGGTTGTTGCTTCAACAATTGCTTCCGTCTGTTGCTCTTCTTCTTCATGCTGAACAATGTCATCAAGTGGTTCAGCATTATCCATTTCAATCAAGTCATCAACACTTCCCCCTGCACCAAGAAGTTCGGAAACATCTTTGTAATTATTTGGAGGAACCCAATTGATAACAGTGCAACCATTTTGTTGAAGGGTGTTGCTCACCATCTTGGCGTGGTCTCTACCGACCGAATCGTTATCGGCAATTATCCAAACCTGTGCACCCTCTAACGCGCGTGTGTGAATATCCAGCCACTTGCCCGCTCCGTTTGGTGGTGTGGTTGCGCATAAACCAAGTTTGACTAAGTTGTCAGCGTCTTTCTCACCCTCCACGAGCCAAATCACATCGCCGTTGCTTTTAGCGTGAAGCACATCGGGCAAGCGGTACAAAATTTTTGGTGTGTCATCTAAAGAAAAAATGTATTTCCCTTTGTTGACAGGATCTGGTCTTCGTTGCCGGAAAGTTTTCTTACCCCATTGGTCTACGAATCGTTGTTTTTGAAAAAGAAGTTTTCCATTTTCGTCACGGTAGTCATATGTGGCTACTAGTGATAGTTTTCTTTCTTCCTTTTTCTCGGGGTACAACTCTTTTACGGTCACACCCATTGCCTGACAAACTTGTTCCACGGAGCAACCCTGCCCACGGTGGCAAGTAATCAAAATTTTGTCTTCACTACCTATCCCGATTGAAAGCGAAGGGTTGTTGTCGTCGTTTCGGCACGGGCATCTAGCCTCAAAACCGTTGCTGGTCGGTCGGACACCATTCAGTTTGGCAATGAACCGATCTACATGGATAGGTACGGAAGCATTACTCATTCAACGAGTCTATTCGCCGAACTATTCTGCCAACCCGACCCGCTCTAACTGATCTGCGCACAGAATGTGATGCTTTGCGATCAATAGGTAAACAAATATTTTTTTGTTGTCTCAAAACTTCTCGTTCAACTTCGCTTTTCCCTCCCCAAATTCCAAGGGGCTCATAGTGAAGCGAATACTCCAAGCATCCTTCAATCACTTCACACTGCGAGCATAAATGTTTTGCAATTTCAACGTCTTTGCGATGCTGACCAGCGGGGAGAATCGGATAAAACAAAGTGATGTCTTCGCCTTTGCACGCGGCTTTTTTCGTGTCAAAAAAATCTTCAATGAGTTTCATGCCTAAGTTGCCCCCGATCTAACTTTTAGGTAATTGTTATTTCGCTTTACCCTACTAGCCCCTTCGGGGAACATCAAATGTTTTTTTGATATTTGCCTATTTTCTTTGCAAGTTCAATGTCCAAAAAAATTGTTACATAATTGACACGAAGAATATTGTCTTCGCCAACTTCAGATACCACTTCAACGCTGTCCTGTGGACAACCCACAGCACTGGCGATACCAGCCCGTAGTTGGGCAACATTAACTTCCTCGTTTATTGAATCATCGTAAAAATCCCACACCTCTTCAAGGGTTGGTGGCTGAACAATAGTCAATGCTTTAAGTTCCCTGCCTTTTTCTTCACCGATAACACACCAAGTACACGCAATTCTTGGGGCTGTTGATGCCCGTTTGCGAACCTCTATATGCCCGCATTCAAGTTTATGATAATAAGAAACATCACCCCAAGCCCCTTGTTTGTCAATGGAAACAATATTTTTTTGTGGAGCAGATTTTTTATTAATCATTTTTAATCCATTTTTCTTTGTCTTCGTTTTTTAGTCCTATTTGACCGAAGTACTGTTGGTAAAGTTCTTCATTTGGTGCACCAAACAAACCGTATTCTTCACCTAAAAGAATTTTTTTTGCTAAAACATTTTGGCTTTGAACAAATGTCTCGTTGCTAAAATTCCTCCAATTTAAAACGCCTTGACCTTCAACATAGGACTTTGGTTTACTTAGAGTAAATAGCACGCTAATATTTAATGCGTAAATCCCATAACCTCTGGTGATAGCCCTGAGACCCAAGAGGTGTTCTTCGCCCCAAAAAACCATTCTAGGGTCAGGCGGGCAATCTCTTACGAGTTGACTTTTGGAGAAATGAAAAGCACCGTTTACAAAACATATTTGTTTAAATCCCAAATTTTTATCTTCATTGTTCCAAATAAACTTACTTATTGAGTCTTTATTTGAATTATATTTATTTTCATCAACATCCCAAACGGTCATTACGAACTGCTTTATCAGCCCATCTACCCAATATTCGCTTTCGGGGTGAGCAAAATCCTGAAACCAGCAACCTTCTTTAAATGTCCAAAGGTCATCGGTGTAGTAACCCGCGCTCAGTTCCTCGTCTGTTTTATAAAAAGCACCGATTTGACCGCTAATAATCGTTTTGTTACCCGTATGGCGACAAACCGATTCATAGGATTCAATCAAAATTTTGTCCCAGTCGGGTTTCATTCTCGTACCAGCATCAATCCGCATAAAATACTCTTCGTCTTGCACCATTTGGCAGATAGCAAAATATGCAAACCCCAATCCCATCGGCTTGGGTGATCGCACATTTATAACTTTGACATGATCGTCGTAGCATTCAAAAGACTCAAATTCGCCGTCTACAACTCGTTGATTACAAATGCCAACAATTACGCGGTTCGGGTTTGAAGCATTCAAAAAAATGCTGTCAACCGTATTTAGCAAATCCTCTTCCTGAAACGAAGGAATGGCAACAAAAATTTTTTTATTCAAAACCTCAACCTTGTTTTCACTGAAGATTATGTTTTCCACATAAATATAGTAATCTACAAATGTGGCAAAAATAATGGGTTTAGACCTCTCCCTGACCAGCACGGGTGTCAGTATCGGCGGTCTAACAACGAGCATCAAATCCAAAAACAAAGGATCCGAACGACTCCTAGAAATAAGAAACGAAATCTTGGCTCTAGCCCAAGAGGCTGGTGTTCAAATAGTGGCAGTAGAAGGCTACTCATATGCTTCACGACATTCGCAAGCCCACTCCATAGGAGAACTTGGAGGAGTTGTAAGGGTCGCGTTACGCGAACTGGGAGTGCCAGTCGTGGTTATACCTCCAACCTGTAGAGCCAAATTTGCTACGGGAAAAGGAAACTCAGGTAAATCTGAAGTAATGTCAGCGATCTCAGCAAAAACAGGGATAATCTGGTCGGGTGGAGACGGCAATGACAGATGTGATGCTTGGATTCTTGAACAAATGACGCTCACATACTTGGGTCTGTCTCAATACGAGTGGAATACAGATCAAGTTTTGGCGCTAAAAAAATGCGATTTCACGGCAATAACAGGAGAACAAAATGGGTAGGTCACAACCAATATCTCAAGTGGAAATTGAATCAGAGATTATGCGTCTGCTTGGCATTCTTGAAGAGGAAACCGAAGCATTTGAAGTGCTTGCAGTTGATGCAGCGAAAAAAGATTCTTTAATGAAAAGTAATTGGGCTAAAGAATATCTAGCCGCCAAGGGATCCATCAAAGAGCGTGAAGCGTGGGCTGACTACAAACTTTCCGACGAGTCATATTCGTATAAGATTAGCGAGGCGTTAGTTAAATCTAAAAGAGAAAAATTGCTAACCGTGCGAACATCGTTGGACGCACTAAGGACATTGAACGCCAATGTCCGTGTACAAACAGGATTATAAATGTCTAACATTCACAAAAACATTGAACACTTGGCTGTTCCGCTCTCAGAACTTATTCATTTAGAAAACAACCCACGAAAAGGCAACATAGACGCAATTGTTGCGTCATACAAAGAATTCGGTCAAGTAAAACCAATCGTCATCAAAGACAACAAGGATGGAACCTCAACAATTATTGCAGGAAACCACCAATACGAAGCCGCTAAAAAACTTGGTTGGGATAAAATTGCTTGCGTCAAATTTGAGGGCGACAATGAAAGCGCTATTGCCTACGCTTTAGCCGACAACCGAACAAACGAACTTGGAACCACCGACAGCAATATGTTGTTTGAACTTCTTGGAGAAGTCGGCGGACAATACGACAATTTAATAGATGCGCTTGGATGGGACGAATTTGATTTAGCCGCCATGGAAGGTGACTACTATCAAGAAGACGATGCGCCCTACGAAGCACCAGTCATCCAACCAATAGCAACGATAGAACCGTCAAACAACCCAACCGTTGTAAGTACGCAAATGGAAAACGGTGAAACAATGCTTACCGCACCCAAAGGCACAGACATACAGCAAGCAGTGACTCAGGGAGCACCTTCAGTTGTTGCTAACGGTTCAAAAACAATTGTTCAATACACGCTCGTGTTTGACAGCCCTGATCAGCAAAGAAAATGGTATGACTTTATTCGTTGGCTAAAGAGCGACCCGGGCACAGACGGCGAAACAACAGCAGAGCGTGTACTCAATTTTGTTGACGCACACGCAAATTACTGAAAAAAATCTTTTTTGCTAAAGTCATTCACCAAAATGCACTCATCAAGTTTTTTATAAAATCTTTTCGCAATTGGGTGAACAAGGAATTTCTTTTCATTACTCGTACTCACGTCCATCATTTGATTGAAAAGAGAAGCGTAGTGATGGTCGCCGTTCACACGATCACCAGTGGGGTAGTCTTCCTGTGCGTCGCGCATTTCCTCAGTCGGTACATGCTTGTATTGCAAATAATTTCGTGAAAAATATTTTTTGCCTTTAAACACACTATTTGCACAGTGGTAAAACGCCTGTCCGTCTTGGGGGAAGAATGGTGAACCTGACGGGAAAATCAGCACTTCTCCTTGTTTGGGTTTATATGGAAGTAATTGATCTGAGTCAAAAAAAACAATCTCTCCGCCTTTGTAATCATCATTCCAATAGACATTACAGGTGAGCACAAAATTATCTGAATCTTCGCACATTTTTTTTATTTCAAAATCCGTATGGTAATTCATTGCTTTTGGTTTTAGTGAAATACTTAAGCCGTCTATTTGCGGGTCGGGAACCGACGCGCCATCAAAATATTCCGCCAAATTCACAGACTGTTGAATCCATGTCTCTGTGTTAATGAAATCAAAAACTTTATATTTATCGCAATAATCCGCAATAACTGCTTCTCTTACTTGTTTTACCCGTTCATAAAAATATGTTTGTTTACGGATATATTCGTGGGAAGATTCATCAGGGGTTCTTTGCACATCGGTTACACGACCGAATGTGTACCAAGGTCTATAGGGTTCAAAAAGATGAGGCGATTCAGGATCTTCCGTGGTGGTTCTTTCATGTTCATACAGAATTGATTTCATTTCCTCAATGTCGGGGAACACATTCGGATAGACACGAACATACGGCAAAATTTCGTGAGAATCTAGAGCAAAATCCATGAAATGAGATTACCACAGGATAAATTTGCCTAATGAAAAATACCCCCATAAACAATCCAGCCAAATACCTGCGTTACGGTTCAGGTTCTTACAGGATTTTGTGTTACGGCAGGTTCAGGAGAGACAATCCTTTCACTTCAGGAGATTACAGAAATTTTGTTTTAGATCAGGTTCCCCCCAAGAGAATTGATGCGAACCTTCTTTCTTTGGTCAGGTGTGGCTATTTAGAGAAAAGCCGACTTGAGGACTTTATAAAAACAAAAGAATTTGGATATATAAAATATGTTTACCAAATCACCCTTAGCGGGCATCACGCATTGATGGTATTGGGCGAGCAACAGCGCAAAAAAGAAGAAAAACTACAAAAACAGTACAACTACAACAATGGGCTCGCCCGCTGGCATAACGAGAGAAAAGCACTAAGATTTCCCCTACAAAAGAAATAGGAGAGATAATGACCACATTATTTTCATTAGAAAACAGATCCGCGCTTTTAACGGGTGGACTGAGCGGGTACGGCTGGATGATCGCCGAAGGCTTGATTGAACAGGGTGCATCTCGTGTCTATGTCGCCGATAAAGAATCATTTACCCCGCGAACAATTGAAGTTGATGATTACGACAAATTGGAATACTCGCACGAAGAGTCAATTTTGGCTGAATACCAAAAAGATGAGAAAATACGGCTTGAAAACATTTACAAAAACATCATCCCAATACAGTGCGACATAACCACGGAAGAGGGGCGAGAAAAACTATTTTGCGAAATCAGTGCCCTTGAGCCAAGCCTCAATATTCTCATTAATTCCTCGCTTTACGCTTCGGAAAATTGGGACGAAGTAATCAAATACAACCTAGAAGCACCAATAAAACTCACAGAAAAATTTCTCCCCCTTCTAAAAGCATCAACAAACCCTGATGAAGGAACAAGCATCTCAACGGAACAAATTTATGGGAAAGTAATCAACATCTCTACCGTTGACGGAATAAACCCGCCACAGATATCCAACTTTGCTTTCAGTTCAAGCAACGCAGGCATAAACCATGCATCAAAATCATTTGCTGTGCAATACATTCGTCACAAAATAGTTGTCTCATCTATAACCGTTGGATTATTCAATACGACACCCAACGAAGTTAATCCAGCAAACCGACTTCAGGTAACGCAAAGAATCCCCGCAAAACGACTCGGGCACAAAGATGACATCGTTGCGGCGATCACATACCTTGCTTCCCGCGCGGGAGACTACTGTGTCGGTGCACACCTTGTTGTAGACGGTGGTGTATCAGAGATTCGGGGATGAAAGATCTATTTTCTCTTGAAGGTCGTGTAGCCGTTGTAACAGGTGGTTCAAGCGGAATTGGTGAAATGATCTCAAGGGGGTTAGTTAAATTCGGTTGTACTCGTGTCTACAACATTTCTGTACATGACCCGTTACAAGAACGAACCCGTGTCACATACATAAAAGAAGACCTTTCAACTCTTGAAGGAATAGATAGGGCTGTTTCTCAGGTAGAAGAAAAAGAAACACACATAGACATACTCGTCAACAACGCTGGTCGTAGTGCGGGTGCAAAAAGTTTTGAGGATTTCACCGAACAAAATTGGGAAACAGCAGTAGATATTAATATGAAAACCCCGATGTTTTTAACTCAACGGTTTCATAGGTCTTTAAAAAAATCGCACTCGCTAAATAATCGTTTAGCAAAAGTGATCAACATTTCATCAATTAACGCACTCACGTTAGACCAAGATCACTCCTATGGCTATCACGCAAGTAAAGCAGGACTACTGCATTTGACACGCCAAATGTCTATAGAACTCATTAAAGATGGCATATCGGTAAACGCGGTATGCCCCGGCGCATTCCCATCAAACATGAACCAATATGCCCGCGACTACCCATACGAGACAGCAAAATACATTCCTGTTGGGCGAACAGGAACACCAGAAGACATTGTTGGCGCCGTTGTATATTTGGCATCACAGGCAGGAGATTATGTTTTGGGATCAACCCTTGTTGTTGACGGCGGAGTGAGCAATACGAGATGAAAGAAAATTTTGTTCCAGAAAAATATCATGGTGAATGGGTATTTAGGAAGGACACAAAAGAATGGACTTTTGATTTTCCAATAGATAGTAGCGGGATGTGGAAAACCGAAACACACTCCGAGGACAACGGATACGAATTTAAAAGATTTGTTTTAAAATCAGACAATCACATATCGGATTTAACACTCACTCGCAAAATATCAGACGCTAAATACACATTTCATATTGATGGTCTTCCCCATCAGGGGAACACAACCTTCAGAAACCTGATGCTCAGGATATTTCAGGAAGCAAATGTTCCATTGCCTCTTCTGCACAATACCGAAATCACAAAACAATCAATTAATAATAATGAGATTGTTTTGCTGACAATACGAGACCCATACGAAAGTCTTGCCTCGCTTTTCAGCGAACACCTACAAAGAGAAGAAAATGAATCACAACTACACGATTTTCTTTCAAGTGGTGAAATCAATTTTTATCACCTAACAAGAATAATCAACTACTACAATAGGTGGACAAATTTTGTTCTACAAAATCACGACAACATCCATATTGTCGGTTTTGAAAAAATAAAACAAATGCACCAAGACTATGTAAATTCCAAAATTGAGGAAAACGACACAATTCGTTGCATAAGCCAAAAGTACGAATTAGACATTTCCCGACACACACCCCAAGATTTCGTAATTAAATCATCCGTACTCAAAGAAGTTTTTTCTCGTTTTCAAAGAGACAGCAGAATAGATTCCTTTCTAGCCCCTTCTGTAATACTCTATAAACAAGCAAAAAAAATAGAGGAATCTCGTGATAAATAAAAACATAACCCGTGTACAAACAACCGACAAACATGATCCCGAACTTTGGGAGATACAGGGAATAGACATTATTGCAAACAACTATTACGACGAAAACACCACAGGAGCCCAAGCGGTTCTCGGCGCTTGGATGGACATAGAAAATAAAACCTTAGAGGTTGTTGCAAAAAAGTTGGGATTCCCTGAACCGCTTGGCGTGATACACGCTTTAAACACATTCGGCAAAAATCTTGCGATCAGCGGAGCGCTACAAAAAACGAGAGATGAGTCAACGCCATGGCGATAAACCACATAGGTATCGTTTCACCCGGCAGAATGGGGCGATCACTTGCCTTGTCGCTGAACGCCAACGGGCATAAAACTTATTTTGCTAGATATCGGCGGAAAGACGACACAATCAAGTGGGCAAAAAGAGCGGGTCTTCAAACAGTCGCGACCTTAAAAGACCTTGTAGAAAAATGCGACACAATAATCTGTGTTGGGACAGAAGGAATAGCATTTGAAGCCCCAAGGGAAATATTTGGCTCATACGACTTCAAAGGTTTGTATATAGATTTCAATACTCTAAACAGCATTGAAGAAGTAGAAGATTGGCGTCTTTTGATGGATGCGTTAGAAGTAAAATATGTGGAAGGAAGGCTTGAAGGATCTTACTACGAAACCATCAATCAAGGTTCAATGAATCGCAGTGTTATGTATCTGTCAGGAGAAGACGCACACCTCGCTTCTGAACTTTTTAAAGACACTAGATGGGAAATAAAAATAACACCTCACGCCAAAACGGACTGTCGGAATCCGTTCCACCCTTTCTTCTCTTCCTGAACGTCCCTCGTTAGATAAACTAAACGGAATGGAATCCAACTTCATAAAATGTGGTGATGCCTTAGAGGAACTTAAAAAGTTTCCTGATTCCACAATAAACACTGTTATCACTTCGCCCCCATACAACAAAAAGGGTATACAAAACGGTAAAACACAAAACAGCAATCAGATATGGCAAAAGCACAATATTGATTACAACGAATACCACGACAACATGCCAGAAAAAATGTATCAAGACTGGATAATAGAAGTAATCAACGAACTACACCGCATCATCACCCCCGACGGATCTATCTTTTTCAACCACAAACCAAGGCGACACAATAATCAAGCCCGACTACCAACAGAGTTCATTCACAAAACAAACGCAAACATCTATCAACTCATCATTTGGAACCGCAAGAACAGTCCGAACATACGCAAGGATCATCTTCTCCCAAACACCGAACACATCTATTGGCTATCTAAAAACAAGCCGAAAACATTTCGCGAAAACATAGACCCAAAATATCTAGGCGAAATATGGGATATCTCACCACAACGACAAACCACGCATCCTGCGCCATTCCCGCCACAACTAGTAGAAAACTGCATCCTTCTAACCACACAGCCTGACGATATTGTCCTAGACCCCTTCAATGGGATAGGTACAACCACATCTATGGCTCGGAAACTAGGCAGACGCTATATAGGGTATGACCTAGACGCAGAATATGTGAAACAAGCAAGCCAATAGACGCCATTTAAAGGTACACCCCAAAAATGGGGCAAAAATAAAGGTTGCTTTTTGTTGGTGGTGCTGCTAGGATGACATCTGTAATAAATAAACATATCTAGACAGGGAGATAAAAATGAAACAACTTACAGAAAGTTTTGTAAACGAAACATTCAAGTCACTTTTTGCGGAACGAACCGCAAAGTACGGCGACGGATGGTCTTGGCGAAAAGAACACCAAGAAGAAAGCGTATTCCTCAGCGAAATCTACAGAGGTTTAAGTGTCCTGTCAAAATGGCAGAGCGAAGGCGCAAAAGGCGCACCTGAAATCTTCCTAAACAGTTACAGCGTCCATGAACAAGTGATCCCCGTACTCGTCACCGACTACCTTGGCAAAGAAGTTTGTGCAAAACCTGAAGAACTTCGGGTGGAAACACGGGAACAGAAATTTAACAAGTTCCTGAAATGGGCAAACGAACACCATTTTGAGCAATACACCACCGAACAACTAACCGAGCAAAGCGGTTTCTCCTACCAAACCACCCTCAAATATTTACAAGAAACCCCAACTTTCCGCAAACTCAAAAAAGGTTTGTGGGAAATCCGTGACGCAAAAGCAGACAGAGAGGCACAGAAATAACATGACAACCACAGACGAAACAATCAAAAACACCTGTTGTGAATGCGCAGAAGAAGTAGATGTTGAAAACGACTACGGATGGAGCAATGTAAAAGAAGACTACCTCTGTCTCGGATGTCGTGAAAGCGACGAAAGTTCTCTATCAACCGTCAACATCGCAGACGCAGGAGTCACAAAAAAGTATTACATCGGAAACCATGTACGCATGACCGAATTCGGTGATGACCTTTACGGAACCGACCTAAAAATTGATAGAGAATGGGTTAGCAGTAGTGCATGGCGTGGACACTTCAACACCACCATTGACGGATGGACAGAAGTTTTAAACGGTTGGACAACAGGCGGATGGGACGACCCAATCGCGCAACGCAAACTCACATTCAACGAATGGGCAGAACAAGTACTTAAAGGTGAGATAGTCCCACCCGTGTCTGTTGCGATCGTGACCGACCCAACAAGCAATGTGTTCAGCATGGGCATCTCTGTTCTCACCCCCGATCCCGACACATTCAAAGAATGGTTAGGAACCGAGTTAAGCGACCTTCATAACTCGTTGACATAAACAGTCCGTCGTTAGATAAACTACAACGACATGGAAACCGCTACAAAATATCCGTTGATGCACCTCACAGCCCGAGAAGTGCTACAACTACGCAGATTCACTGACCTCTGCAAAGCAAACAAAAACGAACACCAAGTAACCGACAGAAAATATACGGCAGGAGCCACAGAAAAAGGCATCATCATGCTTGGTAAAGCAGGAGAAGTGATCATCTCCCGCTACTACAACACCGAAATAGATTGGGAAATCTATGTAGGCGCAGACAACGGCTTTGACACCACCATAAACAACAAAAAAACCGAAATCAAAACATCATCCCAAAAAGACCTGATCATCAACGACCCTGAACACTGCAAATATGGGCTATGGAAACCCGACACCGAACAATGCATAGTCGTATGGTGCAACCAACCCAAAGCCCAATGGGAAAACATAGGGACAAACACCCAATTCCAAATAATCGGCGGAACAAGCCGCGAAAATTTTTTTGCAAACGCCCAAAAAGCCGACTACGGTTATGGTCCAAGACTTAAACTAAACGAAAACCAACTCACACACCTATAAAAGGAGAAAACACAATGAGCATGTTGTACACAGACCACACGCTACCAGCCATCCCAAAATCAAAAGAAAAGAAAATAGAACTCCTAGAACGAGCAGTAGGGGAACTCTTTGATTGGATTATGGCAGACAAAGGATGGGACAACTCTGGCAGTGTTGCCGACAAGTTGGACGACGAAGTCAACCTAATCGCACACAGAGCGTTTGAAAAATATTGCGAATACATGAACGAACAATAAGGAACACAAAATGAAAAAAAGACAACGCCAAATATATGCCCTCAACGTCAGCGAACCACAAATGGAAGCGCTCCTCGCACTCGTAACCAAACAACGAAAACAACTCGCAAAAAACCTACAAGAAAAAGGCAACGCACCAGACACCGATCGCATATACCAAAAATTAACCCAACTCAAAGGAATAGAAAAAGCATTAGAAACCTCAATCTACTTCCACGACAAATTCTATGAAGCAAACAAAAAACAAATCAAAGAAAAACGCGAAACCCTAAAAAAGGCAAAACCGCCGCGCGAAATTTTGAAAAACGACCCCCAACAGTCCCTAAACAGATAAACTAAAACGACCATGACCAACACACCAAAAAATACGCCCACCCCCGGCACCGAAATCCTCCAAGAAGCCTACAAAATCGTCAACCAAGACCGCCAAAACACCTACGGACACCCCAAAGACGACTACACCAAAGTCATCAACATCTTCCAAACACTCACAGGAAAACAACTCACCCTCAACGAAGCAATCCTCTTCATGGTCTCCGTCAAACTCGCAAGACTAAAAACCAACCTAGACCAAGGACAACTACACCACGACACACTCCTAGACACAATCGGCTACCTCACCTGCCTCAACATGATCAACCAAACAGAAAGCACAAACACATGACACAAAAACCAAAAACACTAGACCAACAACTCGCCCAACTAGACAAAGAAATCAAACAACTCCAAAAAGAAATCAAACAACTAGAACAAATCTACAAACCAAAACCAAACAGCCCCTCGTCAGATAAACCTAAAAAACAAAACCCGACCAAAAAATTTGTCGCAACACTGCCCAGTAAGCAGAAACCGATCCAAAAGGTTGACAGCCCCGCTTATGAATAGCATAACTTTACATAACTATTTGTGTTCGTTAAGGGGGTCGTTATGAAAGTGCTTGTGCCACTACTCTTTGTGATGGTTGTTTTGTATTGGGTTTGTCAGTTGTTGTGGTTTGTGTTTGTGACGAACTTTGAGAATGTTGTTGCTTCTTTTGTGATTTGTTTTGTTGTTTTGTTTTTGTATTGGATTGTTCGTGCCTTACAAAAATTATTCTGATCATAGAGAGTGGCAACGCTGTCATCGTGAGGATACGAAGGCTAAGCGTGAGAGGCGTAGAGAGTATGAGCGTGAGCGTAAGAATCGTCAGCGTGTTGCCTTGTATGAGTTGTTGCCTGAGCCTGAGAGGTCTCGTAAGTTGGAGGCTAATGAGAGGCGTAGGTCTTTAGGTTTGAGGTGGCGTGTTGAGAGATAGTGCTACGGGTGGCTACGGGTAATACTTGACATATACTCTCTACTGTTATATAGTTAGACACATGACTACAGATGCACTACTAGGCATAGCAACAATGACATTAGCCCTACTAATACTATTCATAGGAGCACAATGAACTACAGATACGACATATCACCTGATAGATACCCTTCCACTAAATGGTTGGTGATTGACACACTCAACAATAATTTACCTGTGTCATCACATAACACTAGAGCAGAGGCATATAGAGAATGTTTGTTGATTGACAAAAGAGGCACACGGGTAAAGAAATGATTGACATAGCGTCAGAGGTAGAGAAGATCGCAAAGATAGCGCAACTTCGTAAGACAGAGGTATGTCAAGAAGATAATGGCATTACTGATATGCAGTCTTTCGTTGTCTTTCAAAGAGGCGATGTATTTGAATGTCGTCAAAGCGGTGTAGATGGTCACCCTTTTGAATCGTTACCTGATGTGTTAAGTGACGCATACAGTGATGGTTTAACAGAGTTTGACACCGTAAGCATTGTCGTTGATAGTTATGTTCGTCTTAAACCTGTAGACCGTATTGGTGATTATCAGAGAGGCGATCTAGCACGCGAATATAAGCACAATCCTGATTCACCTGTTTCCGAGGCATTGACTGTAGCGACCTACGGGTATCACGGAGAGAGTGCAGGCAAATGTGTAACTTATGTTTACAACGATAAAGGTTTACCTGAGTTCACTGTTGTCAAAGAACACGATGAAGCAATAGTAAAATCAGAGTTCGTTGATTATGTAATGACCAAATATATTGACTTCTGCAAGAAGGGAAAAACTAAATGAATGTCATAACAGGTTTCGTCCTACTAGTAGCAGGCATATGGTTGTATCGCATGGGAGTTCAACATGAACGCAGACATGGACGCAAACGAAAATAGTGTCACGGGTGCTTACGGGTGACTACCAACCCCGTTTCTTCCAATACCATGAACCCTTCAAGTCGGATATCAGTATCATCGCAAGTATGGACAGCAACGCAACAACTGATACAAAAGCGATAACCCACATCAGTTTGATAAACCACAGCAGTAAGAACATAAATCCCCTTTCACTCCCACGAGTGTTTTGCTAACCCCAAGTCAAAGGCTAACTGAGGATTCTCCCCGATTCGTGTGTGACACGGACGGCACACAGCAATACAGTTATTTTCACTAACAGTAGAACCACCCTGAGACCGACGGATAAGTTCATGGATATCCTGAGATGGGCGACGCACATAAGTCACAAGACCATCATGTTCAGCGAACACAGGACACGCAACACAATACGGGTGCTTGTTCAGCATCATCGCAACAAAGATGCGCCTCTCCACATCAGCGACTTCCCGCTTTGCCGACTTCTGTCTGATTGGCTTTGTTGATCGTTTAAGTGGCGATCGTTTAAGCGGTTTGCGGGGCTTCAACTAGCGACGATTCCCATAATTGGCGTTGTCGTTCTTAGCCCACAAAACTTTCCCGCACTTCAAACACTCTTCTTTCCACGGGTATATTTTACGAAACTCTTGCGGGTGTTCACATACAGCAGTGCTTCTTTCAACCTTTTCATTTGCGGAAACACGCAGAAACTCAGCCATAGAAATCCCCAAATGTTTGGAGCATTCTTCCCACTTCTGTTTGTCTTCAGTGGTCGCACGAAACAGCACCTGTTCTTGAGCGGTTGAAGAAAGTTCAGTCCCGTCCTTGTCTTTCTTCTTCTTGCCAACCAACCGTGATCGTGTTGGATCTAAAGTCTCAGCAACCTTGCCCATCGCGGATTCAAGATTGTCCTCTACGGGTGCATCACTCATAATTTGTCCACATAATCCTCTGCGTCAATTACCGCATCTCGTAAACCGTCAGACCAAGAGAATAACAGTTTTTGAGCCCACGGAGCATTCATCCACAATGGGATTTCGCCTTTGACCGCTTGTTCTTCGCCGAATGGTTGCATTTCTTGAAGTTTGTCTTTTACCGCACTCGCGCGATCCTGCCAACTGTATTGTTCTTCAATCCACGCTTGAGCCTGATCCAAATCGCTTTGCTTGGGCGGGCTACCCACCCCGATATAGCCCAAAATTACATCCACCACGGGACTAGCGGGCAACAGCATCTTGACCTCTTTGTCGTTTGAGTCCACATCCCCGTCCCCTAAGACGCGGGCGATCAGTTCCACCACATCTTCGGGCATACTTTTGATTATTGACTGTGTAGTTGCCATACGACAACCTTACCTTAATTTGGGATATATCACAGAAAGCCTCAAAATAGGGCGTTTATGGGCTTGACAATATGACTGTAAGGCTATATAATGGAAGTATGAAACAACTAGACAACACTAAACAACTAAATCAAAGAGTTTTGTTCGCGGGTGACATTCACGGCGACACCATCCACGCAGAGTGGTTATTCAAGCACGCATCCGAACAAGGTTGCACACACATCATCTCCGTAGGCGACTTCGGATATTGGGTTCACCAACCTCGTGGAGAAAAGTTCGTAAACCGTGTTGCACAACTCGCGGAAAAAGCACAAATCAAGTTCCTTTGGATTGACGGCAACCACGAAAACCACGACATACTTCGTGACCTCACCGACAAACACGGAAAATATAATCCGATCAACACACCTAACGAGTGGTGTCAATACATTCCTCGTGGATGTCGTTTCACTATCGCGGGTAACACCTTGATGGGTTACGGCGGTGCGTATTCAGTTGATTGGTTAGACCGTGTTGAAGGCGAATCGTGGTGGAGGGGTGAACTTATCAACCCGTTTGATGTAGACGAACTCTCACCTCAACCCGTGGACATCTTGATGACTCACGACGCACCGTATAACAACGGAGAGAAAATCACATACAAGGATGATCTACAAGTATCCATCGCACAACGACATCTTGTAAAAGAAATCCTTGACAAAGTAACACCACAATTCCATATTTGCGGACACCACCATGTTCGTGAAACTTGGATGGACGGCGAAACTGAAGTCAATGTTCTCGGACGCGACGGTATGGGTGACGAAAGTGTGTTGATATTAGACTTTTCCCAACAAGAAGATGAACTAATGTCAGCAAACACACACGCATACAACTATCAACTTGGCGTGGAGTTCAATCAACTATTGGAAAGTTACGAGTAATGCGTAAACCAAAAGAGCAAATGCCCCCCGATCGTCCGAAAGACGATTACGAAACAGAAGCCGATCGTCTACTCGCATACGCACAATTTGTAGCAGATACAAAATGCGGTGCGGTAGACCTCGGCGACTATTTCTATGAATACTCGGGTGATATCACACTACTTATCCAAAGCAATAAAGTAACAGCACACAACATCAAAACCGATGCGGTCGTGGTAGCGAAACCGCAACAGATCAGCGAACAAGAATGGGCGAACGCAATCCGATGAGCCAATACATAGATGAATGGGATATCTTCGCAGAAGAAGAAAACGAAAAGCATCGCGAACAGAAAGCACGGGTATACGAATACCTAACTTCAGTTTACGAAAACACACCGTTGGTGGCAATAATTTACATGGACAGAACCATGAAACTGTATGGTCCGTTCAGCAACGGATTAGAAGCATACGCATGGTATGAAAAGCAACCCTTTGGTGTCCACTTCATTTGGCACGCAATACGCACACCACACATCAAAAGAAACTCAAACGACTTCCACCTACCTGAGCGTCACGAAAACAGTGAACGAGAGTTTGACCACACAATTAAGGAACAATAATGACATCAGCAGTATTAGTTAGAGCAAACGGCGAAGTGCGACACATTGACCTACCCGTAACAGACGCACACATCATGGTTCACCACATGGTGGGCGGATGGTTTGATATCGTGCGACACCCAACCCGAAAAGACTTCCACGCATATGTCCACGACGAAGGACTCTTACTCAAACAAGAACCAAATGTCGCAATTAGTTACCTGTTCGGACAAGTAATTGTTGGCGATGTCGTTCTCAGTCGTTCAACCGTCTCGGGTGATGAAACCGACTTCGTGATAGACGACGAAACCGCACAAATTTACAAATCATGCAACACTGACGCAGAGAGCAAAGCACGACTCGCGGATCTCGCATCAAAAGTTGATACGAGATGGACATTCACCACGGAATAGATTTCATTCCCCAAGCCAATCACGGTTGGTGCTTATTGGGGACGAAAACCACTCTTTTCGGGATCTACCAAGCCTCTTCTTCTTCAAGTTGAACTTGAGCCATCGGCTGTGGCTTATTGCGCGTAGGTGCAGTAGCCGTTGCGGGCTTTGCCTTCGGTGTATATGAACCTTCAGCCTTCTGCTTACGAACAAACGAGTCAATGTTCCCAACAGACAAACCAATGTTGTCGGCAAGAACTTCAACAGTTGAACGCTTTGCACCTGTTTCCTTGTCGTCCCACGAACGCTGTTCCAACCGTCCCGTTACAACAACACGAACGCCCTTAGCAAGCACATTCGCTGCATCTTCGGCAAGGTTACGCCAAGCAACAATGTTGAAGAACGATGTTTTCTCCTGCTTTTCACCATCTGTGTCAGTCCAATAATGGTTTACTGCGATACTGAAAGCCAACTTACCAACTCCTGTTGGTAGAAACTTCAGTTCAGGGTCTGCGGTCAGATTCCCAATTAATGTTACGGGTGATGCACTCACTTCGTATCCTCCTAATGTAAATCCCAACCCTTATGGATGGGAAGTTACCAAAACTATAGCCGACGCGGGACTAGTATTGCAACCATGTTCACACCTGAAGAAACCCGCCTAAAAGTCCGTGACCTGCTGATGGAGATCCTTGTGTCCCTAGCAGTTGATGACGAAACCACCGATGATGAAATCGCCACATTTGAGGACGACATGGGTGGGGTAGCAGATTTGATGCTTGATTCGCTTGGGTTCCAAGTCGTCTCGGTGGATAACGAAGAAGGAACCAAGTTCACTGCGAAGTTGGAGATCATTGATGGCGATCCGCTTGAAGAAGCAGATCTACTTTAGAACGCTGGTTGTTCAGCAGTCCCGTCTTTAGCCAATACTTCTGCGATCGCGCGTGCAATGTATTTTTGGGAGAGTTTGAAAGTTTCGTGGTGAAGATCGGATATCGCGGTCGTATTCATTACTTTGTCCCACATATGTTCGTCAAAAATGTTGTGTTTTGCCATCAGCATTTCGTCTACATCTTGGCGTTCGGCGAGTAATTCCACATCCCAATAGTGTCGGCGTTGTAGGTAAGAAATGATATGTGAGGCGGCGATATCATCGTCATCTATCTCTCGGTATAACTCATCTAACACTTCCGCTGTGAGGCTCACTAACTTATTCTCCTTCTCTAAAGCGTTCTGAACAAACTCGGATAACTCTCTTAACAAGTCTTTTGGGATGTTTAATGGAGGTAACTCTATCTTTTTACCTATGAAATCTTCCCATGATGTTTCATCCATAAAACAAGAATACCACCCCAGCGTCGGGGTGGTATTTTTGCCTCAACAAGGAGATGTGAGATTGTTAAACGAGTTCTAACACCGCGTGTTGTGCTGTGATCTTCGCTTTGTTCACCCAAGAATATTCTTCAATGGTTGCCAATGCTCGGTCACTTGCGTCACCTTTACGGTGGTGGTCAAGATATTCAACTACTGAGTTGTAGATACTCCATCCGTTGAAACCGTAACCGCCCGCATTCTTTTGCGAACCATACAACGCGCGAATAGTTCCATTGATATCTTCGCGATTGCGTCGCTGTGAATCTGTTTCCGTTGCTTTGATTGGGAAAACTGTGTTGAGAACCTTGTCCACTCGCTGTGATGCCTGAGGGACAGGAATTGCCAACATTTGTTCTGCCATAATCTTGAACGACTTCGCCCACTCGGTAGAGATCTGTAATGCCTCTTGTGCCGTGTTGAGGTATTCGTCTGCGTTACGGGTATGTCGTGCAGTGAATAGTCGCTCTGCGTTCTTGATTCCCATGATTACGGTGTTTTGACATACTGCCCGAACATCGGTATTCGCATACCGAATCGGCCAGTAACCGTCGTGTCCGTGAGATACGACTAGATATCGTGCGATTCTGTCGTTCACACCCGTTGGGTCAATGACGAGGGTTCCCAAGTCAATGCCTGCGAAGAATCGTGCTCCACCTTTGAGAACTCCGCAGGTGTCAATCACTGCGTCGCCCTTTGATGCGCCTACGACTGCCATTGCTCGTTCAAGAACCTCACGGTTTTGTCGGACATCGTAACGAGTGCCTACGGTTGCGAACGGTGAGAACGAACCATCTTCGTTCATTCTTACGGTTGCCCTGTCGTCTTGTAGGACTACGGGTGTGCCGTCAGGGTTCCTGATGAGGTTCCCTTCGTCGTCCACTACTGCGATCTTGGTGAGTAACACTTGGTAGTCCGCTTGGGATGCTTCCAACATTGCGTCAATGGTTTGGAGTCCGTTCATCGGTTTACCGAGTCTGTGCCATGGAGTTTGGTTGCCCGCATATGCGAACCTTGCTTCTCCATCTTTGTTTATTTCTATATTTGCTGCCATTTGAACCTCCTCGGTTCCTGTTTAGTTTATACAGGATAGTTTATACGAGTTGAGGGTAGAAAGCAACTATTCCGAAGAAGATTATTCCTTTATTAACAGCCTTTTGCCTTCGGGTTCCAATTACACACATTCCACGGACCCCAGCCCGCCTCATCAAAAAGCAGTTTTCCGAACTTCAGGTTGGTGACTGCATCAAGCAACGGTTCTTGGGTGCAAATATTCATTTTCGTGCACGCAAGCGCCCGCTTGTTCCGTTTCAGGTCGTAGTGAACGCCATTGATCTGCAACAGTCCCGAGTCCGACTTATTCGTCGCCTTCGTGTAACCAATGATATTGCAGTTCTTATCAACAATAGAACTTCCGATCCGATTCGGGCATCCGCCTGATTCTCGGAGGATGATTTGCCCTAGTTTGGGTAAATGTTTCTCTTCCCAACCTGCTTCTAGTGCAAGTTTCGGCAACCAACTTATGTCTCCATGCATAAAAACCACTGTTTCTATTGGCTTATTTGCACGCTCCACCTGAGGGATGCTCAGCGGGGCTAAAGCGACAAACTGCTTCTTGGAAGAGTCGTCGGGTGCTGATGCTTTCGCCATTGGTGCAAGAAAGGTTATGGCATATATGGCAATTATAAGAAAAGTTGCTTTGCGTATCAAAAGATTGTCCTTCGGTTTGGGGATAGGTCTCGGGTCTCTTGTGCCCGTCTATGTCAAGTAATCTTGTATCTCTAAGTATAGCAAATAGGTGTCCCAACAAGCAAACATTAGGTGAACTCCTTGCTGGTTAAGGGTTTTGTGCGCTTTTCAATCCTCGCTGTGCGAACAGACCAACGATCATTTGCCCAACCGATTCCTGCTTCCGATCGGCAGTCCCGCCCTCAGTCGCCGCATCAACAACCCCACGTTTCCTGCTGATCAGATTATAAATCTCCTCATCAACTGTCCCTTCGCACAAAAGGTATGTTGCGGTAACAGAACCTTGCTGTCCCAACCGATGGCAACGACTATATGTTTGGTCTACATCTGCGGGTGTCCACGGAAGTTCAACAAAAAGAACGTCTTGGGCAGCCGTTAAAGTGTGCCCAGTTTTGGCGGCTTGGATGGAAAGAACGATCACGGGTGCATCTTCAGTTGATTGTTCTTGGAAACGGGACTTCGCATCTTCCACCTCAGACACCTGCATCCCCCCTTGGATCTTCAACCCCCCAAACTTGTTGGCAAGTTCATCAACGATCTCTCGGTGGTGAGCAGCAACAACCACTTTCAACCCAACCTCAATGTGGGATTCAATAAACTCAACAACCGAGTCCATCTTTGCCTTTGCCGCTAACTTCCGCAAAACAGAAATACGCACTAAATGTTCGTTCGCTTCGGCTTTCATTCTGGCTTGCACGGCTGCCGATCCGGGCGAAGTTCCCAGTTCCAACGCGATCTGCTTGGCGCGTTCCACCAAATACTCTACGATGTCCCGCTCTGCTTTCTGATATTCCACCATTTGCGTTGGTGATCCAGAAACAATGATGTTTGCGTGACGCACGGGAGGCAAATCCTTTAAAACCTGATCCTTCGTTCGGCGGATGTAGCAGTTCCCACGCAATCTTTCGTTTAATTCATCTAAGTTTGAGTTCCCACTGATGTTCCATTGACCGAATCTGTCTCTAAAAGCACCGCAATACCGTCGGTAAAAACCCCAAAGTCCACCAAACGTGTTGAGTTTTCCGAGAACGTCCAGTTGGCTGGCGTATTCAGCCGGACGGTTGGTTACGGGTGTGCCTGTTAAACACAAAACGATGCCATCCTGCGGGGCTGTGCGGGCAATCTTGATCGCCGCTTTGGTGCGTTGGGACGTTGGTGATTTAACGTAATGTGATTCATCAAAAACGAACGATTTGAATTCGGTTATTTGCTTTTGCCAATGCGAAATGTTAGAATATCCAATAACAAGAACATCAAAGTCTCTATGTTCAGGGAAAGTTTTTCGGTCGGTAACAGTCACCACCTTCTTTTCAGGTAACCATTTACCGTATTCTTTTTGCCAATTAAGAACCAAGTTCGGCGGGCAAACAACTAACGCAGGATACGAGTTCGGTGTGTTTTCCAAAGTTGCAATCGCTTGCAAAGTTTTCCCCAATCCCATGTCGTCAGCAATGAAGCATCTTTTCGCTGCTGATGCATACTTCACCCCGGCTCGCTGGTATGGAAGAAGTGGTAGCCCCGCTACTTCTAGATCCGCATCTGTGGATCGGGACTGCTGAACTGAGTCGTCGTGGGTTTCTTTTATCTGTTTGGCTAATTGGCTTAGGTTGTTGGGGACTCGTTGGTTAAACTTATTTGCCCATTCAATGCACTCGGCGATACTTGCTACGGGTGCTCTCCACGCCATAGTTTTTGCGTGCCAAGTGACGCTCGGTATCTGTTTGACGGCTTTCACTTTTACAGGGTCATAGCCGAATGACATATAGATAAAGTCGGCTTCAAGGGTTACCCCGAATACGGGATTTAGTTTCTCGGGTAGATCAAAGGTCATCACTTGCGGGTCTATGGTGAACCCGTTGCTCATAGCGAACTCTCGGGCTTCAACGATTGAACTCATTGGGATACGCCACACTTTGGCTACCTTGTCCCATTTAGCGCCGTGTATCGCTTTTATTTGTTCTACTTCACCTCGGTCATACGGCGAGGTAGAGATTAGATCGTCGTCGGCTAGGTAGAGGCGTTTATCTGACACTCCTCATAGTTTATCTACTTGTCTTGGTAATGAATGACAGGTTTTGCGCCTAGACGCTCCGCTAGTAACGCCATTAGACGCTCTAGTTCATCTACGGTTTCGTCCAATGCGTCAAGGGTTACTTCAACGATTGCTTGCTCGGTGTCGTTCATTACTTGCTCGTTTCTCTCTGTAACCAATTTAGGTAGAGACTAAAGTTGTCGTCGTTATCGGGGTTGAATGAATGCAGATCGCACCATTCGCCAAAGGTTGGTAGTTGTCCGTTCTGTTCGCTCATACTATGTCGCTCCATCTTTCGTATTTAGTAGGGTTCGCTGTTAGACAGTTCGCACATTGTGCAGTGTCGTTGTCCATACCTAGATAGTGAAGGTACTGTGACCATAGGTTTATCCCACAGTCAAGACACTCCGTTGTGTATGGGTTATCTAGTTTCTCTATGTTCATTATTTGCACTCTTCCATTACTTGTCCGCCGTCTGTCATGCGTAGTTCACAGTTCGGGTGAGTCGGTAGATAGATCGTGTCACCAATGGTCAAGTCTGCTCCATAGGTAAGAACAAGTTTGTCCACGACATTCATAATGTTTCCGTCGCAGTTTTCTCGTGCTATCCAATAAAGAGTGTCTCCTTCTTTGATAGTGATCGGTGCTCCGTTGCAAAAGAACTCGTTATCTTGTCGGTTCTGTTCTTTCAGAAAACTGAATGCGAATACTGACGCAATAGTTACTGTCGCCGTGATGAGAATTGTTTTTGCTGTTCGGTAACTGTTTTCGTTCATGATTATTTACCTGTAATCTTTCCGACTTCACGGACTTGGACTTCATGGAATATTTCACGAAACTCTCGTGCTTTTGCATCAACTTGTTTTTCACCTAGTGCTCCGTCAAAGATCACCCATTCACAATATTGGTAATGCCCTTCAGTGAACTCGGGTGTCAAGTGATCTTTCGGGTCAGTCGCTAGAACTATGTAAGTTGGAAAGTTACTCATTTAGTTTCTCCTTATTTAGTAGGTTTATATTACAACTACCATTATATGGGTGGGGTGTAACAAAGTCAAATACCCTTCCGCATCTCCGCAATAATGTCAGGTATGCCTAACTCCTTCGGTGATATTTTCCAATCGGGTGCTCTTCGGTAAACAGTGTTCCATTTCTCCAAAAAGTATGAATACAAACCCGAACCAATCGGAAAAGTGCGGAACTCGTCGGTTCTGTAAAGTAGATGTATTGCGTGCGGTGAAGAACCTCGCTGGTGAACTTCCATCTCCGATAACGGGACTATCAAAGTTTCATCAATATGAATGTCGTGTTGAGGTCGTGAGAACTGCACGGCGGTTGGGTCAAAAAAGTAGTTCTTGGTTTGGATTATGACATGCCCGCTAAAACCCGAACCCAAAGAATGACTAGAACAATTTACTTGCCATGCGTCGTCGGGTAGTCGGTGCGCAGGGATCCCGAATAGTTCCCAACCTCGTCGGTTGAAGACTGTAGTCCCGACGGGAAGAACTTCGTGATCAACATCCAAACGGATCAACATTTGATGTGCAAAGTTGCAACCCAAAATGCAAGAGTTCCTGCGAATGCTGTTGTTTTTCGCCCACGAAACCCATTGTTTGCTGACTTCTTCTAAAACTTTGAGTTCTTCTAATTCTTTTTGAGCCATAAAACTCCTTTTTCTAGTATTTCTTTTTAGTTTATCTGAGTTCCCAAACATTTGCAAGTCTTTTAGTCCCGCCAAGGAAAAAAGTGAAGAAGCGGAGCGGGGCTCAGAAGTCAGAAGTGGGACACCCCCCCTCACCCAACACGCAGGCATCGCACCAAAGTTCCCCAACCTGAACGGTGGCGGATATAGATTTTTTTTTAAGGTTGCTTTTCAACTAAGACTCGTATATAATGGGTATGTTAGATAAATACTAGAACTCTGAAAGGGGTAAATAATAAATGACAGAAGCACGACAGCAATCTTTAGCAGAAATATTTGATGAGGACTCAGCAAGTCTTAGTCGTATCAGCAAAGCATTAGCACTTACGATTGACACGATAATCAGTGAAACAGTCGCGCGCGACAACAATCAGCGTTCGGCACTTCACATCAAAACATTGGTTGATCTTCGTGAGATTCTATACAACGCAGAAAGCATGATCGTTCATGCACAAAGCGGATTAAAACTACCTGAGTCTTTCAGGGCAGAAAAACAAGCGTTCTAATCCACCACTTTGTTACACCCATCAATTAAGGTAACAATCAACATAAACCAACTAAAAAAGGAAAACAAATGAAACTGAGAAAACGGAAGCGCACATTTGAGACAACATCAAAACGAGTTTATGAACTTCGTTCACAAATAGAGAACGCAAAGATGGAACTCGCAGAAGAACTCGCATACTTGGAGCAATACAAGGTTGATGTTGAGGTGACTAACCGAACCATAAATGATGAACTCGGTGTCAAACCAATGTTCAAGTGGCAAGTAGACGCATTCGCATGACCAAACCTTACCTAGTCCGTTGGGAAATGATCTACGACGCAGATAACCACATAGACGCAATTACGCAGGCATACGCAGAGATTTGCGACCTTGCGAAAGACCCTTCACAGGGCGCAAACTATGTGACTGTCATGTATGACGGCGACCATTCCATCAAGACATCCATGCAAATAGATGAAGCGTTAAACCTCGTCGGTGAGCATGAATAAACGCACAGTCGGTATATTTTTGACTATCAAGATGGTCTTGGTGGCGTTCTTCGGTGTCCCAATTCTTTTTGCGTTGTATCAAATACGCAGGTTCGGACGCAACAACCCGAAAGAGCGACCACCGAAACCGTTCTATGAATAAATTAAGATAAACTATTAAACTAGACAAGGAACTTAATGACACCCACCATTGAACTCATAGACAAAACAATCAGAACCATCTCAGGGCGAGAACTTGTCGCATCTTCGGAGATGGTTGATCTACTTTTAGACCTCCGTATGTTGTGTGAATTACAAACCCCAACAGAACAACTCGTAACCGTCGGCGTGGACAACTAACCAAATAATCCCCGCTTTGTATTGCGGACTTTCGGCGAGTATGATCGGATCGTGAAAGTTTCCTGCTCCATCTGTAATATTGAGTTTGACACGGTGAACACTTCATATTGTGTGAAGGTGATGGCTTGGGTAGAACACAACAACGGGCGTTACATTGGTGCGCCACGCAACCCTTCAACCCCTCTTGGTTATGCACACAGAATATGCACTGAGTCGCGTAACGCCTTTGATGATGCCCCAACTCTCTTCTGAGTCCCGTTAAAACGGGTATCAAACTGATACACCAACGGGACTTCCGAGCATCCTGAAGAAAGACCTGCCCGAAATTGTGGGACCTGGCAGCCGGATCTTTCAAAAGTTGTTCTTTTTGATGGTTTTTCGTGTTGGCTCAGAAGTTCCCCAAAAACTCATTCCATAAAACCCTTACAACATAAGGCTTTTAAAAAAGTCTAAATTTGACACTAAATTTAGTTTTTCTGAAGAACGTCAAAAAGTGACGTTTTTGCACGTTTTGTGAGTTTTTTCTGAACGTTCAGCAGCACGGCGATCCCAAAAAGTATGCGGTCCGCAATTCGCTAGTCCCGCGTAGATACGCGGTTTGCGGGGCTATGGGCATACACAAAATCAAGCCATAGATAGCAAGTGGAGCCAGAGCGGCTTCGCCGTCAAACCAAGCCGCATGACCGTCAAACCAAGCGGCATGACCGTCTCCCCGTTTAGGTTTATCCAAGTCACACTTTGTTACACCCCGTGCGTAATCTGTGTATCAACTACTAGACCCCAAGGAGGGCATATGAGCAAATTAACTACTTGTCGCGGGTGCGGTGCGGAGGTGTTTTGGGACATCAACCGCAATGGCGTGCGTTACCTCGCGGAGCGCGCAGGTCAGGTATACGAGGGTGGCGTGGGTCGTTGGAAACAACCACACAGGCACACCGAGGCGCAGGTCGCGCGTTGGGCGGAAATCCTCCGTCACGAGGAGGATCGTCTCGCGCAGGCGATCGCGGACGGCAAGGTCGTCAAGGGTCAAACCGTTGAGGTTTTCAAGGGGCGCAAAGTTCCTAAAGGCACGGTCGGCGAGGTCTTTTGGGTCGCACCCGAGGAGGACGGTTACGGCGTGGTCAAGGTCGGTTTCAAGACGGCGGAAGGCGTCACGCACTTCACGAACATTGAGAATGTTCGCGCGCAGGTTTCGGAGGACGATTACTCGGAGACTGAACCGCGACCTTATTGGAACGGAGTCCCTCACTAGGCGCGTGCAAGGCGCGAGCCCTCACCCTTCGGGGTGGGGGCTATTTGCGTTTATAGGGGCTTGTAGTGCGTCTCACGGCTATCTAGGTTGAGCGCACCGTGCCACTCACACATCATGGACGCTACTTCTCACGCGAGTTTTCTAACTACGAGGGTGTTTTGTTTCTAAGCCCGATCGTCACAACTATTCCGACTTCGGAAGGATTGTGTAATTGTCTCAGTTCAGATACAGATACCGACGGCGAAGCCGCTCAGCGGCTTCCCCAACCCGCGGCTCTGGCTTTTCTGCCCACAGCCCCGCATCCCGTGTAAACACGCGGGGCTCATATGTGTCACAGGGGGGTAAGGCGACACTGCAAACGCTACTGTTTGCCCCAAAAAACTTGACAGTCCCGCGCCCCCATTTAGCGCGCGGGGCTCGCGGGCACGGGCGGGCGCGTAGCGCGGGCGGATCGCCGATCCAAGTCCCCAACCTGAACGGTAGCGCATATAAACCGTATATCGGATCGTAGATATCGGATCACGGATATAGCGGATACGCGATATTGCAGAATGGCAATGTCACACTATGCAACACCCGTTGCGTAATATAGACAGTAAGTAATAAACATAAACCAACTAGACATGGGAGATAAATAATGAGTAATTTAATTGTTAGTCAAAATACAGTGTTAGCGCAAGCGACACGCAAGGTTAAAGATCGCGAGATCACCTACACACTTAAGAGTCCGACTTGTGACTCGGTTGAAGTGGATGGCAGACCAATGGGCACTTTAGTGCGTATCACAATTTGGCACGATGCGGATAATAAGCAACTCATGTCGTCCATCGCGTTGCGACACTACGATCAGACAAGTGAATTGGTTGGTATTTACGATCGCGTAAATTATCCGTTCGCAACTCTTATCCGTAAGTCGGTTAAGCGATACTCGGATAAAGCACTCGCGGAGTTTGAGACTGAAGTTCTCGGATGTTTAACTTCGTGGGCACGCGGTAATGAAGTCGTGGGCAACCTTTGGGCACGCGCGACTGAGATCGCGATGGGTGGCGATGGCACACTTCGTTACAGCGAAGCGGTCGCGATCTAACACACTCACTTAGGTGAGTCGCCTAGCGCGTTCGGCGTGGGATTCAATTCCAACTAGGCACAAGGCGCAAGCCGATTACAACCAACTACTACACAAGGAGCAATTTATGTCAGAGATTATTGAGACGGTATCTATTAGCGAAGTCCTTGCAGAGAATTATCTCGGCATCGGCGCAACGGGTATCGGCGTTATCGGTGCGATCGTAGACGATCTCATAAACGCACGATACGAAGAGTTCATTGCAGGCATGGCAACTAGTCGGGATGAAGTGTCGCAAGCACTCACGGATCTCATCGTTGAAGTCCAACCATACCTATGGGCAATGCGCACACCACAAGGTTGGGTGCAGGCGTGAGCACTCAACTCACCTATAAGGGATATGTCGGCGCGTCGCGTTGGCAATGGGAGACGACAAGCGATCGCAATATTTTTATCGTTGGATATTGGTATGCGCATAGATCTACTCGGCGTAAGATCGTAACTATCCCCGATCATTCAACACTTGACAATGGTTACTACTTCACGGATGACGGGAGCGCGATACCTGCGTTCGTATTCCGTCACCTATGGGCAGAGTCGCAACGCAATAAGTAAATAGTCCGCAGTGTCGTAGCCCGTCCGCCGTTAGGCAGGCGGGCTATTAGCGTTTATGGGCTCCCCTAGCGAACGATCGCATATCACTAACGCGAGACGATCAGAGTATTGCACGGGCATTAGTGTCGCGTCACCTTCGCCAAATAGATCGGGCTCAGTTTGCGCGAGCGCGTCAATAACTTCGCCGATCTGCAAGTTAGTGGAATGCTTGGGACTGAAGGGCATAGCCATATCCCAACACTATCCCAACAAACCGAAGATCCGACGGCGACAGCCCCGCGAACGGATGCGAGACTTGTGAGCCCCGCCGTGCGACGGATGGCGCGGGGCTATGGGATCGGGCGATCCGACATCATGACATCATGACATCAACACTCCCCAACTTGAACGGTGGCGTATATAAACCACAACGGCGATGTTGAGACACGATCGCAGTTCTGTCTCAGGTGAAGTTATCCACAGGGTGTGGATAAAGGTGGGGATATTATGCCCCTGATATATTACGGATATAATAAAAAATATATCTAAAAATGACACATATTTACAACACCGTTGCGTTATAGTAGTAGTAAGCAATTAGATAAACCTAAACAACTAAACCTAGACAGGAGACAAAAATGGCAAAGAAGCAAAAAGTAAAAAAAGTTGCCAAGCCTTACACGGAATGGCAAGTGCGTAATCACTTGATCGCGCAAGCAACAAAAAAAGGAATACTCCCAAAAGAGTGGACGGTTATAACTGAAGGCAAAACAGAAGTTGCGAAGTCGCGCAAACTTGACGACAAGTGCGAAACTTGTAATCACTTCAAGTTTGACTTCTTTGCGAAACAAGCACCGACTGACGGCAAAGATGTCAAGATCATCGGTTGCGCGAACTGTGAAGTGTTCATCACCGTTTATCTCAACGAGAGAACTCACGGCAACACTACGGTTCACGCATATCAGGTAGCGCAAGGTATCACCGAGTATCTCGGTGTTGCGTGCGGTTCATGCGGATACCGTCCGTTGATTACAAAAGATATGAACCAACAGCAAGTAGACGAGCAAGCGATACATAGTTGTCAAGAATGGAAACTGAACAGGAGAAGGGCATAATGAAAATAGATAGATCATGGTCGGCAGAAGAGCGTCAGGCGTTCGCAGACAGGAACATCCTGAAGGCACAGCGTGTCGCAGACAAGCGGAAGAAGAACGACAAGAAGGCGTGTCGTAACTTCAGGTGGCAGGGATAACCCTGTTACACCGCTTCAGTAAGATATTTATATAAACCTAAACGAAAGGAAATAGAAATGATAAAGCAAAGTTACCTAAACCTAGTCATAGAAATCCTTGACATCACAAACAATGTTGAAGGTGCAGGATTAGCAAACGAAATAGATGGCGTATTGAACAAATACACCGACTATCTCAACACGACACCCATACCCGCATCGGTTGCAAATTGGTTGGACAATTTGATTGACCTCATGAACAATGTTGAAGGCGCGGAGTTGGAGCGCGAACTAGCAAACATCAAATCACCTGTGGAAGCGTCCGTGTAACAACGAGACGCTTCATATAAACCCAAACAGAAAGATAAGCAGATGAGTGAAACAGCATACGAAGCAGAGACCGTAGACGACTCAATGATCGGATCAACAATCATTGACATCCGTCCGATGACAAAAGAAGAAATGAACAAAGAAGGTTGGCGCAAACGAGAAATCCCTATGGTTCTCGTCCTGTCAAGCGGAACAATTCTGTATCCGTCAATGGACACAGAAGGAAACGACGCAGGTGCATTGTTCGGGATGACATCAGACGGAATATCGTTCGGGGTCTACTAAACACCTGACGCTTCATCAACCCGCAGGAGACCAAACATCTTCTGCGGGTTTTCTTTTGTCTCAGTCCCGCGTCGCGCATCGGATCGCGGGGCTGTGCGGTAACACCATCAGCCTGCGGGGCTAGGGCACAAAAAACCCCAACCCGTTTCCGAGTTGGGGTCTTCTTGGCGGTGTTAGTAGACACCGCTTTCACGAAGTTCAATCGCAACTCGCATTTCGTGAACCCATTGCGAATTGTTTTCGTTGATCCCGTTTCGTGCAATTTCTTGCTTCAACGCTCGGGTCATTTCTTTTATTGCTTCATAGTTGATTTCCAACTGCGTCTCCTAACGCTTTGGTAGTGCGTTGTTGCCCTACATCTATATAACGCACATGGTCATATAAAGTGTGACGCCGATCTAGAAATATTTTTAGATTTATCTATGTCACACCCTTGCCGTAATCTTGCGTTATATAAGTGTGAGGCAATCGCCCCACCTACACAGAAGAAAGGAGAAAAAATATGACAGAAGCGGAACTCAAAAAGATTTTTGAGAAAGCAGAAGCACGCGAGCGTCAGTTCCAAAAGATGGAAGACGCGCAAGACATTCACCATGATGACTTGCAGTGGTTCTCAGACCAACAGGGTCACAGGGACGCAAAGTAAATTGCACGGGGGGGCGGAAGCCTCCCCTTACTTTGTGCCGAGTCCCGCCACCAAGAATGTGGCGCGGGGCTCGCGGGAGGATGCAAGCAACGCGGGGCTCGCGGGCGCGGGCGCACGGGGATCGGCGATCCTGAAATGATCTCCAACCTGAACGGTGGCGTATATAAACCTAAACGAGTTATCCACATCCTGTGGACAACCCTGTGGAAAAGATTTCTTAAAAAAGACCGCACACTTTCGGGGGCTCAGTGCGTAATAGAGATACAACAACAAACAACCCGAAAGGAAACAACATGGAAAAGCAATACACAATGACACTCACAGCGAGCGAGGCGTTTTACATACATCTCGCGTTGGGTGGGCAGGTCATCAAAGACTGTGCGGAATCGTTAGAGACGACCGATCAGGAGCGTTCAGACACTCTTGGTGACCGTCTAGTAGTGGCACAAGACCTCGCAGGCAAGTTCGGTGGTCTCACCGACCTGATCATGAAGGAATACGAGAACAGCGTGGTGGCAGAGTTCGCAACCAACCTAGATCAAACAATTTCAGAAATCTTGAAATAGAGGTTGTTTTTTACCCACAAGTGGTATTAGACTATCTATCATAGATAGTTAGTCTGATAGCAAAGAAAGTAACCGTGTTACACCCCTCATATAGAGTGGTGGTTAAGAAGTTAGAAATATCCCTAAACATAGAAAGAAGCAAAAAACATGATTACAAATACAGCGAAGCAAGTGTTGGAAATGCGAGAAGCATTGGCAACAGCAGAGCAGAACCTCGCAAAAGCGGAAGCAAGTTTCAAGTTGGAACTCGCAAAAGCAGGCGTGGATTACGCAGTCGTAGACGGAACAAAAGTCGCAGTCGTTAAGGGCGAGCGTCCGAACTACAGCGTGGAAGCATTGAAGGATCTCGTGTCCGACAAAGTTTTCAAGACGGTTACGAAAGCAACCATTGACGGAAAGAAGTTCAAGTCGGCGGTTGAAGTTGGTGTCATCAAAGCAGATGTCGCAGACGCAGTAACCACGATCACCGCATACGAGCAAATCCGTGTTACCGAACTCAAGGGCGCAAAGTCCGACAGCAAGGCAACAGCAGAAGCGCAAGTAGCGTAACTAAACCCTGTTACACCCCCAATGTAATGTTGGGGGTGTAATAACCAAAGCAATAAAAATAAAAATACTAACCACCTAAAACGAAAGGCAATAAAATGTCAGTAGAACAAAAAACAATCCTTCCACAGTGTTGGCAGGATGTAGAAAACGCATTGAACGCAGGAGTAGATCGTCTTATCTTGTTCGGTCCCCCAGGGACAGGCAAGACATTCGCAGGTCTTAACTACGGCGATGTCACAGCAGGCGCATTCAGACTTATCTGCACAGAGGATATGTCCAACGCACAAGTTGAAGGTCACTACAAGATGAACGGCGAAGGCGGTTGGTCTTGGACAGACGGTAAAGCAGTATCGGCGTGGAAGGGTGACGGTTTGCGTGGCGGTCGTCTCGTAATTGACGAGATTGACAAAGCAGGCGCAGATGTGTTCGCAACACTTCTCGCATTCACTGACTCACCTGAATCAGCAAAGTGGGAATCACCTGACAACAATCGGACGATCACACCGAAAGACGGTTTCAGTGTCGTGATGACCACGAACATTGAGACTATGGAAGAACTACCTGAAGCGTTGAAAGATCGTTTCCCTGTAGCAATCCGTATAAACCAACCACACCCTGACGCACTCGTGAAGTTGTCGGCAGACTTGCGTGAATACGCAGTTCGCATGGCAGACGCAGGTGAGCGCAGAATCTCACTCCGCACCTTCTATGCGTTTGATCACCTACGCAAGACACTTGGTGACGCAGAGAGCGCACGCATGGTGTTTGGTAAGCAGGCAGAAAGTGTCCTAGACGCAATCGCGATCAACAAGGTCGCGGTCTAACAACCGTGTTACACCCCTGCCGTAAGGTGGGGGTGTAATCAAGTCTCCATAAGCAAGAGATATAAACCAACTAGACAAAAGGAAAAACAAAATGAAAACAGAAATTAGACCACTCCCCGAGATGTTGGGGCGTAAAGATAAAGACGCAGGCGAGTGGCGTGTAGATACTTGCGCACCTGTTCGTGGCAAACCGATGACCAATGTCGTAACGAAACACATGGTCGTCCCTGTCGGTGACGAGCAGATTGACCGAGTTATCCGTGCGCACGAAATGGCACACGCGAGGTTCTCACCTGCGGAAGATTTCCCAAAGTGGATAGCGCGTGGTATCGCAACTGAAAGCGCACTCACAGTCGTTGAAGAAGTTCGCGTTAATTTCCTGATCAAGAAAGCAGGATTTGATGTTGATCTTCTCGCAGACGGAAGTGAGAAAGCGTCAGGCGTTCGCATTGCAGAACAAGCGGATTGGACTCAAGCGGTTTATATTGCGGTTGGGTATTCAATCTGTGGTGGTGGTAAAGACTTCATCACAGGCGTAAGGCGTGTGAACCCTGCATGGGCGAAAACATTGCGCGAGATCATCAAGGCAGTTGAAAAAGAGTTTGTCAAGGCGTTCAAGACAGGCACACTCGGTTCTACTGAAGTAGACCCACGACACGGTTTAGCACCGTTTGGTTTTGCGCACACAGAGCGCATTGCAGAGTGGGTAGATCGTTTGGCAAACCCACCGCAAGAGGACGAGGACGAAACCGAAAAGGGTGACACCGAAAAGGGTGAAACCAAAGACGGTGAAGGAGAACCTAAAAAAGAAAAGAAAGACGGTGCAAAAGGTAACGGCGCAACCGATCAACCTGCGAAAGCAGATCCAAAGAAAGTTCGTCCAACGGACGCAGACAAAGGTAGCGGTGTTGTTCCGAGTTGGGGCAATCTAATCATCGGCACACTTCCACTTACTCGTAAAGCGCATGGCGGTCTCGGTCGCAAGCGAACAGCGTGCAACATGGGTCGCAACCCTCGCAGAATTGGCAATGCATTAGCAGACCCCGAGAAGCGAGTGTTTGACCGATACAAGAAAGGCAACGGCGGTATCGTCTTGATTGACGGTTCAGGTTCAATGTCATTCTCTCACAAAGATATTCTTGACATCACAGAAGCGTCAGCAGGTTGCACGGTTGCGGTTTATTCAGCAGACAGAAACAATGTCAAACCAAACCTTCTTATCATTGCGCAAAACGGAAAAATGGTAGACAAACTTCCTGAACGCAACGGCGGTAACGGCGTAGACGGCGAAGCAATTCGTTGGGCGATCAAGCAACGCAAGCGAGCGTCCACTCCGATCGTTTGGATTACTGACGGTCATGTTCACGGTCTTGGCAACAACGGACAATATGGTGGGTATCACGACATCTTGGCGCAGGATTGCATTAAAGAAGTCTTGAAGCACAAAGTGTTTATGGCACTCAATGTTGAACAAGGTCTCGCGGTCTTGAACCAACTCAAGGTCGGCAAGAAACCGACCAAGTGGTATCCAAGATGTTGGAACGAAACATATCAAAAATTAAACGGGAAACGATTAGGGTAAAACCTAATCGCTTCGGAATAACATATTGGTTATATGTTATTCTGTATTGCTAGAGGAAACGAAAGGACTTCTCCTTTCACCTTTCGGCTTCTCCGCAGAGGGCGCACTCGCAAGGGTGCGTCCTGCTGTGTTTATCGGAACTGTTTCATTACTCCTGCGTCCGCGTAACGGATGAAAGCAACACCTGCGGTCACGATCACCGCTTCACCAAACGACAAAGTATCCACACCCAACGCGAGCGCGACACGATAAACAACGAACGACATACCACCGATACCGAGCGATGCACCGAACAACCCAACAATAAACTTACTTAATTGTTTGCTCACTGTTTCTCGCTCCAATTCGTAATCGTAGAAATCATCTTCATCTTCTCTAAACAATTCATTCAAGTCTTCATCGGAAAGACTATGCGACCACTCGCTCATCTTCTTCCATGCGTCACGCTTGTTGTGATCGTGACCAAACTCGGGATTAGACATTTTGTAACTGCTTCAAGATCTGATGAACTCGTTGTCGCGACAAATTGTAACTATCTGCGATAACACCTACACGCTCACCGTCTTTATAACGCCGAGCAATATCTGTGTCTCGCTTCTTGTCGTAGCGTCTGCCAGGTTTTTGTTTGTCCCAATGCCACCCCACGAGCGTTTCAAGTTGTTCTTGTCGCGCGACTGATAGTTCCTTGAGACGATATTGCTGACGGTTGTAGGCGACCCATGCACCAACCGCGACATTCTTCCCCTGATAAACCTCAACCTGTGTTGCAGGGACAAGCGAAGTTCCTGTCCGATCTGCATACTGTTTTAGAGCCCCGAACCTGTATTGCCATCTGTCTGTGCGTGAAATTGTCATAACGCAGATAGTAGTCCCGCGAACAGTTGTTCGCTTGCAACAGTCCCGCGCGTGCGCGCGAGGGGGCGGGGCTGTAGCACGGGGTGCTACGGATACGCGGGGCTGTCTAGTTTGCAACGGTTGTTAGTTAGCATCAGTTGATTGTTATCTAACCTGAACGGTGGCGTATATAAACCTAAACGCGATCTTCGGGTTGGATCAACGATCTCGCGTAAAAGTTTTTGGGAAGATAGTTGCAATTTGTTTTGTGGTGTGTATATAATGATACTAGTAATAAATAAGCACCTACTAAAAATAACTCTGCAACACCCCTCAGATATATTGTGAGGGTAAGCAAATAAACATATCAACTACTAGACGAGGAGAAATAGAAATGCCAAATTATTGCACTAACCATCTGACCGTTACAGGCGACGCAAAAGAAATCAAGCGTTTCCATGAAGCGATCATCAAGAACGAAGATGGCGAACGAGAGAACTACAACCAATTCAGCATTCTTGACAACCTGTTACCAACACCGACCGAACTTCGTGAAACACCAAAAGGTTCTTTCGGCGAAGGTTCAGAAAAGCAAATCCAAATGGAAGCAATGCAGAAAGCGAACATTGAAAAGTTTGGTTCACCTGATTGGTATGAATGGAATTGCAAGAACTACGGTTCTAAATGGTCAGACTTTGATGGTGTGTTCGGTGCAATTACCGATAACGAAATCAACTTGACTTTCATGTCAGCATGGTCTCCGATCGGTCAGGGTATCTGTAATGTGTCCAAGCAGTTCCCGACACTTGACTTTGTTCTGTCATACGACGAGGGTGGTATGGCGTTCTGTGGTGGTTACGCATTCCGTAACGGCGAGATCATGGCAGACATTGAAGGCGAATACCCTTCAATGACTGAAGAGCAGTCAGAGAACGAAGAGTATGACGAGTTCTACGAACAAGTCTTGCAAGTCATCCAAGCGATTGAAAGTCAATGCAAAGAAGCGTTGGGAGTAAGCGTCTAAACAACCGTGTTACACCCTTACCCTATTATTTGGGGTAAGGGCAAACAGTCCGAATATCCATACTAAACAAACTACTAAGGAGAAAATATGTCAGTCATAAAAAACGAAATAAGCAGAAAGTATCCAAACTCAAATATGTTGTTTGAGTTGCACGCAGACTCGGCAGAAATCTATTTGATTGAAACCGAACCTGAAAGCATCATGTTCAACAAGTTCGTTCTAATTTGGGGCGACTATGTGGCGAACGGTTGGGAAGAAGAGTTTGATCTTCTCTCTACAGCGACAGCACGCATGGCGACTCTTCTTCATGTTCTTGAGCGTGAACCTGAAGGCGAAATCATTGGGTTGAAAGATGTCAATGAGTGGGCGACCACTTGGGCGACGATCGTTGAAACCAATACCGACATGATTGAAGGAGCGAAATAATGACGATCGTTAGTCACACAAAAGCAAAATGCGTGGAATGCGACAGAGTTTTCAACCTCATGGAAGAAGACGACGCGAACGAATGGTTCTACGGTCACGATTGCGAGGAGCAAAAATAATGGAAACACAAAGAGCAAAACGCAGACACCTACTCTTGACACAAGAAATCAAGGGAACACTGAAACCCCTATACAACAGCGAGAAGCATCCCGAAATGGAAGCGATCGCGCAAGTAAAGTTCTTCTCACCGTATTCCCAATGGACTTGGTATGCGATTGAGTTTGACGGCGAAGATACCTTTTGGGGTCTTGTGGACGGGTTTGAGATGGAATATGGATACTTCTCATACAGCGAACTAGAAGCAGTGACCGTCTTCGGCGGTGTCCCTGCGGTGGAACGCGACTGTCATTGGAGTCCTCGTCCTGTAAAAGAGATTGAGGCAGAAATCCTTAGTAGGGCGGTTCGGGTGTAACAACCCAACCGCCTCAGGTTGCAAAATGTTTTTGTAGCCGATATAATAAATACACCTACTAGAAATGGAGTAACAAAAATGGGCAAGTTCCTAATCAACATCCACGACGGCACGGTCTGTGATCTCGCAGGCACAGTGATCGTGGATACAGAAAAACTAGACGAAGCAGGTAAGGCACTTCTACAGGAGTGGAACGACGGTGGGAACGACGGAACAGCGTGTGAGATCGGCGAGAAATACGGTGTTGATCTAGACCGATACACCGACAACGATCTCACCTATGCGAACTCAATCGCATTCAGTGTGAAAGCGTTGCGCGAAGAAATCACCGATCGTTTAGATAGCGGTTACGCAAGCGACGAATACAAGTTCGCAAAAGAACTCACAGACGATCAACTAAACGAGTTGGGTCAATACATCCTCTCGTCCGATTACTTGTGGAATGTTTACAGCGAGGAACTCGTATCAGGTATCCGTAACTACGCAAGCGACATCATGGGGAGAAACATCTAATGCAAGACATCTACGAATACACCCAAACATCAGGAGGCATTCTCACAGTCGGACAACTAATCCGAGTGTTAGAAGGTCTTGATGCAAACACACAAATCGTTATCGGAGACCTAGACGGTTGGTATTACAACATAGACGGTTTCCACATTCCATCAGAAGATGGTTATTCAGCACTCACATTCAATCAGGGCAACCCTGTGAACTCACGACAATTCTAAGGAGAACAAAATGCATACATATCACCGAATAGCAGTAGAAGCAATGGACGAAGAGGACGCAAAAGGTAGAGCACTACAGTTCGCAGAAAATCAAGCATGGTCAGATTGGCATTCACTACCCGACAACGATCGTCTTGACGGCGTATCTGTCGCAACAAACTACAAAGCGAACCCTGAAAAGTTCAACGAACTTGTTGAAGAAGCGTTGGGGTGGACACAAGAAACGATTGACCAAACAGTCCGCAAGTATGGGGACATCACACTCAAGGAACTCTTGACCAACCCCAAATACGACTTCGGCGGGTTCTCGTCAAACAACGACCTCACACAAAACGAGAGAGACACTCAGTTAGAGAACTCCCTCGCGGTGTTCAGAGTCGGACAAGCGTTGCGTGTCAAGAACAGCGAATACGGCGCAGACATACACTTCTACGACTCACAAGAATACACACCCAACCCGAAATATCTACAAGACAGATGCGCGACCAACCCTGAAGAACAGTGGATCGTGATCGTGGACTACCACTTCTAAACAGAAGTGGCTTTATCCAAATTGAACGGTGGCGTATATGTCATCAGAAAGAATAAGACATGGACTTTGAAGACTTTTTAGAAGAAGACAACGACGATGTAATGATCCGTATGGAACATGAAGACGGAACTAAGGTCACATTCCTGACCGCACCTCCTGAGGTGTTCACAGTGAAAGACGAGTTGGAACCGTTGGTGTATGGGATCGGCGATAAAGATGTTTGCGTCGCATTCAACAGCGAACTCATAGAACGGATGATCGCAGAGTCAGTAGAGAAGAACGGAGAAACTTACGGCGCGCAAGCGTCAGCGTTTCTTCCAATAACTATGATCCTGAATGTCGGTTTGAAAGCAGTGAACAAATATATGGAGGACAACAGGTAATGGCAAAGTATCGCGTAACAACAATGGTGACAACAGATGTTGAAGCAGAAGACAGTATTGAAGCGATGTCTAACGCGGTATACAAAACGCGCATCATAATAGGCGACGATCCATACAGTCCGACGGGATCAGAACATCGCAACAGTTGGGTCACAGGCATCGCGATCAACAACGACGGGGAATACATGGTTTACGAACAAACCCCTATTCCAAACTGAACGGTGGCGGATATAAAATGAGAACCTGCAAATATTGTGGATGGGCAATAACCGATGTAAGATATAACAAGCAAGTCATATGGCAAGACCAATGGTTTGCAGAACAATGCGGGTGGGATGGCAACAACTCCCCACACGAACCTATAAAACTAAACCAACAAGAAACAAGGAGTAGGAAATGAAACCTTGGAACAAAATCCACGGCAAACAAATTGACATGGGCATCTGCCCGCGATGCGAAGGACTAATCCCATCAAACGCGCATCACAAACAATACATGGGTGCGATCTCGCGACTCACACGAGGACAAGACGCACATAAACCTATTGAAGTATGTTCCGACTGTGGAACAGAAGAAGGAATGCAAGAATACTTTGAAGGGTTCGCAACACCAATCAAAGACTGGCCGATCATGACCGATAAAGCAATCTTGCGACGATCAGAAGCGTTCAGCATCTTATTGGAATGGCAACAGAAACTTGACGATCTAGGAGACGACGATGGCGACGAAGAAGAACCGTTCTAAAAAGAAACCGAAGTTCCACAAACTGAACGGTGGCGGAAACAACGACCTCACGCGATCCATGCGTGACCACCCAACCTACAAAAAACCTGAACTCAAATTGGTTTAGGTTGAAGTAGGAAGCGGGCTACAACACTCAACCCGACGAAGAGTTCGTAGCCCCGCTTCACTACCACGACGAGTCTTTCAGATGGGGGTCTTCAGAGCCCCGCCGATAACTTTTATCCTAACAACAGTTATCAGCCCCGCAAGCATGCTTCCACATTTTGCGGGATAGCCCCGCCCCAACATGCGGGTTACCACCACATGTTGTGGTTACCCACGGGTACGCGGGACTGTCGGACACAATACGACGTTAATAGTGGTTTATTTTTGAAACGTGCGTGTGACGGGGCTGTTGGTCTGCTATCTTTTACCACTGCTACACGGGACTGCGACGAATAAAATAGTAAGCGCAGATAAGCATCTAACATGCACGGTGGCGTATACAACCTTTCGCGCGCGATCCATAATCAAATCTTAATCTGCGACTAGACAAAATCGCGGATCTTGTTTCGGCTGCACGAACGTCCGAAAAGGTTTGGTAAAGGTTCTCACACTCTCCAAAGTTTTTACCGATACAGGTTCTTTCCTCTTTGTTAAGAGCAACGTTGCTACCAATTACTTATTACCGGCCGGAAGTACTTGACCTTTTACTGAAAAGGGTGTAGAGTTCGTTTGATGATTACTTCAAAAAATGAAGAGTTGTTCCCCAACCCGAACGGTGGCGTAAACAACTTAGATAAACCTAAACGAAAAAGGAAATTGACTCAAGGCGACAAGGCTTCCAAAATCCATCCCGACATAATCCAAGAAATATGGGATTACTGGGTTGAAGCAATGCAATCCAAAAAGGCGATCCTAGACACCGATCGTGTCGTAAGTATCGGCTGGGCTGTCCACGACTACGGTGTAGACGCCTGCAAACAAGCCATAGATGCCTGCGCGAAATCACCTTTCCATATGGGATCCAACAAACAACAAGTCAAATATAACGGTATAGGTTTGATATTCCGCAACGCAGAAAAAGTGGAATACTTCCTACAACGATCCAACAAACGAGACGCAGGACAGGAATGGATAGATGAACAAGACTGAATGCCGAACCCTCGTAGACCTAGCCCACGCCATGTGGAGCAAAGAACAACCATTAGACCACGACGACCGCAAAATCACCTACCGTGCATGGTGGCTCATCCTTCAAGACTGCCCACTAAACGAACTAGAAACCATCCTAGTTAAACTAAACAAAACAGAACACTTCTTCCCAACCCCCGGCGAAATCTATTTAGAATGGAAACAAACCCAACCCGACGCAGAACCCACCGCCACACAAGCATGGAACACCTACTGCCACCTCCGAGACACCGTCAACTCAGGAACAGCACAACCCGATCAACACATCCCCGAAAAACTTAAACAAGTAATCCGAATAGTCGGACTCTCACTCTCCACAGGCGCAGACAGAGAACACTTCAAACAAACCTACAGCCAACATACAACACTAGGATAACATAATGCAACAATACATCTTCGGAATCCTCATAGGACTACCACACGGCATCCTCCTCGGACTATACATCGCCCAAAAAAATGCCAACCGCCCACCAGCCGGAAAGAAACACAAATGAAAAAACGACACGGACGCCCACCAACACGAGCACAAGCAAACACAAAAACAACCCTCACCATAAAAATTGACGCAAACTTAAAGAATTTGATGGTTGATCAGGCTGATGCTTATGATTTGTCTATTTCTGAGTATTTGGGTGTTTTGGTTGTGAGGGATTCTGGTGGGGTTGATGGGGTTTAGGTCTAGGCGTGCTCGTGATGGGGATTCGGTGTATGTGACTGTTCCTGTGCCGGGGTGGTTGAAGAATCAGTTGGTTGATTTGGCTGTGTTGAAGGAGTTGTCGTTTCAGAAACTTGTGGGTTTGTTGCTTGTGAATGGTGTTCGGGATGCTGAGGGTCGGGCTCTATTAGAGGTTTCTGATCCTGTTGAGCCTTTGTCTGGGGTTGTGGCTTATTTGCGGGGTGAGCGGAGGCTAGAGCCTTGTGGTTTGCCGTCTTGCGATAAGAAGGCTGTTGAGGTTTTGGGGTCTACTTTTTGTGATGTGTGTGGGGTTTGTTTGCGATAGGTCTATTTATTGTAAATCCCACATTTGTGAGATTGATGGTCTTATTGGTTTGATGCCTCTGCGTTTTTGTTCGGCGGCTAGTTGTCGTGATGTTAAGCCTGCCCATACTCCGTGCATGTCTATTGGGTGGTATTCAAGGGCTTCTTTGAGGCATTGTGGTCGTACTGTGCAGTGTGCGCATATGTCTCTTGCGGTGAGGATGTAGGTGATGTCTTTGTGGTGTTGGGGGAACATGAGGTTTGTTTTTCCTCGGCAGGCTGCGTGTTTTTGCCAGCGGTTTGTTTGTGTATCGTCTTGGGGTTTGTGGTGTTGTTGTTTCATTTAGGTTTATCCGTTTTTTGTTGTGTTTGTTGGATGTGGGTGTGGTATGGGCTCCCTGTGTTTGGGTCGTATCGGGATGCTGTGGCTAGTGCTTTGATGGCATGTTTTTTGGCTTGGGCAGGGTTTTTGGGTGTGGGCATGTTGTGTAATGC